TTTTTGGAATACAATCCCAATTTAAAGGCGGAAGCACGGGCATATTCTGACCTTATGAAAAAATCTTTAGATGAGATTATTGTTACCGTTGATAAAGAAATGATAAACAAACAAATGCAGACGGCCAGAGTCTATATAAACCATTTAATAAACGAATTGCTTGGTTTAGAAAGGAAAAAAAATCAAATGCGGAAGGAAAAGGAAAAAGAAAGGAAAATGTTAGGGCAAATCACTAAAGAAGAAACTGATAAATTAAGGTATTATCAAGCCGACCTTTATCATGATACCCTAAAAATACTGGCTTGCGGTTTGGATAAATATGGTGGAGCAAAAAGACGGAATGATAAAAAAAGGTATTGGAAGTATATACCGGAGAATTCACATCGGGTTTTAAAGGCAATTAAATTATCTTGTGAATATCTTGAAGCAAGGGGCAAATATAAAGAAGATTTAAAATTCATCGATTGTGGTTGTGGAATAGGTAATGTTTTAAGTACCGCTAAATTTGTCGGGCTTAAAAATTTATACGGAATTGAATATGATGAAAAAACCTATAACATAGCGTGGGCAATGAAAGAAATATTAAAAGATGGATGGGGTAACGGAACAAAATGTTCCGTCCGAAAAGGCGATATTCTTAACCATAATGGCTATAATAAATATGATATTATTTACTATTATTGTCCGATTGATGATTGGAAACTGCAGCAGAAATTTGAGCGCAAAGTAGCCGATACTTGTAAAAAAGGCACAATCGTTATAGGGTTTTATTCTAATGACACTTTTCGGAAAGATAGGCGTTTTAAGCAAATAGGTGATAGCGTTTTTGTTAAATTAGGTGGATTTGAGGATGTTGAAGATGATACAATTAAACAGGGTGATAAGGTTATTCTCGCTCGGAAGGGCAATACTGCGGAAGCCTATGGATGGGGCAAAGGGATGGAGAATTTACTTAGAAAGCGTTTTGTGGTTGATGAAATTGCAGGCCGTGACCGGAGAGTATCTCTTAAAAAACCAAATGGCGATTGGGTCGCAGGTGTATTTGCGATTGAGGATTTAGATAAAATAAGGAGAGATTAAAATGTACGCAATTATCCGCAAAAAAACAAACGGTGAAGAAGATGTTTTTGCCACTTATGACGAAAAAAGGCCTGCTTTTATTGAAAGCCAGACCCTTAATGACTGGATGTCGCTCGGGGAATCTGAGATTGCGTTTACCGTAAAAACAGTGCCAGATTCCACGGAAAAAATTAACCATAATCGGGTTTTTATTTAAAAAAAGACTCAAGTTTTCCCTTGACTTACCGATATTAATAGTGTAGGATAAAGGTATACGCTAAAGAAAGGGAGAAAAATGAGCGACCATAAATTAGATAAACCATTAGAATTTATTAAGGCCGGTAAAGCGATTTTTACCATTATGAATACCAAGACCGGAAACCGCTTCACCTATAAGGTTAAAAAGGTTGACGGCAAAAAAGTATGGTTTGTTAGCGTACTTAATGGCCCAGATAATTACAGCAATTACCGTTACATCGGGTGCATTTTTGGGGACGACTTCCGCCATACGAAATCCTCAAAGGTTAGCAAGGATGCAGTATCCTTTCAAGCCTTCGCATGGACGTTTAAAATGTTACAACAAGGCACGTTACCGGATATCGTTACCGTACACCACGAAGGACGGTGCGGACGGTGCGGTCGGCGTTTAACCGTACCGGAGAGTATTATAAGCGGTTATGGGCCTGAATGTATTAAAACGGTTAACCCGAATTACGGGCAACTTGAATTACCACTATAAGGAGATTAAAATGGCTGAAAAGGGTTACAGGCAAAAAGTAGTTGAAAATTGTGTTACATCTTTAGACTACTGGCATAAAAACGCAAGGGACGATAAGCAGTTTACCGAAATGGCTTATCGTGTCGTTAACGCCGCTTATGAAGCAGCCCAAAAAATTACCAAAATCGATAAGGGGGAATAATGATTGAAAAGTTATTTAAAATCATTATTATTAGTGCGATTGTAACCAGTTGTATGCTTATGGGCATAGTTGCGATTAGCCATGCGTCCATAGATTCCGACCTTAAAGATGCGTCTATTGTAATTAAGGACGAAGTTAAGATTTATAGGCTTGATGGGCAAGTGGTCTGGACGTTCTGGCGTTTAGAAGAATACTTAAAATATCTTAAAAGTTTAATAGAAGAGAGTGAGGGAAAATGAGTCTAACTGATTTAGTATACGATGTGATTAAGGACGAAAAGTGGTTTAAAACCCTCTCAATGGACGAACAAGGCGAGATTTGCGTGGAGTTGGCTAAAGGTATGGGGGATGTTAAAGAAGCCTTAAAAATCGCCTGTGATAACCCCAGACTTCATTACGAAGCCACTAAAAACGGCGGATATTGCCCAAGATGCCGAGAAAGGTTGGACGAAATTGTTTGAAAATTTTAGAATGTGGTTAGATGTTTTTGCGGACGCAAGCGTTCCAATCGGGCTTTTTGTTCTTATTCTTTATGTTCGTAAATTTGTTAATAAAGTTAGTATAACTTTAAAAAGGAAAAAAAGTGAGAAAAAAGTAAAAAAAGACTAAAGTTTTCCCTTGACAGGCCGATATTATTATTGTAAGATAAAGATATAATAAAAAAGGAGTTAGGGGATGCGTAAATTATACCACATAGATTTAGGGCTACCAAACGGGTTAGAAGAAAACCTTAAAAAAATCGGGATCGTACCATTAGAATATAAGTATCACGCCTTAAAAGCTGCTAACGATGACCGTTACGGACGGATTGAATTACCGGAAACGATAGACTGCTCAAAGGCCAAACCGATTGAAGTTGAGGTTATAGATAACAAGGTAAACAAGGTTGTATGGCGTACCCGATACGATAGCGAATATGACCTTATTATAGTTATGCTTATGGACTGTACGGTTAAAACCGTATGGTTAAACTCGGTTAGGGATTTACATAAAACGCTCGATGCGAGCAAATACGATAGGGTATAAGGGAGATAAAAATGAATTACGATACCATGCCGATGTTTGAAACAACCATAGATAACGGGGAAGAAGAATACGATGTTGAAGTTTATTTTGATTATCAGCCTTACGAAGCGATGGGACTTTATAGCCCCGGTTGCGATGAAGCCGTTGATATCTGCGAAGTACGCATAGCCAATACCGACATCGAAATTTGTCTGTTAAAGGCCGAAGAAGCGTTGATGGCCGAAAGAATCCTTGAGCATAAGGCCGAAGAAGATGCGTACATTTATGATTGTAAAAAATATGGCGCATACTGGGATTGTTAAAAAAAGACTAAAGTTTTTATCTTAAATGCCGATAATTATTTTAAAGCCAATTAAAAAAAGGGAGATAAAAAATGAAAGTTATAGTTAGGGGAGACCATCCAATTTTAGCAAGGGTTGATAAGATTTTTAGTAATGAGCATGACGGACGGGCGCAAGCCTTAGTCGGGGAACTTACCCGTTTAGGTTATGATAACGTGCGGATTGAACCGTTTAAACCCGTTACGCACCATTTAGACGTTACCGATGATACTGAAATGATGTGCGCCGAGTGTTGCTCGATTACCACAAGGGCAGAATTAACGGAGTTAGAAGGTTGCCCCAGTTGCCGTAGTCATAAGGTTTTTGCTATTAACTAAAATAAATAAAAGGGAGATATTAAAATGTGTGGACCAAGATTAGGCGTTACAAACGGATTCGATGATTTTGATACCCAAATTCAGGCCGAAGAACTTGACTCTACGGAGTACAATTTATGGTTAGATTTTTGCTCCGGTAAACTGGAAGACGAAGAAATCGAGTGCTTTAAATGCGGTGAATTTATTAACCCTTTAGAGTACACCATTAATGACGGACTATGCCCCTGTTGCGGAAGTCGGCTTGATGTTTAAAATAGTTTGTTTACAACTGGCAAAAAGTGTTATATAATAAACACAAATAAAAGGAGAATGAAATGGGAAACCCTTATTATGAGGACTTAGACCTATATCAAGAAGAAATTGATGATTGCTTAGATTGCGCCATAGAGAAAATGCTAAACATGGCCAAAACAGGCAGAGGGCAAATATCGATGGTAGGCGTTAGGAAAGCCCTTGAACATTACGGTATCGAAAAGGTTCCCAATATGGTTCCCATAGCGGTTGAAAGAATTAAAGCCAAAGGTGTTAGTATAGGCGATGCGATGAACTCCGGTACTCAGCGAGAGGCCGGTACACGATAACTCCCTAACTGTTGGGTCGACAGTATAAATAACGGCTTGCATTGCGGCCTAACCGCACGGCCTGAAGTGCGGACGGTATTCTCACTCACCGAGAAAGTAGTGAGACCTCCCTAACTCCCTGAATGAAGGTGGGCGAAAGTTGCCCACCTTTATTTTTTGGTAAATCCTGTAAAGAAAAAATAAATAACTTAATGAAGGTCTCGCTTTACTTCGGTAAACGGATATTTTTAGTCTTTAAGGGCCTCAAACCCTTAAAGGCTTTTTTTGTTGGATATAAATAATAAATAGGAGTACTTATGGGCCAAACAACCAAAGTTACCGATTCTTTTTTTGAATTAACGGGGATTAAATTACCACCAACGTCCCAGTTGCGTCTATATGATATAATGTTGGATACCGACCGGAATACTAAATTTCTTAATATATTTAAAAATTATAGCGTTAATCAGGAAGTTTTAACCAACGTAAACTTTTTTGATACTTATGAAGTAGAGGGAGAAGGGGAAGCGTGGTTAGATAATATTTCTTTTGACGTTTATGGTACGCCATTTTTATGGTGGGTAATTGCTATTTTTAACAATATGACCAATCCATTTGAAGAGTTGGAACCCGGCTCCAACTTAACCATTCTTAAACCTTCATATCTATATACATTATTTAAAGATATTGAAGCTATTGCGGAGTTGTAATGGGAACAAGAGTTGACGGCACAAGACAATCTACACAGACTGGTAATTTAAGTGTTAAAATAACTGTGGATGAAACACATACCGGAATTATAGATGCTGCAGATTTGGTGCGGTGCTATTTTATTGAGGATATTTTCGGCTTTTGTATGATGGGTAAACTTGTTTTTTATGATAGGTCAGGTTTAATGGAATACGGGCCATTTACGGGCAATGAGACTATATCTTTGGTTTATGGTACGGAAGAAGAGCGAGAAGTTGTATTCCATATATGGAGAGTAAAAAATATAGTACAGGTCAAACAGGGCGGCGTTCAATCATCTGATGAGAATTTAATAGAAATTCTTTTTGTTGATAATTCATACGGGGCTTCTTTTGAACCTAAATATAGTCGGTCATTTGCATCGGGCAAAACCTATATGGATATTATAAATCATATCCTTAAAAATATGATAGGATGGCCGACCAATCGTATTAATTTAGAACAATCTAATTCTGCGCCGACTGAGGGGTTTGTTATGCCGTATTGGTCACCTGCGAAAACGATAAATTGGATATTAAAACGATGTGTTAGCAAAACAACCGGAACAAGTGGTTATTTATGCTATGGTAGTACATATAATGAACGGACTATAAATATCCGCACGTTAAATTATCTTTTTAGTGGAGATAATATATTAGATGATGTTGATTATGAATTTGGCTCAGCGGATAACGCTTTAAAAAATAAAATTTTAGAGTGGAATATTGAGGGTGCGGATAGAAATTCGATGGGTAAAGTGTTAGGTGGAACGTGGAGAGGTTTTAATCCGGCTACTAAAAAACTTATAAAAACTGAATATGGGTTTACAGATGGTATACAAGATACCGTTTTATTAGGCCGACAATCGGTTTTGCCTAATGTAACCGATGCGACCCTCGGGTCATCGGTAGAAAACGTAACAGGTGAGGCTTCAGAGGCTGATTTAAAGGCATTTCTTTATGATGAGTGGGCAAGGCAGTATAATCGGCAAAACGCTATTATAATAACTGTGGAGGGTAATGAAAAGCGGTATGCCGGTCATCAGATTCAAATAAGATGGCCAAGTGCGGATAAGGTATCACAGATTTACCATAAACAATATCAGGGCAAATATCTTGTTAAAAGCATAACCCATCATTTTACGGGAAGAACGAGCGGCTCATCTTTTAATTATACGCAAAAAATGGTGTTATTAAAGAATGCGTTTCAAGATGGAGATGCTACTTCTCTTGTTAAAGCGACAAAGCAGAATACACGGGCCAGAAAAAAGTATACTTTTGTGAGGAATTAATGATAAAAGACGAAGCGCAAAACATTCGGCCAATGACCGGAAATTTGAATAAATTTTATAGGGGTGTCGTTGAAGATAATAATGACCCTTTAAAAAAAGGTCGATGCCGAATACGAATTTGGGGAATACATACGCCAAACAAAACAAAATCAGTTAAAGATGGCATTCCGACTGAGGAGCTTCCGTGGGCAGACCCTTGTCTTCCAATTATAGAAGGTGGTACATCAGGTTTCGGAATGTTTGGTGTTCCTGTAAAGGGTTCACACGTTATGTGTTTTTTTGAAAATGGACATATTTTACAACCACGATATTTTGCGAGTTTGCCCGGATTCCCGACAGAAGCTTCAAAACCGAAAGAAGGGTTTAATGACCCTGATGGAATTTATCCGACTTCACATAGATTAAATCAACCGGATTGGCATAGATTAGCACGGGGATTGCCGGGTGCGACTTTAGTTGAAACTAAAAATTCTATGCGAGACGGTATTGAACCATCTTCACCATTTGCGGCACAATATCCCCATAATTTTGTTTTTGCGACTCATGGCGGAGTGGTTATAGAGTTAGATTCAACACCGGGGTCTGAACGGTTACATTTATATCATCCTTCTAATAGTTATATAGAAATAGATAAAAACGGGAAAATGGTAGTGCGTAGTCAGTCGGATAAGATTGAAGTAGTGCTTGGGGAAAAACGTATACATATCCAAAAAGATGAAACTAAAGCAGTCGATGGGGCAAAAACGACTACCGTACAGGGTAATATCACCTATACGGGGCAAACAATTAATTTAAACTAAGAGGTAAATATGGCTTTTAAGGCGCAAGGGTTAAATCCCTGTGAAAATTTAAACAGGTCAGTGGATTCTAAAATCGGAGAATTAGAACAAAAAGGTGTGGGTTTAAAGTCACAAATTAGGGCTTTTAAGGACCAGTTAGCCAGTTATGCTGAAGTACCATCGTCAGATGAGGCATTAAATAGCGCAATCGCTGGAGCAACTGTAAATGATACGAGTTGTGGCCAGACGGCTATTGCTCAAATACGGAATTTTACAGGTACGTGTTTGGATAGAATTTATAATTCAGCTCGAATAGCATCCACAAGTTTAGATGCGTTTATTAGGGATAGCGTGGACGACCTTACAAGCATAGTGGCGTTACCGGAAGCCAATTTATTAGGGCCTTTAAGAAGTATACGGGATGCTTTGGGTGTATCAAAAATATCAGAATTATTGGCGGATATAGATAGCGCACTTGGGTGTTTGGCGGAACGCAGTGAATTAGACGAGTGCCTCGGTTCACTTGATAATTTTAATGGCAGAGTAGACGATGTTTTAAGTTATCTTGGGTTAGGTGAAAACGGGGACTTTGATTTAGAACATTTTAATGAGCATTTTGATATAGGTTTAAATCCATCCACTTTAAGCAATTTGGATTCATTAGACCAACATATGGAAGTTATAAAAGCAGATGCTCTTAAAAATATTAATAAAACAATACCATCAACGGTTAATCCGTTTAATAAATTTTAATAAATAAAGGATAGTATGAGTAACGTATCACGAATAAGCGATATGGGTTCAGGAACTTGTTGTGAGGGTGACCCTCATAGTGCAACGGGTATTATAATTACAGGTGCAGGGACGGTTTTTGCGGAAGCCTCAAATGTAGCCCGAATAGGCGATATTTTAATATCAACTTCTTGTGGGCATGAACGAGTTGGTACGATAATTAGTGGTTCCAATACAGTGTTTGCTGAAGGCTCGAATGTGGCCAGAATAGGTGATAGTTTTGATGGGTGTTTTAGTGGTACTATTATCACCGGAGCAAATACTGTTTTTGCGGGAGGTTAAATGGGTGATTCTGAAACCAGAAGTAAGTTAGATGAATTAATAGAAAGTTTGCCGGATACGATAACGCAGTTAGAAACTTCTATTGAAAAAATAGATGACCAGATAGATTTTTTAACAAATGACCAGACGGGTGTAACTGAAAGTATGTCTATGATGACGACTGCGGCATTGGCGTGGATGGGCGCAAAGGCTACTGCTCTGAATCCAACTTATAGTGTTGTGACTTCAGGTACATGGGGTGTGGATAATTTAACGGATTGGTGTATTGTAGACCCCGGAGAAGCACCGGGCACTCCATTGTATAAAATATATTCATGGGGAGAGGTTACAAGTGCCGGTGCTGATATTCCGCAGTATAGACGGCAAGATGATTTTCCAGAAGCTTATGACCATATTAATCATGATTTAGGTACAGATGGTACTTATGGTATAGCTGATAAAATATCAAAATTAGGGACGGCGAAAACTTTACAACAAACAAATAAAACAAAATATGAGGGCTTTTTAAAAGCATATACGAGAAATAGGGATATATAATGGCACATACACGAAGTTCAGTTTATTCTGACGTAGATATAGAATTATCTAAACAAACGGACGGTGATGTTACTAAAGAAACAAACATCGATGCGATTATTAATAGCCTTACTAATATTGTATCAACCATGCAGGGTTCTCGCAGAATGTTACCGGAGTTTGCCCAAGATTTATGGAATTTACTTTTTGAACCATTGGATGATGAGACGGCACGTCAGATTGGAGAAAGGCTTTTAGAAGCTGTTCGTATTTGGGATAACAGGGTTGAAGTTACACTTGTAAACATGTCCCCTGATTATGACCATAATACATATAGATGTAGCATGAATTTTAGAATAAAAACATTTAGACAACAAGTCGAGCAAACAGAGCAGACCGTTGACTTTGTTCTATATGCTCAATAATTGGAGGCAAAATGACGCAAGTATTAACTCCTGATTATATTAGTATCGATTTTACAACCGTTATAGAACGAATAAAAACTCAATTAGCGGCTTCTGATACATTTCAGGACTATAATTATGAGGGTTCAAATTTTACGGTTTTAATGGAGTTGTTCGCTTATGTAGCGGAGCTAAATATTTATTATCTTAATAAATTGGCCAAAAATATCCATATCGAAACTGCGGATACTTATGAGGCTGCAAATAGAGCTTCTCGAATGATGGGTTATGAACCCAAAGGTCCAATTTCTTCACGAGGTGTTGTAACGGTAACAGTCTCAGGCGCAGAAGTTGGTAGAGAGTATAGAGTAAATGAGTTTACGCAATTAACATCAACCGAGGAAGATGAAAACGGTGATGCTATTCAGTTTGCTAATACGGTTTTATATAGCGTTACGCCCACTGCTTCTCAATTTTCTTTTGATATGTATGTAAGACAGGGTGTTGTTACCGATTTAACCGGATATACGGGCGAAGATTTAATTGATAACGAATTGCTTTTGCCGGATAATTATGCATATGATAGTAATTTGGATGATGATTATCCTTCCCTTCAATTATGGGTAAATGATGACTTATGGAGTAGATTAAGCGATTTTTATGATAATTTATCTCCTTATTATACTGATTTGGATGCGTATATGTTTATATATGATAGGTATGAGCGAAGTAAGGTTTTGTTTAGTTCATCCCGAAATGTACCATCTTCTGACGATATAATAGCATTAAAAGTATTAGTATCGTTAGGTGCGGACGGCAATGTCGGCGCAAATACTATAACAGGATTCCCTGAAAGTTTTGTTTATAAACCTTGGGAAACAAATGAAGATAATCAATATGTAAGTTCTGAAAATATAGTTATTACAAATCCTGCGGCTACAACTGGTGGTGCTGATGCTGAAACTATTGATACAATACGGGAAAATGCAAAAGCAGTATTACATTCCCAGTTTAGAAATGTGACTGCCGTTGATTATGAATCACATCTTGAATCAAGGTCGGATGTAGTTGTGGCGCAAGCGTGGGGTGAACAAGAAATAGCCCCATCGGGTGATGTTTTAGAATTTAATAGGGTACATTTATCGGTTATTCCGACTGAATTTAGTACCGCAACAATTAATACGAGCGCAATGAGTTGGTATCCGGGTTGGGAAACAGCAGGCTCGATTGCTATACCTTCAGCTTTTAACCCAGCGTGGCGGAATACGTTATTACAATGGGTTGAGCCACGAAAAATGATATCAGCTTATGAGGTTATGGAACGACCTGACCTTGTGTATTTTAGTTTTGATTTTGGTGTTAGAAAAAAACGTCTAACTGAAATGGATGAATTGGCCGCAGATATTAAAAATAAACTTAATTATTGGTTTAGGGCATCTAACCATGATTTTAATGAAACGGTTAATTTTAATGATATAATTGAGTATATTATTGACCCGACAGAAGTGTCTCCGACAGATAATTTTTCAAATGTAACGGGTATACGGAATTTAAACCTTAGAGATATTGATGTACATAAGACGGTTTATGAGCCAAATGAAATAGGCAATTATCCGCAATATATTGAAACAAGCGCAGAATATATAGGCGAAAATAAGTTAAGAAAGATTAAACTTGGTTTTAACCAGTTTCCAGTATTACAACTTAATACCGTGGAAGTTACCGAAGAAACCTAATGTGGAGAAATAGATGAGTAAATTCTCAGATTCAAGTCATTATATTTTAAAGACATACTTTGACCAGTTATTAGACCCACGTACTGGTACGCATAATTCGTTTTTATCTGGCCAACGTAAGACTATTTGGGCAGATGGCGGTCTTAATACCACTTTATACCAAAAAAACGATAGTGGCGATTATATAGCGCATAAATTTTTAATTCAAAGCGTATCCGATGATAATTTTATATTTACATATGTGGAACGATTGTCTGACCATAGTGAAGCTACCGAGCTTGAAGTGGATAAAGAAATGTATTTCCGCAAGGATTCACTTTTCCATGACTGGTTACGGGTACACGCTTCAACTTATGAGCAATCATTAAACACTAATAAAACCTTTATTTATTTTGGTAAAATTTATACCCTAACAAATGAGCTTCGGAGATATAATATCATATTTGATGGTATGAAAAACTATGTGGTTTATGCGATACCGGAGCATAATAGAACGGAAAAGTTAGTTGAATTGTTATCTATTTTCTTTGATGAGGTTTATCAAGATATTTATAATATGACCAAAACCTTATGGTCGTTTTTTGATGCGAGAGAGGTATCTCTTGACCATATTAATTATATGGCCACTCGTGCTAATATAGAAACTGATAAAGATAAAATAGAGACCGAGTTGCTTTTGAGGGAATTCGTTGATACACTTCCGTGGTGGTTAAAACGTAAAGGCAGTTATTCATCTTATCTGGATATTTACAAACTGTTACTTGGAAATACCAAAAACAAGCTTAATTTTTATGAGCGTTGGATAGAATGGTGTTTGAAAACGGTACGGACTGGATATGGCAGTATACCGGACTCAGATTTTGAAGACCATCATTATTTGGAGTTTTATGGTTTAGAACCTACGGGCGGAGCAGGACCTTTTTATTATGGTCAGTATACATCAGCGAGTTATCCACAGTATGCAGATACTGCGCCGAATGTAGCCAATTGTGGAGAGATTAGTGTAAATTGTAGCAACCTTACTTCATTTGTGGGTTGGGCCGGTCAGGATACTGGAAATGATATGACCGCAGTTGGATATAATATACAAATTGATGGATTTAATGCGGCTACAGAAAGTGCTTATTTATACTCTAATGTAACAAGTGCTGCAAATATTAGAAACTGTATAGAAGTTTCTATGGATTCTTCTTCTGTCCCAAGTGGTGGTTTGTTTGTATGGGCGGCAAGTAATTATCCAGATAAAACCCTGACTGCTCATGAAACAAATGGTAAAAATTATATCGGTATTTCATATGAAGTTTTAGGCGCAACGCCAAGTGGTGCCGTCACCGGAAGGCGTTTTAAAGTATGGGAGCATTATAACGGTACTATGTATGCGAGTTCAAGCATAGAAACCTATAATGCTGATACGGAATATTATTTAACAATTCAAAAACTTGGCACTGATTTTAAAGTATATGTTTATGATAATTCCCTTAGACGTACTCAAGATTATATAGAAACAATACAATTAAGCCTTCATGAGAATGCTTCTTATAGTGTTAGGTATGCGGTTAATAGCAGAACCGAGCCGGTAGGTGGTTCATGGACTGGTGATATACAAAATTATTATCAATGGTTTAGGTCAGTTGATTCAGTTGCGATATCAGGATATAAAGTATTATCTCCACATTATAGGCTTGAAATTGACTTATCTTCTGAACCGATGGGTGAAGATTTTATTATTAGTCAAAATCAGGCGGATGAGCTTCTTAGATATTGGGAATATTTAAAACCTGTAAGTAAATTTATCCACTATAATTGGTTAATATCACCCCTTGGTCAAATTGATTCATTATCAACTTCTGTACCTTTATACAATCAAGCAAATTATACAGCATTTTTAAATACACAGTTTGTCGGCCAGAATTTTGTATCAGCAGGCGTACCATCTGCCGCCGGCGATTTTTATGAAGAGACATTTAGAGAAATAATTACAGCCGCTGATAGTTTATGGATTGTTCGTCATGGACTTGCATCGGATGAATTAATTATACAAACATATACAGCGGCTGGTAAGCAAAATTGGGGGATTCGTCATTATTATCCCGATGAGAATAGGGTAGAGATTGAGTTTGCTGGTTCGGAAAATGGAATTGTATTAGCGGCGGGATTAAAACCAGCAAATATTGCGTATACCCAATCAACTCCTCTTACTGCATGGAGTGTTCAACATAATCAAGCAACAGCGGCCGCCGCAAGTGGCGTGGTTTTTGAGTGCGTATCAATATCCGGTAATACTGCGGTTGATTTAACGGCTTCAACAGAACTCGATACTCATTTTAATATAGGTACGGAGGCTTTAGGTGGATGGACGTCTTATATCGGACCGTCTTATTGGAGTACATCAGCCGCATCTCCTTCTGCAACTTGGGTATGGGATGGAACTCAATATACGCTTAATATTCCGGTATCGGGAGTAGCGGGACAAAATATATCAGTTCCATTGGTCCCGATAGGAAGTTGGAAAAATGATTTTGTAAGAGAAAAAATTAGATTAACATATACAGCTTATGGTAATACACCATCAGCCGGTACTCAGTGGATTTTAGAAGGTACACCTGCGGCCTCTGCGATAGCGGTAAGTCAGAGTCCGCCTGTTAGTTTAAGAGAAATAAAAACCACTAATTTTGGCGATTGGTGGTATGAATTAGGTAATATAAGTAAGTTAAATTGGGATGTTTATTCTGGAGATATTGTTTATTCTTATGCGGCGGCATCTGCCGGTTATTATTTTGATGCGCTTATACAAAATAATTATTTTATTGACGCAGACAATGTAGTTGATGGTGATTCTGGAACAAATGGCACTATTACAGGAATAGATGGTCATATAGTAACAAGTTTATATACATCAGGTGCATTTAGTAGCCAAACAGTGTCGGGTGATTATTTGAATCTAACAGGTGGGTTTAAATTTGATTCTGGACTTAATTTCGAAACTGGAGGAGGCTTTTTAACGACCCGTGCGGCAAGTGGTCATTATGTTCAAAAAGATGATGATACAAGATTAATATTTGATTTTGGCGACAACGGTATCGGAGATTTTGAGATTTGGTTTGATGTATTTTGGGAAGGTGCTCTTCTTGGACCAGAACCAAGATATGCATATAATACGAATGGTGGACTTGGTGCACCTCCGTATACAGGCTCAGAAATTAGTTATTTCTTCTTAACAGATGTTCTTGGAACCGTAAAAGAGCACAGTACATACCAAGAGGGTTTAAAATGGGGAACACATAGGAATGCGTTTAATAATATTACATGGCACGTTCATGATTTTAGTCAATACCCAACCGGATATAATCTTAATGGGAATCACAATGTAAATTATCCATATGGTGTGGCTAAACGTACAGGGGCTGATATATCTATTCGATTTTGGGATAGTCCAACTCGAGATGGTGGTGCTCAGACTTTAACTTCAATTACCACAAACCAAACCGATAAAAAGAGATATTTATACGTGTTTGCTTCATGGGGAAATGATAATGAAGAAGCAGATTGGGTTAGAATCGGTATGAAAAATGTTAGATTAATAAGTGGTGATTTTATACCAAGTGCTGCCTCTACTTTCTGGTTTCCTGACCCCTCATATGATATTTCAAAAGTTGAAGTGAGACCGATAGGAAGCGGTACTCAAAATGCAACTGCTATACCTTTATTTTCGAGAACAACTTCTGGAGATAACCATACTATACCAAGTGGTGGGTTATCGGAATTTGAATGGTTTGATATTACAAATGATACAAATGCCCCATCACCGTGGACATGGCAAGATATAGAGGATTTAAACTTTAAGGTTAAGTTTACACCTCAGTCCAGATTTGATGGTGGATTTTATGTTGATGTAAGCGATTTTGAAGTAAATGGAAAAATTAATGCTTTAACAGATTTTCCGATGAAGGTATTTCTTAATAATCATTCTGGTAAAAATAATTTAGATTTAACCGGAATATTTAATACGATAGGTAATGATTATACTAAGTTTAGAGTCGTAGATGATTTGGGCAATACTTTATGGACGGAAGTTGAGCAATGGGATGGTACTGCGGCATCACCTTCTGCTTCGGTTTGGGTTAGAGTGCCAAGTTTTCCAACCACAGGAATTAAACGATTTAGAATAGAATATGGTAATGAAATAAACAACAATCGAATTGGTACGACAGGTTCGGCTAAAGCGGCTAAAGTATGGGATAGATATTTTGTTCATGTTTATCATATGAATCAAGTTCCAACCACGGCTTCATATCCAAATCCCCTTATAAATAGTCAAGTATCAAGCGGTAGCAATATGACTGCGTATGGTCCATTTGGTCCTGATACTGGAGGCCATGCTTGGCAAAATGTTGGAAGCGATAGAACATCAGGAGCAATGGCCATCCGTTTTGATGGAGTTAATGATGGTTATAGATGTAAAAACGGATTGTTTAATACATTAGGAATGGCAGCTTTTACGATTGAATCAGTTGTAAGCCCACATTCTCCAAATGGTGGAGGAACTGATGATTGGATTCTTGATTATAAACATAGTGATGATGCCAATGCGGTACTTGCTCAAAGAAGGGATTATGGCACTCAGAGATTAGAAACATATGCATGGGTAAATGGTGGCGGCTTTACGGTAACTTTGCCAATAGGTGTGGATGTAGGCAAATGGTATTATATGGGTGGTAAATGGTCAAACGCAAGACCTTTGGTAGTTGGCGGCAACACAGGTGAATATTTTAACTTAGTTTCAGGTGGTACTGTAAAAACTGGAAATTTTGATAGAGGTAGCACGATTCATTATATTGGTGATTATCAAGATGATACTCACAGATGTTGGCCCGGATATATTGGTGAGGTTAGATTATCTAAATGTGAACGACCTAATTCATATTTAAAAGCAACTTATGAAACTATATTTGATAGGCTAATAAATTATGGTACGCCATCAGGAGCATCAGGTGAAACTTTTAGTTTAAGCAGAGAAGATATACGGATAACATATCAGCAGCCACTTGGTCAAACCGGCTATACAGGGCCGTCTTCATATACGTTAGAGAATATAGAGTTTTATGATGTTCCGGTATCGGCTACAAAAATAGAATTTGACGGTTTACCACGTGAAGCCGCAGGATATGTATTATTAAACGGTAGAGGTGACCCACCTGATTATGAATATGATTTCGAGGTTGAAATTACTTCAGCCGGTGCCGGTGACCTTTACACACCGGTCGGCGGAGGCGGCGGAGGATATGATAGCACTTATTATATTTTTGCCACTGAAGTAGCAGGAACAGAAGAATGGGTTTCTTATAATCAAGCATTGTTTCCATTTGGTGAACAAAAAGGCAATAATGGGAACGCATATGAAGGTGGTATTTGGGTAGATAATAATGGTCAATATGTTTATTTTGGTTCGACAGGAGGCGGAAACGCATCACTTGAAGTATGGGAGCATGACGGTTCCGGTGGATTAACTCTTATAGATACAGATGAATATTATGTTGGTGACCCAATTTTAGGTATATGGGGAGATGGAACTTATATTTATTCAACAAGATATTCTCAATTGACTGCTTATAGTTTCAACGGGACTACTTTAACTCCTATTGATGCTGAAACCGGCGGAGCCGCAAATGTCTATAAAGACGTATGGGGAGACGGTGATTATATTTATACGGTAGATGATACTGGCGGTCTTGGTGTATGGACATTTGATGGCGCAACTCTTACGGAAGAATATAATGAATGGAATGCTTGGAATTATGAAGCAGTATGGGCGTACAAAGATGATAATGGAAAACATATTATCTTTGCCGCCAGTAGACAAGGGGGCAGTAATTATGGCCCTGCCGGATTAGAAGTTTGGGAATGGGTGCCCGGAGATGCTTTATATTTTAGAGATGGAATAGCTTTTAATAGTGCTGACCATATGGCAGTACATAGTGCTGCACAAAATGGAGATGGTAATATAATATTATATTGCTGTACCAAGGACCCGTCACCTGTATCACCCGGTGTATTTGGCCTTGTAAGTTATGCTTATGATAGTACGACACAAACTTTAAGTACGGTAGATTGGTATAATAATGATACTTATGATTTTACGGATTGTTGGGCAACACCAGACGGCACAAGAGTTTACTTCACTATGGGATTAGACGGAATTGCTTATTGTGATGTTGATGGTTCCGGTAATATTACATCACCACCCGGTGCTGATTATGACCCCGATTATAATTTTAATGCTATTTTTGGTTATCAAGGTTATAGCGCAGGGTCATCTCCATTTAACCCACGTGGTGGAGAAGTTGCCGTATTTGGCGCAAGCGATAATATCGGTAATTTGGAATATTTCTTAGATACCCCTTCGGCTAATGGGTATGCGTTGAGAGCAGTTGCGGTATCGGCTAATATGAATTATATGCTAACCAATTATTGGGGTTTAAGTGGTGGAGACGCTTTTCATGCTAACGATAACAATAGGGTATGGACAGTAGGCAGTACATCTTATGGTAGCAGTACCACTGCTGATAGGCTTTATGCTCGATTTATAAAATATTCAAACTGGGGTGGAAACCCTGCGGTAGCGGCAGAGTTTTATAGTGATGCGAATAGACAAACATTGCTTAGAAGAATGATTATAAATAATGATAAGGTTCCAAGTAATGCGCCTAATTATGTATATGGTCTTATAGAACCCGGAGATACCACATGGCCAAATGGTAAAATAACTGGATATATATCTAATATGTTAGGATTGGGTCATGATGCGCCTGAACTTATTATGCCGAAAAGAGCAGTTTCTATGCCTAATAGATTGCTCCTTGAATGGAGCAAGCCTCAAAGTGGTAGGGTATATATTCGGGATGATGATTATTATCATATTCAGAGTACAGCCGCAACGATATGGAATATAAATCATAATTTAAATACTGCCGGTGCTATTATTATGTGTTATGACGAGAGTAGACAGCTTATATTTCCTGATGAAATAGAGCTTGTGGACGCTGATAATACCAGAGTAACCTTCAATGAAGCAGTGGCCGGTCATGCTGTTTTTGTCGTATTCCAGAGGGATTATGAGACGGCTTCATTCCTTTCACCGTTTGGCAATCCAGATATTATAGGATTTTGGAAAGTAGGTACTGGTGGGGATGAAGTTGGTTTTGAGCCAGTAGATAAAAACGATTTAAATACACCAGTTGTAAGTGGCAGTTTATTATCGTTTACCGAAACCGCTTCAGGCAATGCTGGTTATGTATTAATTAATTTTAAAGTACCCGAAAATGGGGCATATACGTTGAATGAATTCGGTGTATTTGATGAGAATAAAAATTTACATTATTATAGTAAACTAAGCGATTTACATAAACCGGATGGTGTTAGTTTAGATGTGTTATATAGAATATCCAAAACACCATTAGTAAATTAAGGAGAGTTTAAAATGGCAAGAGTCCATTATTGGCATTATATAGTAGATGAAGAGGGACGACCTTTAGAGAATTGTGATATCCGATTTTATTTACAGGATAACCAAACAACCGAGGCAAAGATATTTACCCATCCTTCACTTGGTATATCAACAACCACGTCCAGTGCTTTGATAAAAACTGATGGTAACGGGTTTTTTGAGTTTTGGATAGGTGATGAGTTTGAAACAAATGGATATTCAGCATCTCAAAAATTTTATTTAACATGGAGTAGAGCTGGTATTTTTCAGGGCGGAATTGAAAACGTGGATGTATTTCCGCCGATTTATACAGTAGACCAAGCTGATAATACGTCAGTAACCAGAAATCAAAAGAATAAGTTGGTTAGTAATGCTTTAGCTTACAAATGGGATACTCACGTTGATGCAACAACAAATGATAATCCTCACGAATTTGATGCGGTAGATACTTCAAAATCGGATACGGTTTTTAATAAACTGGTTAGTAATTCTTTGATTAATTATTTATTAAGTGCTCTTGCATCAGCCGGTACATTAAGCATTGCGGCCACTGCAGCTATTGAACGGCAATTTACAATTACATCGTGGTCGGCTTCCGGTGATTTGTATTATGCCAATTTAAATCACTTTTTAGGTAATGAATATCCGGTTGTCCAACTTAAAAATTCGGTTACTAAAAAACAATACATCCCGGCACGGATTGTATCGGTCAGTGAAAATCAAACACGGGTTTTTGTATCAGATACCGGAAATACTAATGTAACCATAATAGGATAAAATAATGGGACGTAAACATATATATTATTTTTTAAAGACGGACGATGGTGAACCGATAGAGGGTGCTGAAATTGCGTTAAAACTGACGGGGACATTAACAAATGCAACCATTTATAATACGCAGACAGTGTCGGCGGCAATTAGTCCATCGGGCGGATTGGTTACGGATTCAAATGGATTTTTTGATTTTTGGATAGGTGACCAATTTGAAACTACTTATGTGGGCTATGAACCAAGTCAGTATTTTGATTTATATTGGACGTCCCCGAGTGGTACAGGACTTGTTGATGGAGTTCAATTTTTTGAATTTCTTTATCCGGTAGATGAGACTGATTCAACGTCATCTACCAAAAATAAAATGTTAAATAACGAGCTGGCTTATAAATTTGAAACTCATGTGGGTACGTTATATACCGGAGTGCCTCACGGTATATATCCAGTAGATGAAACTGACTCGTCAGATGGTACTCTAAATAAGGTTGTAAGTAATGAGTTATTAAATAGGCTTTATAGCTTTTCACTTACCAGTGGTGCGAAACCGGGGCTAACAATTGCAGCGTCTGGTGCTCTTATAACAACTCATACTTTATATGCAAGTGCTATGTCGGCTTCAGGGGATTATTGGCAGGCTACATTTGACCCGGAGTTAAATAAAGCGGATGGGAATCATATGCCTGTTACTCAGGTTTATGAAAAAGCGAGCGGCAATATAATACTTCCGTGGGAAGTTAGAATTAATTCGGCTACACAAATGAAAATTATAGTAACTGAGCAATCTGATATGATGGTCACTACTGTGGCAGAAGCGGGTAAATAATGAAATTTAGGGACTATTTAGATAGCGATGTAAAGGAGTTTACGGAATTAAAAATAGGTTTAGTTGATAAAAAGACCAAAACCGAGTCTGAAGTAGTTCAGAAAATACAGACGAATTTCGATTTAGGTACGGATTTAATTAAGTTAATAAAAGATTTAAATGAAAAATTAGGCAACACATATCACGGCAAATTTAAGTTTGATTATGTTTTACAGGATAACAGCAGTATAGATAAATTGAAAATAAATAAAAACAGAAAGGAAGGTTTAAAGAAACAATGGTTGCGGAGCTGTGGAATGTTAGCTCGAAAACAAAACGAAGTGGAACAGCTTCAAGGAGATAAGGATTAATGGATTTTCACGAAATAAATACGGTAGGTAAACTTTGGATTGAAAGAGTTAATACATTACCAACATGGACTACCGCAGATGCAGGCAGGCTTGTTTATGTTGTTTCGGAAGATAATTTTTATAAAGGCGGAAGTACAGACTGGGAATTGTTTGGTAGGTCGTATGCTTTATGGGCAGGACTTGTGGAAAGAGCGACTTTTGAATACAATACAGCATTAAGCATAAACATCAAGGGCGGAAGATACCATCATGCGACTAATACTGGAACTGAAATTATCGCAAAAATTGGGGATATAACTTTTGCATTTGGTAGTGCGGGCAGTAATTCTAATAGTGATAATTTAACTGCAAGTGATTGGCATTATCTTTATTTGGATAATTCAAGATTAGATGAAGATGTTACTGCCGGTATGTTTATAAATTCAACAAGTGAACCACAATGGATAGATTCCAAACTCGGATGGTATGGATTGGCGGGCAATGTAACAACAAATGATAGATGTATTGGAGCTTTTTATACTAATTCATCGTCTCAAATTGCAAGATTTTGGCAAGTACAAGATATGTTTATGTGGGACGCTCCTCTAACAATTTTTCAAGGAACATGGCCAACTTCTTGGACTGTTAAAAATGTATTTGCTCCGACATTTACAAAATTTATTTATGGTACTATTTATGCCTATTCTACGTCTCCCGGTACAGCAGATTGTTATTGGAGACCTATTTATTCAACAGGGGCCGGTTTCCGTGTTTTAAGAGTGGCCAATAATCAACAGTCAAGCATGAATGAAATATCAAGAATGGTAATAACAGATACAATCAGTGGTCCACAAATAGCCATAAGAGCTACTGCCGCAGCTGCGGTAACTTTGTTTCAAAATGGTTATTATTTACCATATGGAATGTAAGGAGATTTTAAATGGATTTTCATGAAATAAATATGAAAGGCAAAATTTGGGTTGAAAGATTGGCTACGTTACCAACGTGGACTTCAAGCGATAAAGGACGAATGGTTTATATAACATCAACCGGAATTTATTATAAAGGGGAGGCTACAGGTTGGGGTGAAATTGGAAGACCATTGGATGCTTATACTGGTTATATTCGCAGGCCTTTGTTTTCTTATAATACAACAAATTCTATTACCATTTCACCGGGCAGATATCATATCAATGGTTCGACAGAAAGATTTATAACTTGGGATTCGGAATTGACCTATACTTTTACTTCACTTGGGGCAAGTGAATATCATTATTTATATATTGATGATAGTGATGTCGGTTCGGATAATGTGCTTGCCGCTACCGATTTGTTTAATACAACAACTGCGCCTACATGGAGTAATTCGAAATTAGGTTATTATAATAATAATGATAGATGTATTTTGGCTTTAAGAACAAATACTACAAACGGATTAAGGGAATTTTATCATTCTAATGATTTAATTCATTGGGATTCAGGATTAAACATATGGAATGGTTATCCCCGTTCCACTGCATGGCAAAATGTAACAACTACTGTACCGGCTTTTACGGATTTTGTTCCTATATTGTTTTATTCAGTCTATCAAACGAAACATCATGGGAGTGAAATATACTATCGTCCTTCGATTACAGGAAATGCAATTATATGTGGAAGAACTTGTTATGATAAATCTGGAGATAATCAATGTAACCAAATTGATGCAAATAATTGTGGAAGAATTAGGATAGATGAAAATAAACAATTTGCAGTGGCATCAAATGTAAACGGTCATGCTTTCACCTATATTTATCAAAATGGTTATTATTTACCACAAGGGCTTTAAGGAGATTAGATTTAAATGGATTTTCATGGATTAAATACAAAAGGAAAAATTTGGATAGAAAGATTGTCGACTTTACCAACGTGGACGGCAAATGATATTGGTCGGATGGTTTATATTACAGGGACTGATAAATATTATAAAGGGGATGCTACGGGCTGGAGCCTTTTTGAAAGAGCTGCTAATTTATTTGCTGGGTTTTTAGTTAGACCTAAATTTGAATGGAATAATACATCCAGTATTATTATTAATCCCGGACGTTATCATCATAGCGGAACTGCTGAACAATTCTTAAAATGGTCAACTCCAATAACATATACGTTTGCTGGATTAGGAAGTTTTTCGAACTATTGGCAATATTTGTATATTTGGGATGGGGCTTTAACAAGTGATACTCTTTCAAGCTCGACTCTGAGAAATAATATAATTCCTCCAACTTGGAATAGCACTAAAAGTGGATGGTATAATAAAGAAGATAGATGTATTTTTGCAGTCTATGTGGATGGCTCATCACAAATTGTTAAATTTTTCCATTTAAATGATTATATTCGTTGGGATTACCGATATGAACCTTATCGAGCAAGTACGGTAACAGCATCTTGGCAACCGCTTTGCACATTTCGTGCGCCGAGTTTTTGTACTCAGGTGGGAGCAGCTTTTCATGCAGAAAATGTTAGTCAATGGTCTTGGATATGGTATAGACCAGAAGGGGCTACAACAAATACTGGTATTCCGATAGCACAGCATTATCATACAAATTCGAGATATCAAAGAAGTACTGATGAAAAAACCAGAGTACAAATAAATTCAAGCACTAAACGAATTGATATGAAAGTAACATACGGCACTGGTGGTGGTGTTCGTATTATGCAAACCGGCTGGTGGTTGCCAGATGGAATGTAACCTATTTTTTAATTAATAAATTTATTAGTTTACGAAAACCCTCATATAGAGGGTTTTTGTTTACAGTTTTCCCAATATATGGTATAATGTACCATAAACCTATAACTTTAAAGGGGGAATTATGGCCGATAATATGAAAAAATGGGGATTGGATTTTATCCGTAAATTAAAGCCGTGTTTTTGGAAGTATAAATTACCACGATTAAACGATGGCCGATATCATTTTGGCATGGTAGCGCAGGATATTATAGATATTGTATCTAAGGATGATTTTGGGTTTGTTACGGTAAAAGAGTTTGAAGATGGACGACCTATGTATCGGGTTAATTATTTTGAATTTATGGGCCCGCTTATTGCCGCTATACAGCAGTTGGACCAGAAGGTTAAAAAGTTAGAAAAAGAGTTAAAGACTGTAAAGGGAAATAAATAAATATTTTTGTGAACCCGGATAAATTAAAGAAATTAGAACAGGCACATATTGGAAAAGATTGCCAAATTAATGGCACTATTGATATTAATAGACCGCATACGGTTTTTATAGGGGAAAAAGTTGTATTAGGAGGCGAAGGTAGAATTATTACCCATTGCCCTATTCGTTCATTTTTGCCCGATGATAGAATTATTATAGGGGATTGTGCGTGGATAGGATATCGGACAGTTGTATTGCCCGGAGTTAAAATAGGCCGATTTGCTATTATAGGCGCACAATCGGTTGTGAGTAAGGACGTTCCTGCCTATTATATCGCCGCCGGAAATCCATTACGAGTCTTGCGAAAACGGGATAAGGATGAAATTCGCCGGTGGTATATCCAAAAATGGAAGTTGGGCAGAGAACCTAATAAGGACATTAAATATGACCCTAATATGTTAACTGAAGAAGAGGAGAAATGGATATTTAAGGATTACGAGATTAATGGGAGTTAAAGCAAGTAAGAATTATGTAAAAAACGAAGACCTAATGCCGCATATATTTTATTACAGGGAGACGGGCAAGGTCACCGAAGAATTCGGAGAAATGCTATTAAAGATAGCGGAGAATTATGCCAATAAGGGCAATTTCCACGGCTATACATGGAAACAGGATATGGTAATGGAAGCCGTCTATACTTGTATCCGCTATATGCATAACTTCGACCCTATCAAAAAAGCAAAACCAAATCCATTCGCATATTTCACATCTATTATCAGGAATGCATTTCTAAATTATATCGCAAAACAAAAAAAGCATAGTAAAATCAAAGACCATTGTTATAATTACCACCACTTAATGAATGATGAGGAGTGCGAGGATGATTATTTTAGGACGAAAGGAATAGACTATACGGTATTAAAAGAGGAGAAGTGAAATGTTTAAAAAGCTGAAAGAAGCCGTTATTTTAAAATGGTGGTTTCTTGTATGCTTGATTAGTTTCGGAATAGTGGTTAGTGCAGTGGCCGGGATTTTTCAAATGGCATATGAGGCTGATGCTACTAAAATTAGTTTTGGTATTTTCGGTTTATTTGTTATATTAACTGGCTGGACAGGGATGCTTACATATAAAGCGTCCATTAAGGAGATAGGTAAAAAGGAGTATGAAAAAATAATAAGACAGAATGGGTTAAGTCATTTCTTTTCCGATATATTGTTTTATATGGGAATGACGGGTACGGTACTCGGTTTTATTATGATGCTGAGACAGAGTTTTGAAAATATAGTAGCAGGCAACACGGCAAGTATGCAGGCCGCTTTAACCAGTATGGGTTCCGGTATGAGTACAGCATTGTTTACGACAGCGGCCGGTCTTATTTGTAGCATATTATTAAAATTACAGGTTTATAATCTGGATTATTTTTTGGAGGAGTTGGAACCCAAAGATTGTGGGGGAAATTGTTCATGTAGGGATTCTGGCGGACAAGTTTAATGATACGGAGAAATAGACAAACCACAACTCCGTTTTTGGATTTACTTTTTAACTGCTTAGTCGGTTTCGTGTTTCTATTTGTGGTGGCGTTTTTAATGATAGCACCTGAGAAAAAAGAAGCCGGAATAAAAACTAAAGCGGAATTCGTTATAACATTAACATGGGATAAAGCAAATCCCGATGATGTTGATTTATGGCTAAAGAATCCTCTTGGTCAGATTATGTTTTTTAGGCGTAAAGAGGTTAATTTTATGCATTTAGATAGGGATGATGTGGGACATGCAAATGATAATGTCTATGCAAATGGAATACTTATTGAATATCCATATAATCAAGAAATAGGAACAATTAGAGGAGCGATACCCGGTGAATGGATAGTAAACGTCCATATGTATGCTAAACGTTCTTCAACTCCTGCAAATGTTACAGTACGGATAGATAAAATTAATCCAAAAGTAACAACTATATTTTTAGAAACTTTTAAATTAACTGAATTTGAAGAAGTTACCGTCCTTCGTTTTAGAATGACTACCGATGGAAGTATACTTTTGACAAGCAAAGAACCATATGAAATGGTAAAAGAAGAATTACAACATACAGGCGGAAATTTATCAACGGGATATATTAGGAGATAATTATGTGGGAAGGAACAACAGGACTGGCCGCTACTTTTGTGGTTTTGGCCAGTGTATTGTTATGGATTTTTATTAAACCCGACACTAAAGGATGGATTAAGGCAATCGTTATTCCGTTTGTAATTTGGTTTGGTTTTGCAGCGTGGTATACACCTCAAAATCTAATGGGATGGGCTAAAATCACTACATTAGAAGAAGTGCCGGGGAATTCGATAGTTCAGAATATTATGATAATTGAACCAAATAATAATGATAAAGGGGCTATGTATTTTTGGTTAATACCTTTAGAGAAAGAGCCGGATTCTTTGTTTTGGAATCCAAAATATGCGTTTGTATATAATTCAAAGCCCGGAGAACCTCGAGTTTATAAAACACCATATGATAAGGAACTTCATAAAAAATTATTAGAAGCCCAAAAGGAAAAGGGTAAAAACAGGGGAAGCGTATTAATTTTTAAAGGTCTTTTGAAGGGCGAAAAGGGTAAAATGAAAGGAGAAGAAGGTCCGATGAATCGGGAGAAACAACCATTTAAAATATTAAAACCGCAGGATATTTTTATAAAATAGTTTACAATTGCGGTTATTTGTGGTATAATGTATGTTTATGGGAGTAAGTTGTAAGATTGAGACTTTTGTTTGTTGCCGATAGTCATCTTGGCATTTATAAATCTAATGATTTTTATCATAACGTGGTATACAACCTCTTTAGTGAGATTAGGGATGTTTGTATAACTCGTAATATTGATACAATACTGCATTTTGGGGACTTTTTTGATGAGCGTAAAGCCTTAAATACTAAGACCCAAAATGTAGCTCACCGAATAGCCTCAATTCTTGAGGGACTTACCACCTTCATTCTGGTGGGGAATCACGATATTTATTATAGGGATAAGTTAGACCCGACTGCACTTGAGCTGTTTAAAAACTATGACCATATAAACATAGTAGATAAGCAGTTTAAGTTAGGCGATATTGTACTCGTTCCGTGGGGTGTTTTGCCCGATTCAGGATCCGGGTACTGCGCCGGTCATTTTGATATTATGGGGTTTAAAATGAATAATTATTATACCTCAACAAAGGGTATAGACCCCAAAATATTAGGCCGGTTTAAGCACGTTTATAGCGGTCATTTTCATATTCCCAATTCACATAGCAATGTGACGTATTTAGGTTCCCCATATGCTCATACGTTTAATGACGTAGATAGCAGAAGGGGTTATTATATCTGGGAGGATGGCGAACTGGAGTTTATAGAGTTTGAATTTGCGCCGAAGTTTAAAATAATTCATACTTCAACTATAAATAAAGAAGAGGTACAGGGCAATCACGTTAAACTGGTTTTTGATGAAGATTATGGGAGTGTTAAAAATCAGCAAATTATAGACGAGATAATACAACTCAAACCTTATAAACTCCGGCCAGACTTTTCGGGTGTTAAAATTGAGGGTACAGATGAGAGGTTAGAAGAGTCGGAGGCAAGCCTGTTAGACCATCCGAAAATAATTGAGGAGTATATTAACAAAACAGAGTTTCCACCGGCTATAAATAAGAGTACGTTGTTAGGCATGATTACTAAACTTAGGGAGGAAGAATGAATACAGATTATACAGACGGAGATAATGGCAATGGTTGGGTTTATTACGATAACACTGCCGGAATAAAACCTTTTAATAATTGGGATGATATTATACAGGATAAAAACCAAAACATTTATTATGATAATAACAGCAATAACTGGTCATTTACCGTCAGTGATAGCACGACTCAGGAAAAATTACGGCTTTTACAGGAGTTCTGTGTAAACATATATAAAATGTTTGATAAAATGATGATTAAAGAAGCCCATAAGCCCGTTAGGGAAATGGAAAGAATAATAAAAGAGTTAAAGAAGCTTGATGAGCCAGTATGGGTAGACGCAAGCAAGTTTAACAATATAAAGGTGGATTTGGATAATCTGCCAGAGGAGTTATTTGAAATATGAATATGCAACAAATGCAACCACAACCGTTGACTCCAGAGGAGCAACAAAAATTAAAGGAGTGCCAGACTCGTATTGACGCACTATTGTTAGAGTATAATTGCGTACTTAGACCGATTATTACGCTATCAGATACAGGCGTTATTCAATCGGCAATTACCGTCACTGTTAGACGTGGAGGCGTACAGGAATTAAATATCCCGACACCGGAACCGGATATACCCGAATAATAAATGCTTTTAAAGTTAGAAAATGTTAAATTTAAGAACTTTCTATCATTTGGTAGTCGGTTACAAGATGTGCCGCTTAATACAGGCGTTAATATCGTATTAGGCAAAGACTCAGCAACAGGCAGGTCTAATGGTAGTGGCAAAAGTTCATTCCTTGAGACTATTCCGTATGCTTTGTTTGGACAGACGCATAAGGATATTAAAAAGGCGCAGTTAATAAACTGGCGCAGTCGGAAGAACTGCGAAGTTGTTTTGTCGTTTAAAAAAGGCGATGATTATTACGAGGTATTACGGGCGATAAAGCCTGATAAGTTTGAGGTATACGAAAACGGAAGCCTTATTGATTTTACGGGCGTTAAGGATTATCAGCAGACCCTTGAGGATATCATAGGGCTTAATTTTAATACCTTTTGCTCGTTAATTCATTCTAATATAAACAGCTCTATCCGTATACTATCTATGAAAAAAGACGTTAAGCGTAAATTCATAGAAAATGTATTCGGGTTAGAGCTGTATTCGTTCATAGACGTGCGAGCACGGGATAAGTTAAAAAACACCGAACTTAAAATCCAGAAATTGACGGATGATATAGACCGGAACAGTTTATCCATTAAGGAAGCGGTAAGCAGGGCTAATAATTTAGACCAAAAACTAAACCTTATTAAATCTTCAGAAGTGGCGTTAAATGATGCTATTATGGAGTTTACAGATTTAGTTAATAATAATCCCGATATAAACGAAAAATGTAAGGAACTTGATAGTAGGTTAGAAGATGCTGTTAAAGTTATAATTAGAATGCGGGAAATATCAAATAATGTAGATAACCGCATAAGAATGGTAAATAGGTGGATAGTAAAAGGCAATCGGCCTGTCGAAGTTCATTATGAGGATGAAAAGGAATTTGTTCGTGTTGAGACTATGCTAAAAGCGGAACAGGCTAAACTTAATAATTTAATAGACCATGAGCGTTGTCCGACTTGTGACCAGACCTTAAAACATGGTAAAAAGGATATTAAGGCCAATATACAGGCGGATATTGAGCGTTTGATGGGTTATTTGAGCGAGATTAACGATAGGCTGGCTGAAAGTAAAGCAAAAGACGTGCTTAACCGGAAACAAGCGAAATTACGTTATCAGAAAACGGGAGATAAGTTAGATAAATTGAGTAATAGGTTAGCGTCTAAATTGACCCGTTTAGAGAATACGCATAGTTTGCTCCGGGAGGAGCGGGATGGATTGGGGGCCATAGATGCCGCTATCGCTTTAAAAAAGGCCAAAATAGAGGAGTTAAAACGACAGACTGCGTTAGAGGAGTCGGCACGGGAAGAGTTTAGGGCTATGATAGCCACAGAGGAGCAGACCGTAAAACGGCTTAGTGCGGAAAACAGGGAATTGGATAAGAAAGCTAAGACCCTGAGTGTTGTAAAAGATTATTTAGTGGTTATTCGGGATATTTGTAAGGATGAGAATATTAAGCAGTTCGCAATTAGCTCGATTATGCCATATTTAAACAAACAGACTAACCATTATTTATCGGAAGTCGGTTATGGCTTTTATACATTAATTGATAGGTGGTTAGATGCGGATATAAAAGGCCCCGGTGTTACCGGAGCAACATACGGCAGTTTATCGGGCGGAGAAAGTCGGGGCATAGACCTTGCCCTGCAGTTTGCCTTATTAGATATTGCCCGTATACAAGCCGGTATATGGCCGGATATCGTTATTATGGACGAGATACTGGATAGTTCAGTGGACAGTGAGGGTATAGCGAAGTTAACAAGTATTATAAGGTCAAAACAGCACGAAGACCAGAGTAAAATGTTTATAATATCCCATAGGGATGAGATTGACGATTTTTCAGTAGACAATACCTATTATGTTAGCAAAATGGATGGGTATTCAAATGTAGAGGTACAATAATGGCAACTTATTATCATAATGGTGGAACGAGTACATCATATAATTCAAATGATGCGAGTTCTCGATATTATTATAAAGTGGATTATGTTAAATTTCTTGATAATTGGCAGGAAGCAATGGAAGAGGATGATAGGAAAAAAGAGTGGCTTCCAGAAGAGCTGTTTGAGATATGAAATTTGTGTATCCTAAATCATTTAACGAAGCAATGCGGTATTATAGTAATCTTGACCATTGTTCGTGCCGACCGGGTGGAAAGGGATGTCATATTTGTAACCCACAAGAATGGGTACATACGAAGATAAATGAAGGCAATACATATGAGTTTGATATGTGGCAATATAGACCTATAAATCCACCAGAGGGTTATGAAAAACATTTATCAAAAGAAATATTACCGGAGGAATGGTTTGAAATATGAGTGAATTATTTGAAAAATTAAAACAAAGCATAAGTAAGAATGTCGCCGGAGTACACGCCGCAGTATTGGCAGAATCCGATATAGCGACAGCTCGTTATTGGGTTAAAACACCTGCGTTAGACCTTAACCGGATTCTCTCAGGAAGCCTTAATTTGGGTATCCAGAGTCGGAATTTAGTCGGCATAGTTGGCCCGGAGCATAGTATGAAGTCATCTTTTATGATTTTGTGTATGGTGGAAGCTCAAAAACAGGGTAAGGACGTGGTTATTATAGATACCGAAGGTGGTATTACTAAAGAATTTTGTGAGCGTTGGGGTTTAGATACGAATAAGGTATTTTATACCTATACGCCTTTTGTGGATGAGGTTAAATCCATTTTAGGACAGATTAGAGAATCGGGTGAAAAAGATATGGTTATAGGGCTTGATTCAGCCGGTGGATTGGAACGCAAAAAGCAATTTACGGATGCCGCAAAGGGTGAATTAAAATCCGACCAAGGCCTGCTACAAAAAGATATTAGGGGGATGCTTAAACTATTTCTTAATATTTGCGTGGCGCAAAATTCAATAGGTATTGTATGTGGTCATTTATACGGCAAACCCAGTCAGGGTGTACCAATGCCCGACCAGATAGGCGGAGGAAAGGCCATGAAGCTGTTCCCATCTATTTTAATACAGCTTTATAAACAGACCCTTTATGAATTTCCTAATAAGAAAGGTAAAGAAAGGGGCAATGTGATAGGCAGTGAGATTACAGCTACTACTATTAAAAATCGCTATTATCCTCCTTTTCAGACGGCTACGGTTAAGTTAAATTACATTGAGGGTATCCAGACTCACGCAGGAATTTTAGACCTCGGGATTAAGGCCGGAATTATAGAGAAGAAAGGTTCGTGGTATAGTTATGGTGATAATCGATTAGGTCAAGGTGAGGTTAATGCGGAAATGGCTATTATGGAGTTCGATAGTATTTTAACCGATTTAGATTCATGGTTAATGGATACTGGATATAGTACGGTTAACCAACAAGTTAAGGAAGCGGTAGAATTATTAGACGAGGAAGAAAGTGGTTAAAAAAGCGTATCCTCATACAGGTCTTTTAAAGCGTTTGAATAAATACTATGATAAAATAGCATGGTTCGCAAAACATAGTGAAAAAGGAACGAGACCTGAACTTGAGGAAGCGATGGAACTTATTGAATCGGAAATAAAAAGGATAGAAGCGGAAAAGGAAGCAAAAATAGACGAGGTATTTAAGTGAAAATAATTATTACAGGCGGAGCTGGTTTTATTGGTCATCATATAGTAGAGCATTTTCTTAAAACAACCGATTGGGATATTGTTAGTTTTGATAAGCTAACATATGCCTCAAACGGTTTTGACCGTATACGGGATATTAATGCCTATGATAATAAAAGGGTGACTATGTTTACGGGGGATATAACGACCCCAATAACACCGGGAGTGGCCAAAGAGGTGGAAGATGCGGAATATATCCTCCATTTAGCTGCAGAGACGCATGTGGATAGGTCTATAAGCGACCCTGAGCCATTTGTGCGCTCGAATGTGATAGGTACTATGTATATGCTTGATTTTGCTAAGACCCTTAAAAACCTTAAAGCGTTTTGCCTGTTCAGTACGGATGAGGTATTCGGGCCCGCATTAATGTTAGATACGGTTGTTCCTAAAGTACCACGTTATCCAGAGGGTTATAAATTACAATTAAAAAAGACATATAGGGAGTGGGATAGGTATAATTCCACAAATCCATATTCGGCTACAAAAGCGGCCGCTGAACAGTTGACCCTTGCGTATATGAATACATACGGGTTGCCGGGATTTATTGTACATTGTATGAACGTATTTGGGGAACGCCAACATCCTGAAAAGTTTATTCCGTTATGTATACGAAAAATAAGAGATGAAGAAGAGATTACAATACACGGCTCACCGGATGGTAAGACTTCGGGAGCACGGTTTTATATACACGCCAGAAATGTTGCGAATGCCGTACACTGGCTGTTGGAGAGGTTTGAACAAAGAGAAATATATAATATAGTTGGGGAAAAGGAATTAACAAATTTAGAGGTAGCACAGACAATATCAAAAATTATAGGTAAAAAATTAAAGTATAAAATAACAGATTTTCATAGTAGCAGACCGGGACACGACCTTCGTTACGCATTAGACGGCACTAAGTTAAAAAATATGGGTTGGGAGATACCTATGAGTGTTGAGAACTCCATTAAAAGCACAGTTAAATGGATGTTAAAACACGAGGAGTGGTTAAAATGACAAAGCGATGTATTGAAGGCTGTGAATTTTTAAAACTGAAAAAGGATGGATTAAACCGGATGTGGTGCGACTTATATGAGCAAATACTCGCATGGGGTTGGGCGTATATACCGGGAGATTATACAGAAAACGCAAAAAATAAAGCAATTCTTGTAAATAGATGTGACGAATGTATAGAAGAAGATAGAATATATAGCATATTAAAGGATTTAGAGAATGAAACAGAAAAATTGGATTAGCATATTACGATTAGAAGATAAGGATGATTTTAGCGTAAAACTGAAAAAGGGAGACGTGTTTTTATATGGGACACGGATGACCGAGCAACAGCAGACTAAAAAAGTGGGAGACGATATAACCTATTTTACGGTTATACAGAAAAAGGATAAAAGCGTTGAATACGCACAAGTATTTGACGTATTAGAGAAGGATAGTAAGGAGGAAAAAGATGGCACAACCTAAACCAATTCACGTTTTTAGGTTTGATTATGACCTAAACGGAAACCAATGGACTGCTTATATTGCGGCCTATGGCCAAGAGGATGCACAACAGTATTTAAGTGATACTGTTGGTCATGTATCTATTAATTCAATCGGACAGGAATGTCCGCTTCACGCAGTTTCTAATAAGGTTAGGGCCTCTATTGCGGAGACCTCAAAGAGGAAACCCGGTAGACCGCCCAAAGAGCCTCAATAATGATGTTAGGTGTTTTAAACATCCGACCCGATTTAAAAGCCAAACTATCTCAGTATTTTGAGGTAGCCGAAAGCGGTAAAACAGACGGGCTTTTTATAGATTGGGTTCCTAAAAGCAGTGACGATTTTACAAAGCAAGCTGTAATGGTTGAAGAGTACGTTAAAAAGGGTATACCGACTGTTTTATATGATAGGTATTTAACCATAACGACTCAGGAATATATGTGGCTTAGAAAATTTAATGTTACGTTTTTTGAGCCGGTTATAAACCATCGAGCAGGCTTTGAATTTTTGCCTCAGTGGACGGAACCTTATAAATGGAAGCATACCGAAGAAACTCGTGAGATAGATTTGGCTTTTAATGGGGTTATAAAGGACAAGATAGCGTCCTTTGAAAAGTATTATGGTACATACGCAAGCCTTTTCCCCGACAAACGGGTTATATACGAGTCATCACCGGCTGGTATGCCGTTACCTATTAAAACAGAAAAATGGGCTAATAATAATTTAGTTCATCAACATTTTAGTTGGGGAAGCGTTAATTTTACGGTATTAATAGGTACTTTATTTGACTATAAAAGAGGGTATCTGCGTGAAGACTTATTTGATATTATGCGAAAAGGTGTAATACCCTTATGTCCGATAGAGCATAGATTTTACGGCAGTATGTTCCAAGACCTCGTTATAAAAGACGAGCGTGATTTAGATTATTATGTTGGGACGTCCTCAATGCGTAAAGTTGGGGGAGTTTTAATAGAGGAGATATTTGAGAATATGCTTAAATATTATCCTGAGTTTAGTATAGATTATACTGTGGATAGACTAAAGGAGTGTTTTAAATGAAGAAATATGAGGTAATATATGTAGCTCACCGAATAGACTCAACGGATATAGTTGATGCCGATGGTTTTGATGTAAAGCAAGGTGTTTTGTTTTTTTATAAACAGGGTACACATACTCAATGGTTAATACAGGCATATAATGATTGGCAAAGTGTTAAACAGATACGGGAAGAGGGGGAGAGGCCAGCTTTTGCTCCTTTTGCTTTGTCTGAAGCAAGAGCCAGAGCAATTATTGAAGAATCTATGGGAGATACCAGTGTTTGATGATTTGGTTAAGAAAAAGGAAAAAAATAATAATAGCCAAATTAAAATTTTTATAAAGTGTATTAGCTGTAACAGGCAGATACTTAAAGGTACAAAATGTCCGTGGTGTAACCCACCAGAGAGAGAGGAAGCATAATGGGTGATTTTGACGATATTTTAGGACCGGATGAGTTCGAAAAAGAAGAAGAAAAAGCCCCGATAAAACCTTCATTTCAGAAAATATGGGAGGCTTACGAAAGGTCTAAACGAAAATGGGATAAGGAGTCAGATGATGAGCCAGAAAATACAGGTTGTTAAAGAACAAAACTGTGAGAACACAAAACCCCGTTTATTAGTGGTTACTCCGCTATTACCGGGGCATAAAATAAGCAAGCAGACTAAGAGGACTATTAAAAATAATCTTTTACCGCTTGTATGGATAGCCTCAGAAGGGGATAATAACATTCCGACCAATTTAGAGTTAGGGCTAAAATGGTATAAGGAGAATCATGAGGAGATTCCGTATTATTTTATGCTTGATAGGGATATCGAGTTAGGTAAGCATTGTTTAGATAGATTATATGACGCTATTACGGCCGCACCGGATTATATAGCTTTCGCATATGCATCTTTTAAATATAGAGGGCATATTAACGCAGATTTTCCGGCCAGACCATATGATATAAATGCGTTAGTACAGCACAACTATATATCTTCAAATTCTATGTTTAAAACGGTTATTACCGAAAAGGTGGAGTTGGTTAAAGAGGATGTATATAAACGATTATTAGATTGGGCGTTTTTCTTAAAACTATTTTATAATGAATATTTTGGCGTACCAGTACCGACTGCGGAGTTTGTAGCACATTCAACTGAAAGCGATATATCAGCTCGCAGCCCGGAGGATTATCAGGCAAAGCGTAAATTGGTTATAGAGCACTTTGTAATGCCGATTATTAGGAAGCATCAAAATGCGAGTTAAACCGGATTTTGATTACCCATTCAAATGGTTTATAAAACACTGGGATTGGGTTGTAACGGGATTGGTTGTTTTAGCCTGTGCAATCGGTGTGTATATTTTTTGTTGGGCTATGTTCCATGATTTTGGTATATTTGAGTCAGCATGGCCGCCGTGGCCTTTTAATAAATAAATATTATTATGGGACTAATATGCAATCAAACAGAATATATGTATGCCGGTATTTTGCGGTATGAGAAAAAGTATGTAAGCAAGAATCCTAAAAAATTGCAAGAGATTAAAAGATTTATAGAAGGTCTTGCGGCTCATAATAAATTTTCTGTACATATGTTAGCATACTATAAAGCCTTTTATGAACCAGATTGGAATTGGAGTCAGTTTGGATTATATCAGGATGGTGTTAATTATGCGAAGGAACTGCGGGATAAGGCCGATGAGATAATCCGTAAAAAGGTAAAAATAGATGGTTTTGATACTACCAAAATGCCTCAAGTTTTACATAAAGATGGATATCGATTGGTAAACGGTTTTGCTAATATCTATTTTAAATGCCAAAAAATAATAAGCAATATGGAAGAGGATGAGAGGGAGTATTTTGAAGGTGCTGTAATATCTCCGCTTTTAAGGGCATATAGTATGGCTGAACGTATTGAGGAAAAAATTAAAGAATATGAAAAAAGACCTGATTCACCTCAAGCCGTAAAAAAGATAACAAATCAGAAGGGAAAGTTTGATTATGAGCCTGAAAAAATGGCTTGTGAATATCGGGAAGAAATGCTCTCAAAACATTCTTAAAGGTCAAATAATTCATCCCAAGTTAGGGAGTTAAGATTAGTGGGGACTACTTTAGGTGGTTCCCATAATACTTTTCGGGAGGCTTCGGCTTCAACGACCCATTCCGGTATTTGATTCGGGTCTTTTACAAATACATCATCAAGTTTCCATACATCATCATCTGGATTTGGCTGACGGGTTTGTACAATTTCCACAACGGGTTCGTCATTATCCACTACTAAAACAGTTTCCGGTTCTGGCACATCTTCATCGGGCAAATCCTCTTCAATCCACTCAAACCATTCACGCCATGCTTTGAATAACGTATTGCCACGTGCGCTAACGACCTTGAATAAATCAGGGTCTATGATTTGCCGTTGACGGTTTTTGGCTAACTCTATTTTGACCTCTTTTCCGAAATAAAATTCCGTTACCCATAGAGTCATGCCCCGATAGGCAAGTTGCCAGTGGCGTTGATTATGACCATGACGGAACATTTCTCTCATATCCGTCTCACGGCAATAGGTATAAATTACATCGGTAAGGTTTTTAAGTTTAGCTCGCATTTTCTAATTTACAATCCTTATGTATTTTGTTTAGGTCAGACCATTTACTTTCGTCAATTAAAATGATGCCAAACTTATCGCAGATATCAAATGGCTCAATAAATCCACCACCATTATCCTCTCGGCGATAGGGACACTCTTTACAATTTTTAACTTTTATTATTTTCATAGTATGGATATATTAACACAACGGGTTTAAGTTGTAAACAAAAAAGTGTTAACCAGTATAGATTTTTTTAGTTTTATTTACAATATTTTAATGTTGTGGTATAATGTCCCTGTAATATTAAGTATTTGAGGGGTTTGCGATTAAATGTTTTTTTATCTCCTTTCTTTTTCATTTAATCAAAAACCCCTCACTTTTTCTGTTTACAATTTGGAGTTGTTGAGTTATAATGTGTTCATGCTGTGGCACGATGTTCGTGCTTCAATGTTTCTCACCTCCTTTATTTTGGGCAGCCCCTAACGCTTTTTACGGTTAGGGGCTTTCCTTTTGTTTACAAGTGACCACAAATGTGTTATTATTATTAAAAATAGGAAAGGAGACGAGTTATGAACGAATTTGATTTGTGCGTAATGATATGGGGTTTAATGTTGTTTTCAGCCGTTTTAATTGATTATCATATTATAAGAAAGCGGATTGACCCCAAGGCAGTGGAAGCCCGTTATCAGGCATATCGAAAAGCCGAAAAAGAAAAACGGGAAATTGAAAACTGGAAGCGATGGGGACTGGCTATCAATGGACAGACCCTTGAAGGCAATTACGTTAAACCTAAAATAGAGGATTGGGTACGATGAAATTTAGCACTTGGTTACATTTAACATGGGCTATTGCACTCGGTATTGTGGCATCTAAAGCCTTGTGGATTGTTATACATTTTATTGCAATGCTGTTAACAATGGGTATTGGGTCATCACGAATGCCGGGAATTTAATATAAGGAGAGTTTATTTATGCCAAAGTTCGAGATTTTTAAGGACAAAAAAGGTGAGTATCGTTTTCGCTTAATAGCAAAAAACGGGCGCACCATTGCGGTATCAGAAGGTTATAAATATCGTAAAAATGTTTTAAGAGGTATTAACTCAGTCCGTGAAAACTGTATGGACGCTGAAATGGTCGAAGTTATTGATTAAAAAATACCTTCATATTATTATAGCTATCCCTGTGGCTTTTTTCCTTGTGGGATTATTGTACGCAGGGATAGCTGTTGCCTTTCTTTATAGGTGGTGAGAATGAATAAGATAGAATACTGCTTAAATGTAGCAAGAAGAAGTGTAGCCAGTGCAATTGTATTTAAGGTGCTTGGTGATAGGGCTAAAATGGAGTACCATATTAAAAAAGCCGAAATCTATACTGGAGCCGCATATAAGTTAGTTTACGGTGTAACTGAATCAATTAATTTTAGTCGACCGAGATAAGGAGATTGTTATGAAAAAGACGATTGCTATTCTATTATGCGTTGTTTTTTTGGTATCGGTTTTTGGTTGTGCAACTGCTAACCGAAGACAGCAAGGCGCAGGATGGGGTGCCGCCGTTGGTGGAACCATAGGCGCACTTGCGTGGCAGAGTAATTCGTGGCTTGGTTTGCTTATAGGAGCAACCGCAGGAGCTGTGGCCGGTATGTTAGTCGGGGACGCAATTGACCAACAGGAACAGGCTGCAATTCAGGCCGCTAAAGAAGATAGGCGTGTTGTTTATTATGATAAAAACGACAGGGCAGTTGAGGCCATGCCTATTAGTTCTAACCAACATACCCATTGTAAAAAGGTGAGAACCCGTATTTGGGAAAACGGGGAAGTTGTTAGCGATAAAATACAAGAGGTATGTGAGGCGACAAAAGATACGCCTACTTATTTAGAGTAATATGATATATTTTGAAAGTGCGTCAGGGACGCTACATCAAGGACATGTTTTAGATATATTAAAAACCTTACCGGAGAAGTCCGTATATACTTGCGTGACTTCTCCGCCTTATTGGGGGCTTCGTGATTACGGAACCCTTCCACTCGTATGGCCCGGATCCGGGCTACCTAATTGTGAGCATAATTGGGAACCAATCGAATTAAAATCCAGAGGGGGAAAAATAAACCCTGATAATCCAGATGCCAAAATGGTGCCGCAACGACAGGCGCAAGGAGATTTGCGTGGTAAAGGCATAAGGTCTAATATATGCCATCGGTGCGGTGCGTGGTTAGGTTCTTTGGGTTTAGAAGACCATCCCGATAGGTTTATAGAGCATTTAGTGCAGATTTTTAAGGAAGTTCGCCGTGTATTGAGGGACGATGGTACTCTCTGGCTTAATTTGGGCGATACATACGCTGGTGGCGGATATCGGTCTCGTACAAAGGCCCGAAACGAACAGGAAGGATGGAAGGGGAGTAAACAGGAAACCAATAAGGGTACATCCGGTTTTTTAACGGAGCAAGTGGTTACGCCAGACGGGTATAAGCCTAAAGATTTAATGGGCATTCCGTGGCGTACTGCTATCGCTTTACAAGAGGATGGATGGTATTTACGCAATGATATAATTTGGGCTAAACCAAATCCTATGCCCGAATCCGTTACCGATAGATGTACCAAATCGCATGAGTATATCTTTTTGCTATCTAAAAATAAGAATTATTACTTTGATAATGATGCTATAAGGGAACCCCATGCGGACGCAAATCGTATGAATTTTACACCGGGGTCACGGCTACATGGGAATGACCCCGATAGAAATGATAACGATATGGCTGAACGCTATAAAACGAAGTATGTGGGTAAAGGTGAATATGGCGGAGGCGGAACCAGTTTTGTGGGGCATAGTGGTAATTTTAAAGCTGATGGTACGCCTATTGGTCATCCCGGAGGGCGTAATAAAAGAACGGTCTGGACGGTCACCCCGAAACCATACAAGGGTGCTCATTTTGCGGTGTTTCCGCAGGAGCTGATAACCCCTTGCGTGTTAGCCGGAGCACCGGAGAATGGGAGAGTTTTAGACCCATTCTTCGGTTCCGGCACGACCGGCTTAGTGGCTGAAGAATGGAATCGTAAATGGGTAGGGATAGAGTTAAATCCAGAATATTGCGAATTGGCTCAAAAGCGGTTAGCCAATATATCTGCCGCAAAAAACGTAATAAATGAACTTTTTCTCTAAAGTTTCCCTTGACAATGCCGATATCAATAGTGTAAGATAAAGGTATAATAAAAAAGGGAGATAAAAATGAGGGAGATTAAAGCTAAATATAACGGAACCTGCAAGACCTGCGGTAAGGAAATTAAGATAGCCGATCCGATAGTCAATGTAAACGGAGTATGGGTTTGCTTAGAATGCGCTGAGAAGTTTGTACCGGAACCCGAACCGGAGTGCAAGTTTGAACCTTTTTATAGGGTTAGTTTTAGACCGCAAATTAGGGATAGTTACTGCGACCCGACCCGTTCACGGACTTTCAAAACGGAAGCGGAAGCCATTGAGTTTGCGGAGACCTTAAAGGGTATGTACAGGGACGTTATTTATGCTTATGGCGAGAAAAAGGTTTATGACGCCATCGTTCTTAAATATAAAACGATAGCCAAATGGGGACGTAAAACGGTTAACGGTAAAAAGGTTATAGGGAGAATTAAATAATGGCCAGATTACTAATTAGCGGTAAAGAATACGATGCTCCGGTTATTGAAATTAAAGGTGGACATCTTATAGTCGGGGATATTGATATGGGCGTTATAGGTTATGAGTGTTGTATTAAAAGACTTGACGCTGATACGGTTTTTACAGTTATTGAGCCGGGGCATCTGCGATGGGAAACGGTATAATATGAAAATTAAACATACAATTGAATCAATACGTTTAGAATATAAATTAGGTCGTGGCGTTGAATTATCTAAAGATGTGGCTAAAGTCATATTAGAGGGTAGATTGCGCCATGATGGAGTGCCCGAAAAGGAGATACAAAAAATATTAAAAAAGGGGGAATAAATCATGGGTAGCTGTTGGTGTACATGTCCTATTTGCGATAAGGATATGGAAGATTGTGAATGTTTATCCGATGAGGAGCTTGAAGCCGCTGATTTTTTTGAGTATAAGGAAGCCAAATGGGAAGATTTCCGTGGGGCTATTATTTTCTGGCTTATTGTGGTCGGTATAGTGCTTTTCGGTATCGTTCCGTGGGTAGTCGGAGTCATAGCAATTCTATTTTAAGGAGAATTGTTATGTGTTATGATGAGAGTAAGAGCGATTTAAGAGTTAAATTAATAATGACCTTTTTGGTTATATTAGCCATTATAGGTGGGGCTTTTATTGGTTCAGCGTGGGGTTTTAGTGAACCTTTGCCTGAACCCAGTGAGGGCATAACCGTTAAAGACGTTAGTGGTGTTGTTTGTACTATTCCGGTTGATGAAGAGATTTATGTCTATTCACGTAATTTTGGGGAATATATGATAACCTCTTTTGAAGACCAATATGTAAATGTTGTTCAAATTTGGAGTAAAAACGGAAAGCCTGATGTAATTACATTTGATATCAAAGGATTTATTCATAATTGTCCTCATCATGGTCGTGAGGTTATTGATAGACTAACCGGATGGGGCTATGCGGAGCTAAAAAAGGATAATTGTAGAGGCCTGTCAGAATAAATTTAAAAGGTTTTTTGGTAATTAAGGTAATTAAATTGATAATTATTAGGGTTTTTGACCCAAAAACGACCCCAAATATGGGTCAAAAATAGCCTCAAATTCCCCGAAATATCCGCCCGGACATATATACCTGAAAAACGCCAAAAAACGCAGTATACAATATATCTATTATTTACTATACTATATGCGGACTTAGGGGCATATTGGCTAAATAAAAGCGTTATAATACGACTTGTGAGCCAATGAGAGGGGTTTAGGGATTAGAAATTAATTATGGGGGTTTTTGAATAATTATGGATGATGATAATTATGCGTACAATATACTCGTATTTATGGAGTATTGGAATTTATGTTTATCTCCCACTATGTTTAATACGGTAAATATTGAGAGGATATTATGAAATGTTCAATGTGCGGTATGAATACACCGAAGCATATGCAGGTGAAATTTACCGAAGTGGAGTATTTAAATGAGCAAGTGTTTTTAGCTTTAAACGATATAGTATGTAAAAAATGCTATGTGCTTTTTAAAATAATGAGGTTATTACAGAGAAATGGTTGATGCCTGTGGCGTAGATGATATGCCTAAACAAAAATGGGACGATAGCGGCTATTGTATAGTTAGACCCGGCCAAAGTTGGGTTCATGCTGGCTGTGAAAAATATACACCAAATGACGATAAACATGTGCATTGTAAATGGTTTAAAGATAGCTGTGAGTACCGTTGTATATGGCGAGATTATATGAAGGAGATTTTTGATGACTAAAGATATAAAAGGGGCTAAATGGTATGGCGTTTTGAATAAATCGGAACCAGTCTGTGTTCCGGCACCGAGTAGCCGATATGACCCCAATTCTCCTGCGGTTTTAAAAGGTGAATATGGGGAAATGATAGGTGATGACGTTTTATTAAAAAACGGTTATCAATTTTTAAGACCGCCTGAGAATGAGGGAAGACCGCATAAAATTGACCGCTATGTAGGGGGAACTTTTGGATTTGTTGAGTTTAAGACTAAAGAACCTTTTTTCTATCAAAACGCATTAAGAACGGGATTTAATCAACCTAATTATGAAATATATATGCGTGAGTATAATGAGACCAATATCCCCGTTACGGTACTGTTTGTAGACTGCCAGATTAAATGGATATACGGGGGAGATTTAAAATGGTTAGATGAAAACTGCGACCCTGTAATTACGTCAAATAATATTAGGGTTTATACCCAGTTTCCGATGATTAAATATTGGCCGATTGATAGTCAAATATATGGCGTTTTAATTGAGAAAGTATTGGCTAATACAAATAAAAATACCGGCGAATATAATACGGCTGATTTTCAGGTTAAGTAAATAAATAGATTATGAAGCCTCTCCATCAACCTTCTCAGGGTTGTGCAGATGGACCGTTATAGTCGGAGAGGCTTCTCCTTTCTTATTTCCTAATATTAGTCTCAATACAATTTTTTTACATTTTCTTTAATATGTGGTATAATAGGAATATGGATTATTGTAAAATTTGTAATAAAAAGACAGATAAATATATAGTAAAAGGTATATTTGGTGATAACGAACCTCCACGAAGAGTCGGGATAGATTTAAGGTATAAAACCAATATAGAAGTATGTCCTGAATGTGGATTTATGAAATTACTCGGCTCAGACCTTCCTTTTACCCAAATGCGATATAAAGGCTATCCACCAGTTAGCATAGATGATATTAAAAAAATAGATACCGAACAAATAATAAATGAAATGGAATTGCCTCTTATTCACTCAGAAGAGATAAAAATATGGGTGGAGTTTGATATATTTAAAAATAACCTTTTTGAGGTGGATGTTTTAACGGACGGCATAACCTTTGACCATGTTAATTATTATAGGTTAGTTCATTTTATGCTTCTTCCGTTAGAGAAACGAAGATTAATAAGCGGTACATTTAAATGTCCATTTATAGAAATAGCCATAGAAACTTTTGAGCCTCGTCCGTGGTTTTGGGATGGTAGACGGAGATTTTCGTTACTTCATTATTTGGGGGTAAAAAGAATACCAGTTGCGGTTTTAAAGGATAATTTAGAAATAGCTGAAAATCATGGGTTTAAGTATTATAAGGATTAAAAATGTTTGACGATATATTAGATAAAGAAAAAGATTACGGCAAATGCGGTGAATGTGAACATATAGCAAAGCAGAATAAGCCTGCTATTGTGCCTAACCGCTATTGTCCTGTTATTAAAAAATATGTACATTTAGAACAATTTGGATGTATGGAGTTTAAGAAGTGATAGCATATAAACTTTTACGGAAACGGAAAGATGGTACATATGGACCATTATATATAGAGAGAAGGCGCAGAGTGCCGATAGGGGAATGGGTTGAGTCTAATGCGGTTAGAACGAAGGGCTATAAGTATAGACCCGGATGGCATTGTTGCCATAAGCCCGAAGCTCCACATATTAAAGATAAACCGGAACGGGTATGGGCAGAGGTGGAAATAAAAGAATATGACGCTTTTCAGCGACCCGAAAATCAGGGCGGTCTTTGGTATATAGCAAAATGGATGAAAATAAACAAAATTATTGCATAGTTAAAGTCGGGGATTTATGGGGCAAATGTGACCTTTATAAAGGAACCGAATATTTTAATGATGAGGATAAAGGGGGCCGCTGTAAATATTATTATGATAGTGAATTAAGCATGAATGCCTTTTGTCATTATTATACATTTTTAACTGATAAGGATTTTGAATTATGAAACAATACAAAGTACACTATAATCGTGGGTTTTCTGCTCCTGTTTTTGCCGATGGGTTTTCACATGCCACCAGTGACCATTTATGCTGTTTTTATCGTTATGCTGAAAACGGCACTAAAGACTTTTTTAAGTGGGTAAGTGTTTATAATATTCTTAGTATTGAATTGATGCCTGATGATGAATCTTAAAAAATGTTGGTTTTGTAGAGGGGTTTTTTGGAAACGAAGTTGGATACCTTTATGCGCCAGTTGCCGTAAAGGTATATGGAGATGTTGTCGATTAGGAGGGCATAAACATTCCGATACAAATATATCCTAAATATAAGGTCATATTTTTTGGCCAAGATAAGTGCGCTTCAGAGAATATAAGGCGCACTTTTGGTATAAACGAATCAGCACCACCGTTTAATGGTAAGACTATTCCCGGTTTGTTAGGTACTCCTATACTAAGGAATAAAAAACCCGACCTTGCGCCATATAGGGATTATTATAGGGTTACATTTATCCGTAACCCGTTTGACCGTATGGTATCTGCTTATTATTACAACTTACAGGTCGGTATTAAACACGATTCCTTTAGCCATTATCTAAAAACGAGAGATAAATGGCTCACGCCTTTTAATAAGCATATGCCCTATAATTTTGTGGGTAGGTTTGAATCCTTATATGAGGATTATAACCGTTTATTGGGCATATGGGACATACCAGTACCCGACCCTCATCCGCTTGACATAGGCCGACAAAATAAGAGTAAACTCCGACCTAAAAAACATTATCGGGAGTATTATACGGACGAATTGAGGGAACTGGTAGCCCGTCAGTATGCCCAAGATTTAAAGATTTTCAACTATGACTTCTAATAGGGTATAGTTGTCTTTCTTTAGCCTCAAGAATGCGCCTAATAATCAACCGGACGGATTTATGCGCTATTTCATCCCTTGACCTATCCGGGCATCTGTAAACCGGATTTTTCCTTCGTTCGATTCCCATAATATACCTCCTTAATCCCTAATAAGGTAATTAGCAGAAATCGTGCCAAGATAGGGTTTTTCTGGTTGTTTTTCTGTAATGGTTACTTTAATTCCGGGACCTTCTGGGCGGCCTAATGATGTTACCTTAATGGTGCAGCCGCCCGTCAATAGCCAGATTGCGTTAAGCACTAACGCAGTGATTAGTACTCGCACTAAAGCAGTCATTTTTGTTCTCCTTCTTTTTCGTCAGCCTAATATTGACGGTTACGGACTATAACATAAAGGTTCTAAATTGTAAACAAAAATTTCCCATTATTATTACCTTTTTTACATAAGGCGCAAATATCATTAATAAAATCCATTTACAATTTTAACTGATTGTGTTATAATATATAAAAATTTGTATAGAATAAGTAGGGATGTAAGTCCGTATCGTTGTCGTCAAATCCACTATGTGGTGGCATCGTTAAGATTAAATTCCGGCATTCCCTACAACCATTAAGGTGGTTTATGATGTTTGATGATATTTTGCCCCAAGAAAGACCGTTTTATAAAATGGTCTCCGAAGGTTGGATAAATGTAGATTTAACCGACCTTAAAAAAGGAGATGTTTTTTATACCATACATGAACCCCATAAACATCAACTTGCCACGAGCGACCCCTTTACAGATGGTACAGGAGAGTGGACTATCACATCCCAAAGCGTAAAAATCCATGAGGTAAAATTATGAAGAAAATATATATCGTTTTTAGAGAAGAAGGTGTGTATGATGATTATCGTACTGTTAATATAAAAGCCTTTTATAATAGAGGTAATGCTAAACAGTTCCGAAGTAAGTGTAATGCTGATGCAGAACGTATAAAAGCCGAAATTAAAAAATTAGAAGAAGAGCATGATAAGCTATGGACTTGGGAGCAAGAAGATACGCCTGAATACGAAGAATGGTCATTGGGTTATTGTGACCGGATTAATGAAATTTACAGTAGCGGTGAATATGATAAATCAACCATAACCACTTACGAGGGTTTAGAATATAAAATTGAGGAGCTTGAAATAGAATGAAAAGGGGTTTTACATTAATCGAATTAATGGTTGTTATCATAATAATGGGCATACTGGCTATGATAGCAATCCCGAATTTTTTAAAATATATGGATAGGACTTTACAAAAATCGCCGATTGAAGAACGGTATGTGCCTAAAAAAAATGACCATATAGGAAATTATTAAAATGAAAATTATACTTTATTGCCTTATAGCGATTTTGCTAATAGCCATCTTTTTCCTTGCTAATATAGTTAATGGCGGAGGTTGTAATGTTTAACGATATATTAACACCTGATATACCTAAAAACGATGCCGACTTATATGAATTCTGTTGCCATTTAACGAAGGATGAGCATGGGGATACAACTATATGTATGTGGTATTATCAAGGCAAAGTTGACCCTAATAAATGTATACATTCAACTAAAGAGGGGTTTTGTCTTAAACGCCTATTAAAGAGAAAATAATGTTTGATGACTTGTTACCTAAAAAACCCGTTTTAAATGAAGCCGATTTCAAAAGGCTTATATGTACGGAATGCGATGACGTAGAGGATTGTCGTACTAACGGCAAATATTTACAATCTTGTATGAGTCACTGGACTCCTGAATTATGGGAAGAATATTTCAAGATTTAAAAGAAAGGGAAGGTAATGTTTGACGACTTATTAAAATCTATACAACACGAAGCTATTTGTATGGTCAGACCCGATGGCCTGCCGAGAGAGTGTAAGCATTTTGAGCCTTCAGGGGATACCAATTGGTGCGATTTTTATAACTCTAAAACCTTACAAGGTGGAAACGGGGAGATAAGCATAACAATATGGTGCTCTTGTCCTATTAAGCCGGAGGATTAAAATGGAATGGGAAGATGAAGAAGAATATAGCCGTTATCGATGGGAAGATGATGATGATGATGATGATGAAGATGATGATGAAGAGATGCCGCCGGTGTGGGATAATGATACATGGGATATAACGGATGAATATGAAGAATACCCATGTAAGCCTGTTTCCAAATGGAATGAGTGTAAACATTTTGTGGAAAATCATAATGGTAATTGTAAATACGTTATATGGAAGCATCGGGACGATGATGTACGCTTTTGTCGTATAGGCCAAAAATTAAAAAATAAAGAATTGCATAATAACGCAAAAAACACGGCTGAAACTATTATAGCCGATTTATTGGATGATATAGATATATGACGATAGCACAATTTATAATACTAATTTTCTGGGCGCATTTTATAGGCGATTTTATCTTTCAAACGGAAAATATGTCTATGAATAAAAGCAAGGATTCGATGGTTTTAGCGACCCATTGCTTCGCCTATATGATACCGCTTTTGTTTATTAATGTATGGTGGGGCTTATTAAACGGTTTGCTCCATTTTCCCGTGGACTATATAACATCGAGAATCACATCTAAACTATACGCCAAAAAGGAGTATCACTGGTTTTTCGTTGTTATAGGCTTTGACCAAGCTGTCCATATGACCGTTTTAACGATGACTTTTTGTTGGGTTTTTTACGCATGAAAGGGGTTATTTATTAATGACGATAATACACGAAAATACCAAGGATTTTACTAAAGCCGATTTTGAAGTGAGACCTTTTGAGAAGGGCTTATGGTATATAACTATGATGAGTAGAAATGTTTTAGACAAACATCATGCGAGTTTAGGGCTTTATCTGCATAAGGACGGTACAGTTCACGATATTTGTGGTACTCAAAATATGTGGTCTCAAGAAGAAGCCGAAGCGTTTTTAGATAGCCAATTTCCACCATTACCGGATGACCTGTTTGAGATAATATGAAGGGAGATAGCAATGGATAAATTTGACGAGTTTATGGCTAAAGTGTATAAGGACAAAACGCTTAAAAAAATCTATGATGATTATATCATAAAGGACATAACCTTTAAAGAATTCGTGGACAGCCGGGTGCTCCAAGCCTATGGTACGACCCGTGTAAGGAGCATAAAGGGAATAAAGGCTAAAATCGAAAAGGAAATAATGGAGTGAGCACCTCTGCAACGGCATATATTTGTGATGAATAAAGAACCTTTCAATAAATACATACCTAAAAGAGGCTAACTGAGGCATCGGCAATTTTTTTTTATCGACCCATCAATGCCCCTTATGCCCCTATAACTCCCCAATAGTCATCCCCAAGTCGTAATATAAGGAATAACTCGCACAAAATAAGCCCAAGATAGCCCCTGTGAGGCCATATATCGAGCGTTTGAGGGTGCGTTAGCCCCTTATCGCCTGACATATAGCGTACACGGGAATAAAATCTGTACTCTCCAAGTTGGCGTTTCGGACAAAGTAGCATTTTATCAAAGAAACAAAGGGGTATACGCAGGCGCAAAAAATGGAGTATAGGGGGGAGCGGGGCATTTATATGCCCCAAAAATCCGCCTCCGGTATATCGCCACCCCGGACACATAGGCCGCCGGCGGCACCCCTGCCCGAGGGTCATTCGGCGGCTGAATCCCCTTCAGCGTAGGCCACACTGGCCCCGCTTCAGTCACTGAATCCCCTTCAGCCACCCAATGACGCAAATTGTCACTACTAAAGTGTACACTCAGGGTGCCTGCGTAGGCCATGTGTACACTGTAGTGTACACCAGAGTTTACATAATAAGATATTATAGGACGTTACATAGCACATGAGTGCACTATTGTATACGTTAAAGGGATGACGCAGGCTTAATGTATACAAGAGTGGGGTGAGCGGGGCCTTATGGTGACGTAATGCGTCACTGCATACGCCGAATGACATTTATTGACTGAATGAACCTCGGTGAACGGAATTATATTGACCGAGTTTGATTCGGCGGGGACTCCGGTATCCATCGATTAGCAACATAATGTACCCGGATATACAAGCCCCGCTCAAAGTCGAACCCCACCAACGGATGCCTGCGTCTGCCTGTCCATGTGTTTTGCTTTTTGGATTGGTTTTTCTGGATTTCAGAAATGCGATATGGGGGGAAATTCCTTTTGGGCTACAGGTCGAACTATATAACTATATACGCTTGCCGGTGGTTACATTGTATACACCTATTACCCTTGCTCTATCGGTGTATGCTAACGGGTCTATAAAGTACTCTATACCTTCTTCCCCGTTCCATTCCCACTCATCGGCATCGCCTTTGACTATGGCTATGTAAGTTGGGTTGTATGGATAGGTGCTCTCTATTAGGTGGGATAATCTTTTACCGTAATAGTATGAGCGTTTGAACCTACCCAGCCTAAAACCCAATGAGTTATACGCTATACGGGGAACCACATCTAAACAGGAAGCAAGCCAGATAGCGAAAGGCCGCACAACCATGCCGTTTAGCGAGGCAAATGATGTTCCGGTTATTTTAGTCTCTGTTAGGTAGGTTTTTAATCTCATTGCGTCCTTATCCCCACCGACTTAAAGGCTTTATCAAACCATTTGCCGGTCTTTTGAATATCTTTAAAAACAACCCCTGCTGAAGAGAGGTATGGGTCTATATACCATTGTTTTTTAGTAAACGGTTTTTTACCGTATGCTATAAAGGAGTGACCGTTTACAGTGCCATCTCCGATGTCCTCGACTAACTCTATGAACGGGCGGACTTTTATTTTCTGCCAGCTCTTATCGGTTTTAATATAGTCCATCATTTTACTCCATTTGCTCTCATCCCATATATAAAAGGTGAGCATGGAATAAAAGCTAAACCGACCGAGTTGAAGGTCTTTGCCCTGTTGTTTTACCTTATACACGGCGGCATGGCATACCTTATAATTGTTTATATCACATCCGGTGCCTTCTGTGAAGTCATCTATAATATCGGCTATTGCTTTGGCGTTATCACCTTCGGCTGATTCGTTTAAATAGTTTAATAGTCGCATATAAATATTTATATAATGAAACGGTTTTTATTAACTGCGTTAGGTATATGGCTTCTGCCCGGAGGGACTCTGTGGCTTGGGCTGTGGGTTTTGTGGTTAGTGGTTGGTAAGGGGGAGAGGGGCTTTAGTCCGGTTAAAAAAATCTGTCGGAAAAAGCCTAAAAATTCTCTGAAAAAAATCTAAATGGCCATCTTCTTTCTATTACATGACTTGCACAACATCTGGCAATTTTCAATAACCGTTTTTCCACCTTTAGACCAAGGTTGTATATGGTCGGCTTCCATTTCTTTTAGGTCAAATTGTTCTTTGCAATGAGCACATAAACCATTCTGTCTTTCATATGCAATCATTTTTTCTTTATCATTAAAAGTCCTGATATTTAATTCCCGTTCATCCCTGTTAATTACATAAGACCAAATGCCTTTAATATTAGTTACATCCCTATCATTAATAAGTTCGTATATTTTACTTTCTAACAATGTAGGGTCAAAATTTTCATCTTTATATTCGTTGTATAATAAACCGAATTGTACGCCTTTCATTTGTGCTCGATATTTAAAAAGAGTCTCCGTCCATTCCATTACTTTAATAAAATATTCCCATAGCTCATTGGCATTCTCATCATGCTGGTGATGTGCCATATAATTTTCTATATTATTATTGCTTATCCATTTCAGGATGGTCTCTAAATATGCTTGTCGATTAATCTTTCCGAGCATATATTTTCCATAACAATCTTGCGCTGGACAAGACTGTTTACTAAAATATTGTTTAGCCGACTCTAACCAAGGACCGGGGTATACGGCATTTCTTAATTCCTGTTTTGAATGCGTTTTTCCTGCTATATTAATCCGTTTAAACCAGTTTAGTTTTTCTTCTTTAGTCCCCTCGCAGATACGGACATCTAATGGATAATTGAGTATATTTTTTTGTACATCATCGGGTAGGTTATCAAAATATCTTGGAGTGCCATTATAGATAATGGTATAGCTTCTGTTTACAATATATGCACAGATGCTTAATGTCCGCTGCTGTCCGTCCAGTACTTCATTATATATATGTCTATAATCCTCTTTATGCACATGCCAGTATATAATACCTAATGGAAAATTATTAATAATAGAATCTATTACCGCTTTCTGTTCCGGTAAATTATATATGAATTCTCGTTGATAAGAAGGTCTTATATTAAGTTTTCCATTTAAAGCCCAAACACCTCTATCCTCTGATAACTCTTCATAACCTTCTATAATTTTTTTAATAGGAATTTCTTCTTTACTAATTCTCATTAGTTTCTTCCTTTCTCTTCTGTATCACAAGGCGGACATAAATTCTTTTACCTTTCAAGTCTGGAGGTCCGAAATCGTATTCAGTTTTTTTAGAGTGAAGTTTCCCTAAAATTTTAAACTGTACAGGTGTATAACATCCGCCCGTCATAAACGAAACAGGAACACCCATTGGGCCATCATAATCCTTTGGAATATCTCTTGTTTTATCAACATTTATAGCATCATAATTATCATATTTTGGATAAGCATCTTTGTTTTTATAATAACTTTTATATAATAATAGTTTTCTATTTATTCTATCATGTCGTAAATTTGTAAACCAACAAGCAACTTGATGTGATAATGTACCATCTGGAGTTTTAAACCATAATTTCCGATTTTTTGGAGTAACCCCTAACCACATTTTTTCGTTTTTTATTAACGGGAATATTTCATTATAAGTTATTGCATTTTGATTGCCAATAATCAAAAACTTCTTTTTATATTCCATCAACTGAGCTATATACTCTCGTAATAAACTAAATGGTGGATTGGTAACAACAATATCTGCTTCTTTGAGCAATTCGATACTGGCTTGACTTCTAAAATCACCGTTCCCTGCCATTTCATAAGAAGCACTTGGTAAAGTACTGTTATCAAATGAGTTTTTTTCTATTACATATGCATAATTTTTTTTGTTTTTATCCTGCAAATATTTCACTGTCGGTATATAATGCGTAGCTATTAATTTTTTTAAGCCAAGATATTCAAAACTTAATGCAAAATACTTCCAGAAGTTGCTTTTTTCCGGGTCATCACAATTGCAGAATACAATTTTATCTTTGAAATGATGTTCGTAATGTCTTAACTCATTGCTTATATCATCAAGTTGAGTATAATATTCATCCTCTTTTTTCTTTTTTGCTGCATTTAAACTTTTAATTGTACCCATAACTTTCTATTATAACACAATCTCTATATATTGTAAACAGATTTATTTACAAGGACAACACGGATACAGATAAACCATTAGGCCGACAAAATCCAGAAAAACCACAAAAAAACGACCACCATTAAAATACCCACTAACCATCCGCCATCTCTAAGCATTTCTTTTATAAAATCCTTTATAAAATTTATTAAATTCATATCTCAAACAGCTCTTCTGGTAATAAAGGTTTTTCTACAATAGATAGGTCTTCGTAATAGTATACATTTTTTTTACCGTTGTCCCATTTAACTCTGATGCACATACCTTTATATGACCGAACGAAGGAAAAATCCGGTTTTATTTTTTCTATCGTACCCATACAGGCATATCGGCTACCTAACAGTGGATTGGTCTCGGCCACTCCGTGACGGTTACTCGTCAGGAGAACCCGTAGACCGACCTCTGCGGTCTTATAAGTAAGCTTCTTTAAGTCTTGAAATTTTGGCAACATGGGGCTATTATAGCACAGGTCAGTTAGGATTGTAAACAGGATTATGGCGTATAATTTAATAACTCAAACTCTGCTTGGCAGATATCCTGTATAATGCGCTTGTGCTCTTCGGTTAGTATGTCATCTGTACTGGGTCGGGGTCTGGATTTTTTGGCATGGGGAAAATCCTTTGCTATGGATATGCCGATTGCCTGTTCAATTTCTGTAAGGCAGTCAGGGAGGTCTTCGTATTTAAAAACCTTGTTCACTAAAAGTTTACCATTTGTATTTGTATATAAATCGATATTTTTATATTCGCCTTTTTTAATAATCGTATCAATAAAATTTTTATCAGGCGGCCCTGTTAAATTAGTTCTCCAGTATGCTTGGGATATAGCTTTATCATAAGGATGCCGGTCAATTGCAAATTTAAAAAACTGTCGGAAAATTTTAGGTTTCATTTTATTCCTAACACTTGTAATGGGCATATGGTTATACCATCCTTCATTTTTGGGAAAGGTTCTATATACATTACGCAAATGTTCTTCTATTATAGGCGTGATTATATCCGGCTTTTTACAATGACGACTGAGGGCAATCTCCATACTGGTGCTTGCGGTCTTGCGGGTTTTAATAAAAACAAATTGATGGGTATAACTGAGTATCATGTTCTAAATTCAGGTGAGTTAACTTTTTTAAATATCTCCTTAACTATTTTAATATATTTGTTTTTGTTACCAACCCACTTGGCCATGCGGCCGTACTGTTCCGGGTAGCGTTTTTTGAGGTGGTTGGGGTCGTATAGGTAATACATAAAGGCTTCGGCAAATCCTTCTTCGGAGTTCTCCCGGTCTAATATATAAAAATTATCTTCGGGTTCCCATCCCATTATATCTATTAATTTTACATACTGCTCTCTAAACCAGTGACCTAACTCATGAGCCAGAGTCCACTCCTGTGCGCCTTTAGTTAGATTAAAAAACTTCTGGCCAATTTGCATAATACCCTTTGTATCCATACGGGCTTCATGTGGTATATGTTTATTGTATATAGGTTTAATTTGTTCTGTTAGGTAGGTTTTTAATCTCATTATATGTATCCAAATTTCTTTGCGTTTTTAATTGATGGGACGTATAAACCAACGGGTATCTTTTCCGCACCGAGGTCTCTAAGAACGGCAAACCGATGACGGCCATTTGAAAATGATACTTTCCCATCATCGTCCACATATACAATCGGGGTTTCAATCTTACCTGTATAATTGGCCAAAAAACTAATGAACCGTTTGTAACGGGAACCTATGGATGCTCCGCTACCTCCCGGTCCTACATAAAAATCTCTATCCTTTGACCAAGCCTTATCAAAGGGGTTTGCTTTAACCCATTTAATAACATAGTTTTTTTCTCCGGGCGGGAGAGTCATGTTTTTTAGTATATTATCTAAATCTAATTCGGCTTCTGTGAGATAGCGTTTTAGTCTCATTTTAGTTTTTTAAATTCTTTAGGTGATAGTATTTGATTTAATGGTGCTTTTGGTCCGGCACTTAAAGATAAAAACTGATTCCACTCATCTTTAGTTTTAAACGATACAGTTAAAGGCAGTTTATCAATTGGTTTTATTTTATTAGGGTTTACATAATCGGGCTGGTCATCATAATCGGGGCTTGTAATATACTTCCACGTTTCTGTATCATATGTCTGAATATTCATTCCGGGTTTGCTTCCGGCTAACCATATTCTTTTTTCAGCGGCAACATATGATAGGAATGGCCCGTATATATTTTTTTTATAAAATATCCAATATTGGTTTGTAGTCGATTCTTTTATATATCTTTTTAGTCTCATTTAGAAAGCCTTTTCATAATAGTATCTATATACATTAATAATTCTCTTTTTGTTTGGGCGTGAGTATTCTCTACCTCATAATCATCATCACCATATTTGCCCAATGTTATTTCGGCACCCCAATATTTATTAGGGCCTTCAGTTTGCCAAACGCTTACATAAAATCTACCGGATTCAGCAGAGTAATTTCCCGGGCCATTTCGTTTTAATCTTAATTTACCTTCGTTTAAATAATTTAATAGTCTCATTTATTTTCTCTAAAAATCATATTCATCTTACTATCTTTTGTAACCTATCGACTTCCTGTTTTGTTTGCCGATACCACGAGCGCAGTTTGCTCCCTACTGTCCGAATGTCCTTATTAATATCATCCGTTAAATCCGGTATAAAAAATGATAGCTGAGAGAGAACATCATTCATAGCCCATAAACATTCCTTCATTGTGACATCTTTGCTATCTCTTGTTTTTTCATATTTATTCGCAAGAGTTATTACATTGGCGAAGTTCTTTTGAAAATTGCGGACTCGTTTTAGTTGTTTAGGCAATGGCTGAATAATTTTTTGCAGGGTTTTTACAGGATCGCCCAGTTTTTTTAAAAAATCCGCATTACTAAAATCCATACCCTCCATAATCCATCTATATTCTTTCTCGTCCCACCTCATAAACTCTACGGCAATGCTCTTAGGGTCTTTCATTTCTTTTTGTAATGATTTTACATACTTTAATACTTGTTGCTTGGTCATCGGCTTGCGTTTTTTTGACTTAGAAAACTGGTCGTACCCCGCCAGACCGTGCTGAGTTTTTTCTGTGGTTACTATATACTTGCCGGGTTTATCCTCTCGTGCCGTAACCCTCACTCCGCTAATATATATATCTCCATACTGTTCAGTTAGGTATCTTTTTAGTCTCATTTATTTTCTCTTACCTCATTTAAAAAACTCCGATGCGTTTTCAAAGTCACCGTTTTTATCTAATTTTAATTCTACGTTGACGTTTATATCCGGTTCACTTATTCCCAAGCCGGGGAGATATAAACGTCCGCCGGTTTTTTTATCAGCCAGAAAGAATCCCTTACCTTGCCGTTTAATTTCGTTAGCAGTAGTCTCGTCTGTCCAACTCCATGAGAGACCGCTATTAAGCGACCTCTTTGGCCCTTGGGATGCTATAATAGGATGTTTTATTTTGTAACATTCAACTCTCCATACTCTGGGTGAATGGGTTACATGGTATGTTAATTGTTTTGCGAATAATAAATATTTACTTTTTACAAATTTATCTGACCATACGGTTGCGCCTATCTTTCCATCGGTTGAATATATTATCATTACTAAACCATCTTTGGCTTGTAGCTTCGGGGACTTTCTAAAATCAGATTCTTTAAACGGCACGTTTAGGCCGGACTCCAGTCTAAGGTTTTTTATATATCCAACAAACTCTGATGTATCATGGTGCCTGCCTAATTTTTTCTTAGTATATAATAATATATGAACCATCTCATGAAGCATTACAGCTTTTATATCATCTAATTGTAAATCGAAGGTTGTGGACATTGTTATTTTGAGGGAATCCATTTTTATTTCAGCGGCGGCATGAACGGGTATTTCTTCTAAGTATTTTTGCATTAATGAACGGTCTGCTTTACCTCCAGTATATCTTACCGTAGCCAGACCTATTGCACCTTTTAATCTCCCACTCCAAGCCAATTTAATATTGGGCAATGCTCCGCCAAAATAATTCCGATTTAATTCGGCATAAAGAGGTTTTAATTTTATATCACCTTCTGCCCCTTCCCGTATATACATTTATACCTCTTCTATTATTTAACCTTTTTTCCATTTTTGAATTTTGCTATTATGTCACTTTCTTTATAATTACCTGTACCAGCTTCAACAGTATGCACATCACCGCCGAATTTTCCAGTTCCAGAGTCAACAAATACAACTAAAGTTTCTTTTACTCTTTTACTTGTCGCTTTAGCAAATTCCAATTCCTGTTCGATTTGTTCTTTGGTGCTTTTTTCATTTATATATTCACTAAATTTCATTTTCTATCCCCTATACCTCTTCTAAATTATGAACGTGACCGGCAGCGGGTTGAACAAGCCACTGGAATATATTATGAACGTGGTCGTCTGCGCCTTTAGTTCCAATGGTTTTTCCGTCCCCGTCTTCATTGACCATAGCGGTATGTATATGGCCGGTCTCGTCTGATTTTGTTGTTAGTCCTATTTTGCTTTCGATTAGATATTGTCTCATAACTTTTTAAATTTTGCGGCTGATATCGGTTTGCCGTCCACTCGTATTCTGGCAGGGAACTGATTAAACAGAGTCCGCCTTGCTGATACATTAATAATCATTTGCTGTTCTATATAAACATCATGGCCATCTTTTTTGCCGGATATTCTGAAACTGGTGCCGGTTAGATTATGAATTTCCACGTTATCAAGTAAACCGACCTTCTCATCAATTTTATCCGCCCATGCTTTTAGGGTATCTTCGGCATAGACTTCTGCGCCTTTATCTATTTTGTTTTTATCAAGTTGTCTGGCCTCACCACTCCACATTATATTTGATTTAGTCGGTGCCAGATATGGTTTAATCATTTTATCAAAAACATTTACCCATTTGCGGTTATTATAAACGTGTTTCAATTCGGGCCCTATATCGGCAACCATATCTCTAAATACTCTATCGATATTATCTTTAAAGCGTTTAATTAGTTCCGGTTTATAAGGCTTGAGCATATTAATAATATCTCGCTCGCTCATTTCTGTTAGGTATCGTTTTAATCGCATATCATTAATATTTATTTAATCTTATTATATAATCGAAAATCAGCCTCAAACCTTTTAGCCACTATCTTACGCAGGCCATCTGTCCATGTTACGGGATATGATGTGCTTTGATTTTTACGACCTATATTGCCATCCATTATATATCCCCAATCAAACTCAAGACGCTCGACCAATCCTATGAAATTTATGGGTATATCAAGAGGTCGGGTAAATGGGATAAGGCTATTATACATATTAGAGGTTATCCAGTTTTCAAAAGGCATATAGACGTGGTTCTGGCGCATACGATAGCGGTATAAAGATTCAACTCTATCCCACGGATTACGGATGAATGTTAATATTTCGTGCTTGGGATATTTCCTGCGGTACGCAGAAGCCATAAGCGGCTGTATCGGATTAAGAGGTGCATCCTTCGGGAGCATTGCGATAATACTCGTGGATGCACATTTGTCGTGAACTATAAAAACTTTTTGGTTATGTAAATAGAATTTCATACAATTATTTATTTTTTTATGTTTACATACCTATTAAAATATGTTATTATATATTATAAAAAGCCCAAAACCCCTTAAAAAAGGAGGATTTTTATGACTATCGATACAAAAAGATGTATACACGGATGCAGTGAGTATTATTCAAATGGAAAGTTTCTTTATTGTGATTGTGCCATTTGTAGAGGCGAGGTCGGTTTGGTAGGTAATAAAGAATTCCATAGCACTAAAACCGGAGCACATTGGCCTTATGAAGATTATACTCACCCGCAAGGTATTGATTATTATAGACGTTTGGGGGAGTTAGTCTTTTTAGACCTGACCATCAAATGTACAATGCCCAATACCGAAACCATTACATCTCGATGGGAAGAGCAAATGGAAGAGGTATATCCCGAATGGCGTGAAAAAGCAGTATCCCCATATTTCAAATATACTCCTCACGGGGGTCAGCATTCTTGGCATTTAGATTATATGGCTGAACTTACGCCAGAAGAAATTCTTATCTGGACAGGCCCAATGCAAGAATGGAAAACCGGACACAGACCTACCAATAAAAGTAACTGGATTTTTTCCCTGTTTACGTTAGGCTTTACTTTCGGTCCGAACCAAGAAAACTTCAGCCGTATAAAAGAACGGATTGCTCGACTGGGGAATGAGTATGCTTCTGAATTTGAGGCCGGATATCGGGAAAAAGAAAGCAAAGCCGATGCCCCGATAAACGAAGTGTTTGGTTGATTTATTTACAATATATTTTTTGTATAGTATAATAAGATATTATGGGCAAAACAGAATTTGGTGAATATAAAAAGTACCTTAGAAATAAAGGTGTCGGAGGTACATTTCGTACCAGAGATTATCGTGGTCTATCCCGTTGGTCTCGCCAAAGCGTAGACCGATACAGGTCTATGTTTACAAAGGCCGGTTTTTTAAAAATGATAAAACCCGGTGTTTATAAAATAGAAAAAACGATTCCACCCGATATTACCACTACTCAACTTCTAAATGAAACTTATGTACCCAAACAGCACTTACCGGATTCTTGGTTTGAGATATAGGAGTGGATTATGTTTGACGATATATTACCGAAGCCTGTTAAACAATACAATTATACATTTGGTAAGGGAACGGTTGATATTGATTTTATAGAGAAAACCGTCAGAGTAAAATGCCATAAAAGTTCAGACCATAATTGGGAAACCATGAAAGGAATGTTTGAGATTATTAATGAAGCCCTTCATGATGATTCCCCGTTTTACGATTTATCTGATGTAAAAGCATTATTAAAAGACGGATGGAGATTTTCATGAATAAACCAAATCCAGAAATAGTAATAAGACGTAGTGGCTCAAGCCTAAAATTTACCAGTTGGCTCACCTTAATATTTGTTGTAGCAAAAATAATGGGTTACATAGATTGGTCATGGTGGTGGGTATTTGCACCTACATGGATTCCATTTGCCATAGGCATCGGTATTATGGTCGTGGGACTGTTTATATTTGGGCTTGTGCTTGCGGGCGCACTTATACTGGATACAATAGATAAAACAAGAGGGAAGCGTGGCAAGAAGAGTAATAGTCGAATTCGATAATGATACCGCTTTAGGTGTATCCTATCAAGGACATATAAATTTATTTAAACATTTAGCGGAGAATTTTAAAAAGTTTGAAGAGAATGACCCGCATGAGGGAAGAACTGCAAAGCATATGATGTACTGGATAGAAGACCACGAAGAAAAAGAGGGAGAAGAAGTATGGTACGCAATCATAGCCTCTAAAGTCCCTCTTCAGTTTAAACGTATAATGGAAGATGTTGTAGGTGATATAGAATTAGACTAAAGCGAGCAACTTCTCCAGTTGTTCTGCGGTTACTCTTACTCCCTTATATTCTATAAAATCATCGGTTACAACAAATAGCGGTTTATTATCTCCCATGACTTTTGTTACTTCACCCGGAGTAAACCCTTCATATCCGACTGCGAGGCCTACAGGATAGCCTTCATATTTTTCGGCTTCAAGTAAACGCCATCCATTATCCAGTCCAATATCAGCACCGTTTACAAGATTAGCCCATAGGTTTTTCCATTTATTATCAGTCTTACCTAAATCATATGCACCAGATACAGCAGGAAGGATATCCGCATCTGCATAAACATCACCACCGGCCGATAGCCATATATCATTAGTAGTGGCTAATATAAGGTCATTATCAACTGCTCCATCGTACCCTTCAAATAATTCAGGGCCGGTAGATGAGTTGCCAAGTCTAATACCACGTCTTCGGGTAACAAAGGCATAATGGCTTGAATCTGGATATGTAGCGGGGTCCCAAACCTGAACTGGCCCATCTGGGAACATAGATATAAAACCAACTCCAGTGGCATCCGCTTTTACGCCACCAAGTTGTAAATTGCCTCCCACTCGTCTGCAATTAATTAGACCAGCACCTTCATAATCTTTAATTTCAATATAATTAGTTGCATCGGCACCAATTTTTACTCCACCTTGGCTTGTGGTACTCATAAGCATACCATTGCCTGATACATGAATATCATTAGTGCTTGATATAACAAGGTCGTTTAGATTATTGGCTTCTTTGCCGACAAACATATTAGCCGTTGTCGCCCCATTATTTAATATAAGTTTAGGTACTGTAACACCACCATCTGGTTGCCTTGCTTGAAGCATGACAGTATCATTATGTATTAATTGTATAGATTCTACAGTATAGCCGCCGGTGCCAATAGCGTCATTTATTCTAATTTGACCATTTATACCATTACCGTCTGTAGCTATTACTTTAAAATATCCACCACCTTCTTCAGTATTATTAGAAAAATATATATAATTGTTTGTATCTACTATTTGGGCATAAAAGATTCCCTCAGTTCCGCTTTGCGTATTTACTCTTAAATAAGTAGTTAAACCATCGAAATCACCGATATACTGGTTTACATCTTCAAATTGTCCACGATTTAATTTATTAGTGTTTATATAGGCAATTGAACCAGCCGATAGATGAATATCATTAGTGCTTGCTACAACAAGGTCATTTAAGGTTGCTCCATCTTTACTAATAAATATATTATAAAGCCCACCTCCGCCTAAACTCACATTTCCATTATCCAAATAAAGAGCATCTTGTCCACCTATAAGAATTTTCTCATTTGCTCTAAGTTCTAAATTGCTATTTTTAAATTTTGCCATAGTTTCTCCGTCCTAAGACCGTCTGTTTCCAGACCGAGTATTATCTTAATAATTGCCAATCTAATTCAAAGTTAGTTGAATCCAATACACCATTAAATAGGATTTTAAATCCGGCAGTTGTTTTTTCGTATATAACGTGACTATAAACTGACGGCGGATTATCAACCGTGTTTACAAGTTGCGTTACGATTTTATATGTTGTATCTGCTTGTGCTACACCGAATGCGATAGATGCGCTTATAGCACCGGATGTTAATGTTGCTGTTCCAGTTATATTATCCGGTAGGTCAATACCTCCGCTAACGCTTAATGAACCTTCAACAATTACTCTACCTTCAAATACGTTAGTGCTATTTGCACCGGCTGAGTATAGGTTATATTTGTTAACCCAACTATTAGCGGTTGATTGGTCTTGGATATATAAACCGTATAAATTTTGTAATACACCAGTTGATGCACCATTTCCCGGTGTTTCTATTAAAATACCATATCCATTTGTAACAGATATTTCACCAGTACCATATTCAAATAATCTAAAATTACCAGCCATATAATTAGTTGCTTGATAATCTACCATACCAAATCCGGTATTGGCCCAACCCTGCAATCCAATTACATCTGTTATTTGACCATAATCAGCAGTTGGAGCACCAGTTGCCCTAACACCTAATACTAAATTACCAGATGCATTTTCTGATGACATATTAGCAGTAATATTTGCGCCTTGAATTTCATCAAATTGAGTGCCACCGACATCAGAAGCAAAAAGTAATCCAGTTGATTGGATAGTAGGACCGCTACTTGTATTAGTAACACCACCATATACTCCCCATATGCCAGTTGAATAAGAACCCGATTCAAAAGCAGTTAATAAAATACCATATGCTGGGGCTGCGCCAAAATCAACAGTTTGAGAACCTATTGATACATGACCGGGGATATATACGCCTTGATTTGTATTTGCGGTATGTAAATATATATCACCAGAATTGGCCGATACGTGAATATCGTTTGTTGTGCTTGCTACAACAAGGTCATTTAAAATTGCGCCATCATTGCTAATGAATATATTATCTTCCCATCTCAATTCACCCGGAGAAGATATAATAATGTTTTGTTCTGTAGTTATATCTTTGCCGAAAATCCATCTTCTATAATCTGAGTTTACATCATAAACAAGAGCATTAATATCATTATTTGGACCAAGAGTAAAATATGGAAATAAACCAGCATAACCAGCACCAATTTCAAAATATTCACTATCGGAATCAAAATCAGCGGGCATATATATTCTTAATGAACCACCTGATTGCGAATTGCCACCATAAAGAGCAAGAATACCTCTATTTTCATCATCTCCGCCGACATTTATAGTGGTACTGCCGCCTGCTGCTGAAACATTTAACGAACTATTGATATATGAGGTTCCTTGTGGGTCAAAAATTGCAATATTTCTATCATAAACACTATCGTTACCTATTAATTGAACAAGACCGCCGGAGCGATTGTTTTCAATTATAAAATTATCACCAGACCTATAAATTTGCATATAAGATGAACTTATAAAATTTAAAGTTCCACCTTGTATATTGGCATTATGACTTATAGTAAATAGTTGATTGTCTATATCACAAGATAATAGATTTGTAATACCTTCTCCGTCGAAATAACCAATATCAAAAGCCCCATTAGCTCGGATTACATAATAATCATATGTGTCAAGGTCAGCTCCGTTATAAAGATAGATAATACCACCAGTTTCGGCTGCATCTCCATATACATTAATAATTCCCTGTGTTGTGTCATCTTGACCAACTGATAATCCATCAGGTATATGGACTTCGCCAGCAGATAAGTGAATATCATTTGTGCTTGCTACAACAAGGTCATTTAAATTAGCACCATCTTGGCCAATAAACAAATTAGCAGGATTGGTTCCACCAATATTTAATTCTAATTTTCCTTTCCATAATTGCCATGTTTGTTCACCGTTATCAAAAAATAAATTATTTTCACCATTCCATCCTATATTAAAATCATCAGTATAACTGCTTAATCTATAATTATTTACCACCTGCTGATTAGTATAAATGTTTATCTGCCCACCATTTTTGGCACCGTCTCCATAAACATTAAATATTCCTCTAACACCACCATTGGACTTTCCTAAGTTTAATGTGGTGCTTGCATTGTTGGTAATGTTTACAACAGAAGCCGATACATGAATATCGTTTGCTGTATTTTCTATAACAAGGTCATTTAAGTTTGCTCCATCTTTACCGATAAATATACTTGCGGGAGATAGGTCTAAACCACCTGTACCTCCGAAATATATTGTATTACCGGCTGATAGCCATATATTATTTGTATTGGCTACAACAAGGTCATTTGCGTTTGCCGGTTCTTTTCCGACAAAAACGTTTCCTTCAACGGCATTGCTGTTTTGAACAATCAAACCACCTTGTCTTGTTCGTGTTACTATGCTATTACCGGAATATTGCTGTACGCCACGTTCCGGTCCTAATTTCATTAGTTTATCATACCTACCACTTTCGGCATAGGTGATTCTGATTTGTGCTTTGTTTACACGAACATCACCAGCGGAAATGGACTGAACAATAAACATTAAATAAAGATTTTGAACATCTGTCCAAGTCCAGTTGCCTGTACCCGGAGCATTTGTATCATCTGTAATATCTATCCAATCCATCCAAGTTGGATACTCATTATAACCGCTTGATAGGTTGAGAGCAGTTCCATCGTTTGCACCCGGGCCGAATCTTGGTTGTAAATTCATAACTGAGAAGCCAACACAAGTCATCAAGCCTCTCATTTCAACTTTGGTAATAGTTCCCAAATTAGTTCCATCACAAGGAGTGCCGTTTAGAATTAAATAACTGCCCGGACTGGTTGAGTTTGCGTATGTGGCTTCATCTGCATCGGTTGCGTTATCATGGTTATTCCAACCTTCTCCATCCGTCCATGAGGTGTAACTATATGTAATTGATTGTTCTGGGCCTAATTCATTCGGATTCCAACCGTATGCGGTAATTGAATTACCACCATATTCATAAAGGTTAACTCCGGGTGCGCCTGCGGATATTACAAGGTTGCCACCGGCATTAACTAAAAACGATTGACCGGCTGAAATCCATATATCGTTAGTTGTATTTGATATTACAAGGTCATCAATAACGGATGCTTCTTGGCCGATAAATAAATCAGCTCTGGCTCCTGCTAAATCATCAGATATGGAAACCTTTCTTTCTAAAAATCTCCATGTATGAGATGTTGCCTCATAACGCAATGAATCTGTTTTGATATCAGGGCCTAATGTTAAATCTGCACGAGGTGACACTAACGCCGTACCAATATGATAATAGTCAACTATACTATCTTCAGTTGATGAATTATAAACAAGCAACCTACTACCAGTTTTACTTGCGCCGCCATATAAATATATTTGAGATGAAGAAACACCATCCTGTCCCAAAGATAACTGTAAACCAGTGTTGCCGGGTGCTTTTAAATTAACAAGTCCACTACTGGCTGATACCCATATAGAATTGTTATTAGTGCTTCCTAATACAAGGTCACCGCCTATTGCGGTTTCATGGCCAATGTATATATAACCTTGTGCTTGATTATCAGTATCATAAAACTCTAAACCTTTATTACCATAATCCCAATATGTACCGGCCATTTTTTGAGTTGCGCCATGATTTTCCCATAATACAACTTGATTTGTTACCGGACTGGTTTCTACATAAGAATTTCCAGTGGAACCAAAATGTATATCATTATTAGATGGGTCAATTTTAATCCATTGGTCTGTACCTGATTGTACATAAAATTGCGGCCCGGAACCAACATCCCATCGTGCATATGTTCCGGTTTGATTTCCGATAATTAAAGAACTGGTATTACCATCAATAATTTGAGTAAAGCCAGTATCTGCATTATACCACGATACGTCAAATATGCCATTATCCATATTGATTGTGGTTTGTTGACCTGCTACTCCAGTTCCGGCTGATAGCCATAAACCATTTGTGCTTATTAATACAAGGTCATTTGCAACAGCAGGTTCTTTACCATAAATCATACCATCATCTTGGTTTGTAATTGTAAAACCACGTCTTGTTGAAAGACGAGCCGTCCCACTATTGTATATCCATCCAATGCCAGAATTTATACCATCATGTTGAAGTTGAAAATTATTATTAGATGTTCGAAGTTGATAATAGGTTAAATTATTATCATAATGAGGCCAGAACCATATTGACGGCCCTGTACTATTACCAAGAGCTGAACCATATATGTTAATTTGACTTGAACTTTGTGGTCTTGCTGTTGGTATACCTATATTAAGTATACCTTGTCCATAATCGTTATCTACAGTAGGATGAAATACAGTTAAAGCTGTATCAGAAGAATTGGCAGCTGAAAGAGCCACAGAACCAACTTGACCAAATGGGTTAGAATGTAAATTATTAAATTCTAAATAACCAGCAGATACCAATATTCTATTATTAATATTAGTACCTAATACAATATCATTATCAGATTTTAAAACGGTCGATTTGCCTATATTTTCATGTACAAATAAATGGCCTTTATTTCCTTTGGTATTTAATACAGATAGACCGCCCACTCTTGATTGTGATACTTTATTGTTTAAATGATATGATTCATTACCGGCGGAATTAAACCTTTTTAATGTATATAAATCAGCCGGTGTAGTTTCGTTATATGTAACTAATACTTCTGTTTCATATAAATATAAAGGTGCACCGCCGCCATTATAATGAAAGAAGTGCAATTGAAGATTGGCAACATCTGCCCAAGTCCAGTTTCCTGTTCCCGGCGCATTTGTATCATCTGTAATATCGTGATAATTTCCCCAAGTTGGCGGACCACCCCAATCGGGGTCAAGAGTTGTATCGATAGCGGTTCCGGCATCAACACCATTAAAGTAAGGTGTACATGTGCTTGTTTGTCCACCTGTAAAATCGTTCTTCATAAATCTAATTTGAACTGAAACGATTTCACCAGACCCTGAACTATTATTTGTAGTTAATCTTAATTGTGTATTACTGCCACCCATGCTTGCATATGTAGATGTATTGTTATCAACAGCATTGCCCGGATTTGTAACACTACCCACAACAGTACCATAATCAGTCCATCTGAATGTATCTTGCATTTGGACTGTGTTTTCTTCGCCCAACCCATATATATTAATACCCGGTATACCGGCACTAACTATTAAATTTCCACCGGCACTGACTGTAAACGAATTATCAGAACTTCTGACCAATGCCCTATTGTTATTAGTGCCATCAGTTATTCTATCATCATCAAATTCGGTTGTTATATTATCTATACGAGCATTTATAACTGCGTCATTATAATCTGAAGTAGCACTAAGAGAAGTTATTTGAGTATTAGTATAAGACCTTAATTGATTATCTGCTTCAACTGAGGCTGCCGATACTGTTGATGCCTCAACTAAAAATGAATGGTAAGAATCAAGAGTAACATTATCATTAAATTGACCACTTATTAACATAATTCTTCCATCAAAAACAACGGCTGAATTTGCCCCGGCATTAAACATTCCGGTTGGTAAACTATTACTATGCTGTGACCATGTTTTACCATCATCTGTATAATATACAGTGGTTTGACCTGTTGAGCCGTTAGTAGTTCCACCTATTACATAAAGCCTACCATTATAAACAATACAATATGGATATTGTCGATTGGCTGGTAAGGTGCTTATTAGTGTCCATGTTCCGCCTTCATCATCAGAAACATATACTCTATCCGTAGCATCATTATTTCCGTCTGTGCCACCAATTAGCCATAATCTGTTTTTCCAATCAACAAGTCCTCCGCCATTCAATCCCGGTGTCGGATAAACAGGTAAATCACCTTCTGTCCATGTTACGCCATCTTTGGTTTTTAAGAATTTAGTTGCATCTATGCCGCCTGCTTGTCCACCAGCTACAAATATTTTATTTCTATGAACGCAGTATGAGAAAAACCTTCCGCCCGGAAAATTATTTGAAACAAGATTCCAATCTCTACCGTTTTCTGAATTATATACTCCAGTCGGAAATGAAAAATTAGTTAGCTGTCCACCAAATGTCCATAATTTATTATCAAAAGATAATAATGCGTTTTGTCTAATTTCACCTTGAGGTGCTTGAGCACCAGAAGCTTCTAATGTCCATGTTATACCATCTTTAGATGAATATATATCACCAGATGTTGCGCCATCTACAAAAAAGGCATCCCATCCACCATAATTCCATATGCGATTATTAAATACTGTTACGGGGAATTCAGCAGCTTCAGAAGGAAGTGATGCAATAGGCAATACATTGGTATGTTTAACCCATCGTCCAGTAAACTTACCTATAACCGATTCTGTATATGAATTATCTTGAGGAGTATGTATACCAGCACATATTAAATGAGCATTTAAAGTTGAATTTAATTCTAAATCTGCATTTGAGCTTGCGGCACTTACAGAGGCAATTTGAGTATTTACCTGTAATATATCATTAGCATGAGCCGCACTTACAGAATTAATAGTAGAGTATATTTGTAAAACATCATTATCGTGAGCTGCGCTTACCGAAGCAATATCAGTATTATGGGCATCGGTTAATGCGGTTATATCGGCATCATGCGCCCCGCTTATCCATGCTATATTTAAAGTATTACCATCGACTTGTGCGCCGATAACACTTCCTGTATCTATATATGTGGCAATTTCCTGTACTGTGGTACGTCTGGTTACTCCCTTTTGTACCATTTCTATCAATTCCGCACCGGATATTGCTTGTCCTGCGGTCATTCCTGAAATTTTTAAATTAGCCATTTAATCTCCTACTGTGAAAAAGTCCCATTGGGTATTGGTAACTCTTATTTTCCCATCCTCTGTTATTCTTGTTGCGTTCCCTTCGGTAATTCTTATATATCCACCCTCGGTTAATAACTCCCTAAACAATACATACATATACCATAGGGCTTTATATTGGGAATTTTGATTTATGAATTCATGTTGGTCATGTCCGGTACTGTTTCGTTTACCTAAATATGAATCACCCGGTCCTTCTATACGGAACCATCCTTCTCGTACTTCTTGTTCTATACCGTCTTGTAAAAAAACCAAATCATCATAAAGGTCGTGGTCTATTACAAATTGTATCCAGTACCCGACTTCTGCGTTAGTTAACCCTCTTACAAAGGTACTCCAATTTATAGTGGGGTCTGTCCATGAATCATCACGGGCTATACCGACTACACGGTCTCGTCCAATACCAGACCCGAATTTTGTACCTCTTATAGCCACTTTATACCTCTGCTAAAAAGCTTCTAATTTTTGTAAGATTATCTAATTGAACCGCACCGGCAATTTGCCCGCCCAATGAATAAATTTGATTATTAAATACAACAGGCTCAACTCCCACTCTATTTTGTGGATATGTTAAAGGAACTTCTTTCCATTTATTTCCTGTTGTATCCGATACATAAATGGTATCTTTCATAACAGTTCCATTTCCAGTATATCCACCTAATGCCCATATCCTATTATTATAAACAACAGCTCCGAAAAAGCTTCTTGTTCCGGGCATAGAATCATGTTGAGTCCATGTTATACCATCTGTACTGCTATAAACGGTTGATAATGGGTCATTGTTTTCATTACGTCCACCTATATACCATAGCTTATCTTGATAAACCAAAAGTTGCCCTAAATCTGTTCCCTTTCCATAAGTGGGGTCGTTTACCGGACCGGCATCTGTACCGACTTCAGTCCATACTCTACCATTGGTTGAAGTCCATACTTTTTTATAAGTGTTAACAGCATTTGAACCACCAACTATCCAGATTTTGCCTTGATATACAGTAGAGGTAAAATCATAATTATTAGTTACTCCGGTCATATCACCCAATAAAGTCCAATTTATACCATCTGTACTGCTATATGCTTTATTATTAAAAGCAGGGCCTGTGCCAATTCCGCCGAAAACGTAAATAGTATCATTTAATACATGAGCACCGCCACCATATATACCACCTGATATTCCTGCGGAAGCCGTTTGTGTCCAATTTACTCCATCAGGGCTACTCCATACATCTGTTTTAGGAGTTGCGCCTTCTTTTCCACCTATGAGCCATATCTTACCGTTCCATACAAAAGCATGGCAATCATCTCTCGGAGTTGGTAATGCGCTATCAGTATCAGTTACGCTTGAGCATATCATAAACGTATCAAAACCGGCCTCAACGGTTTTATAATGTTGAGATTGTGATGCTAACGACATCATTCCGGTATCTATACGGAAAAACCCATCATTAACTTCGTTTTGTTGCCATGTTGGTAATTGTTTGTAACTATATTTCAAACCATGACTATTTTTATAAGTTCTCCATATAGCGAGTTGCTCAGAATTTAAGATATGTTTGCTGTTAATGTTACTCATATAACTTTCTCCTTTATTATTTTGAGTATCATTGTATATTTATATTTGTTTACAATTTATAATCATTATGTTATTATGGGTATTATGTTTTTAGACACACGAGTAATACGAGCAAACTACCGAAATAAAATAGAACGGGAGGCTCGCATGAGTCGAAATAATGAACCACGCCCATCGTGGAAATTGGAGATATTCTTAGTCGGTCAATTTCAATGGGATAGCTGTACTGATTTTTTTATTGCCGAAGAACATTTAATGTTATACCCGACTGTAAAGAACGAACTCAGTGTCGGCAGAATATGGTGGCAGCGGCTTCATTTAAAAAAACATATACAATTTAACCCGTTTTATGTTAAACCCGGAGTCGGGCATATGAAACGGGAAAATATTCGCAAGGATATAGAAGATAAACTTGCCGAACTTAATATAGACCCCGGAAAAGTTACGCCTTTTCAACAATGGGTACGTGATTTAAGGCAGTCATGGGAGATTGATATAAACGGCAAAAAAAGACCTATTCGCTTTACTGATGCGACCTTGGATAAAATATATCGGAAGCTGACTATAAGCCCACAGGATGTAAGGGTATGGGTTGGTAAATGGAAGTTAGAGGGGTTAGAAATACCGTGGACCGCATAGGAAGATTTATACTTGTTTAATTAATGAAAAAATATTCACCAAGTCCATTAAGAAATAAAATCATAATTGCAAGCCATAGACGGTCTGGCAGTCATTTTTTTTTGGAGATATTGCTGAAGGTCATCCCTGTACGAGTTATTAATCGGATTACTTCGCTAAGTCTTTAATGGAACCATGACCGATATACTTTTTTTGCGCCTTTTTATCAGGGTCACCCCAGTATTGACGGTTTTTATCCTTATCCTTCTTTTTGGTTTTCTCGCCTAAAAGTTGTTCGATTCTTTCAACGATATCCATATGTTTCTCCCCGATTAATATTCTCATATTATATTTATATTTTAATTACATTTTTACTCAATTATGGTATAATCATAAAATGAGATCGATAATGGGGAATAATGATTGAAAAGTTTTCGCCTGAATTAAGCCTGCTGCAAACGATTTATATAAAGACGAGGTATGATAACATGGATGATGTATATGATAATATACACAGATTTATAAACATGGATGATGTATTTGTTTACAGGAATGATGAATATTATAAAGATTCCGGTATGGCCAATGATACAAGGGTAAAAAAAATATATGGGGTTAATGACCTGTATACTGATTTTAGAATCGGGGATAAAGTCCGCATACTCAAAACTGGTGGTTTTTATAGCAGTTATTCTGCTATGGCAGGTGCGATGGGTTTGGTACATTGGAATAAAGGTGACTGGTCGCTTGATTATCAAGAACTTATAAACTGCATTGGAAAAATAGAAAGTTTAAAAATTCATGAATCAAGAAATAGTATCGTTGCCGGAGTAACTCTTATAATGGCCCCGTTTAAAATTGGGTCACAGATTTTAATAGATGATAATTGTTTGGAGTTTGTAGAGCATAATGATTTTATTACAGATGAGGATATAGAAATATAAATATATATGTTATGGATAAATTGACGACACCGATGCGCCACTTCATTTTTTCAATCCAAAAGAAAGGTGCGTACTGGCATTATTTTATTGAGGACTTGGATGGGAATGTTTTAGGCATATCTGAAAAAAAATGGAAGACAAAAAAACCTGCTGAGAACGCAATTGAAAAAATTTATAAGCAAATGGTAAACTCTTAATTGACGGGGCTTCACGGCGGATTATATCTACTCTCTAATGATTAGAATTACTTTTTAAAGAATGAATGATATTCGGTGAAAACTGACCCCGAAATTGGCGTTTTTGGAGGATCCCAGTGAATAACCGTAAGTACCCGAAATTATTACACCCGAGTCCCTATATAAGAGTATTACCCTGCCTTAGAAAGACGATTGTGTGGCCTCTGACGGGGTCGGGTTTTTTCTGTAATAAAATAATATATTTACAACGCCGAATGGCGTTCAGTAAGTGAGGCTATGAAATTTAGACAATACATACTCGGCCCCGGTTTGGACGAGGCTTCTTATCGGGGCAATATTGGGTTTGAGGAGATGACCCAATTCTACAAAAAAGCCAACCCTAAACAAATCAAGCAAATGGAGAAAATTCTGGATGCTTCAGATTGGGACGCATTCGTCCAGCTCATCCAGCAAGTGCTTGGTACACGCCTAAAAAAATCTTAATACCCTGTTTACATTTTTTAATCCATAGTATATAATGGTGGCTATGTTTAATGGTACTGTAATATATCAACGTGGGAAACGTCTATTTAATTTAGGAGACCTTTACCTTGACCTCGGCAAGGGTAAAAAGGATACGTTGTTTATAACACATATGAATTGGACGTTACGGTATAATATTAAACAACGTAAACAATTAGAAGGCAATGGCCCTTTTGACCTAAATTATAGACCGCAAGATTTTATAACCATACAACAACTTGCTGAAGTATATGGCAAGAAATTCCGCAAAAGTTCATTAAAGAGGCTTTATGATTTTCTCGGCACTAAAAAAGTTTGGGTCCATATTAAAGAGCACAACTTCAAATAAGGAGACTAAAATGTATTTATGGGTCATTATTAGAAATGATGACGATACCTTTACCGTGACTGAAATCGAAAATGGTACGGTTGTCTATGACGATGATGATGTTAACCTAATTACCGAAATTAAAGTCGGTAAATGGTGCGATATTTGTTTTGAAGAGGATGAGCCAGAAGGAGCGGCACCGGGTACAATAAAACGCCACCGTCTCCAGAATCGGGAAGAAGTAGAGCAAGTGCTTTCTGATTTTAATATGAAAATCGAAGATTTTGATACTGTATCTGATTTTGCCATAAGGTGCGGATTTAGTATTACACAATCTGCCGAAGACGATTTGACGCTATGGGCGGCCGGTAAACAAGTATGGATTCATTATTATAAAAGCGATTTTGATACTGATGATTAAGGTATATATTACAAATAAGTCCACGGGCCGTCCATTAAAAAATGTGATAGCCCATCCACATCCAAGTAAACCGTCTATATCGTTAGAATATGAAAAGACTGATATAAGGATACGGGGCGTATGGGAAATTCTTCCTGTTGGTTATCTTAGGAGTAAAATCCCAACGAACCCACCTATGTATTCAATTGTATATCATCCCCACCTTGATAAGAATGCGATAGGGGATTATTATCTTAGAAAGGATTTTCATATTGCAGACGGTGACCGTTCCAATTCTATCCTGCCTGACGATTTATTTGAAATTTTTTAAAAAAAAGCTAAAGTTTTCTCTTGACTTGCCAATAATTAGTATATAAGATAAAGGTAAACTAAAACACTAACGAAGGGAGTTAGTATGAGCGGTCAAGATAAAATTTTTGAGATGGTTACGGATACCATCGTAAACAAACTGGAAGAGGGAACGATTCCGTGGCATAAGCCGTGGACGGGTACAATCGGTATGCCTCGCAATCTGGTTAGCAACAAAAACTATCGGGGCATTAACATCCTTTTATTAGGGCTTCAGGGTTACGGCTCACCGTACTGGGTTTCTTTTAGGCAAGCGAGTAAACTCGGTGGCCATATTAGAAAGGGTGAGGCCGGTACGATTATCGTTTTCTGGAAATGGTTTGAAAAGGAAGAAGAAGTTGTAAACCCTGATACTGGGCTTACCGAAATTAAAAAGGTTAATATCCCGTTTTTACGTTATTACAGGGTATGGAACGTTGAGCAATGCGAAGGGCTAAAACATAAACGGTTAGAACCGCAGACCGATGGGCGAGAAGTTGAAGTTAATACCACTGCGGAAACCATCTGGGACGGATGGGAGCATCCCGAAGTAAGAACAAACGGGGGACGGGCGTTTTACCATATAGGGGATGATTATATAGGTATGCCCGAACAAGCCACCTTCGATACCGATGACGATTATTACTCAACCCTGTTCCACGAAGGCATCCATAGTACAGGGCATCCTGACCGATTAAATAGACCGAGTATCGTAAGGGATAAGGATTATGGCGTAGACGATTATAGCAAGGAAGAACTGGTAGCCGAAATAGGGGCTTGCTACCTTGCTACGATGGTCGGAATCGAGCGCACGATTGATAACTCGGTTGCTTATATTAATGGATGGCTTAACAAACTTAAAAGCGACAAGCGGATGGTGGTATATGCAGCTGCTCAAGCCGAAAAAGCGGCCGAATATATTTTAAACAACGGGAAGGGAGAAACCGATAATGAGTAATATGCGACCTACCATAAAGGAGATGGAACAAGCGGTAATAGAGCATCAGGAGCATATGGAAAAAATCCTTAACGAAGAACGTGCTCGAAAACTGGAAGAAGAACTGGACGCCATACCTTCCCTTGAAGAAGAACGTGACGAGATTCGGGAAGGCGCACATAAAATTATGAGGGTATGGGCTTCTAAAAAGGGACGGGAATTCTTTATCCCCAACCATCCTGACGTTATCGCAAAATACGAGAAAGAAGGATACGAGATATGTTAGAATTTAAAAACAAAATGGCATCCGCAACATTCGGTATAATGCTAACGGAAGCATGGGACAGGAAAATCTGCATTAAATGCCAGAACCCGATGTGGAAGATGCGTTTAACCCAGTTCGATATAAAGGAATGGAAAATTAGTGGACTCTGCCCGACCTGTTGGGGTGAGATTATGGGCGCAATCGAAACCATAGACGCAAATGAAGATAATAACACTTAATCCACAATATAATATACCGGAGCTAAAGGAAAAAATCCGACAGGTCGTCCGTGAGCATACGGGTACTAAAGAAGATATATATATTAGCGTTATATATTATGAAGCGCATACGTTTAAAAAACCACCTAAAAAGAAAGGAAGAAAAAAATGATTAAAAAGACTATCACGGTAACGGATTTAAGGAACGTAAACGGTGATTCGGATGCATCTTTTAAGGTTGCGAAGATTACAAATTCCGTGGATTATACAATCGATGAATATATGTCCGTGGATGAAGTTCAGGTTCTTTGCAACAAACCCGACTGGACGGTTAACATTGTTGGACGGTAAGGGGGGGGATTGTTATGCGGTTTACAAAAGCGGAAACCAAAATACTTAAAAAACTGGTCGCCGGATTATCGTGGGATGTTAGAAATCTATCCCAAGCCGAAAAAAGGATAATTAAAAAAATATTAGCAAAATAGTTTATTTACAATTTCCTCATTATATAGTATAATGGTACTTTATTTCAAGGTTGGTTACAGCAATCAATAAAACATTACCTTTGAATAATGATGAATACCAACCTGTACTCACTTCTTAGGGGGAAATATCATGAAAACAAAAGAAGGTGCATTCGCACATAACCATTCTTACAACCACGCACTTGAATTTTTTAGCAAAGCCGGTTCTCTTTTTAATAAAAGGGGAAGCTTTTATGGCAAACAGGCTACGGCAGTCGAATTGTTTAAGCCTGCATGGGCTGAAGACCCAGAGGTAGCTTTAAAACTTGCCTTATGGCTTCGTGACTGCCGAGGTGGAGCAGGGAATCGTTCAGGCGGACGTGAATGCTTTCGTTATATAGCCCAAACTGACCCTGAATGGTTAGCGGTAAACCTAAAACAACTTCCCGATTTAGGTCGATGGGATGACCTACGAGCAGTATATGGTACGCAGTTAGAAGCTGATGCGGCTCAAATGTGGGCAGTTGCTATTAGGGATGAAAATGTTCTGGCTGCAAAATGGGCGGATAGAAACAAGGACAATCCAGTCCGTCAATTTATGGGTCTATCTAAAGCCGATTTTAGACGCTTACTCGCAAGGGTGCGTCAAAGCCATATCGTTGAGACCAAAATGTGCCGTAAGGAATATAACGCTATTAATTATGAGACCGTTCCGTCTGTGGCGATGTCCAGATATACTAACGCCTTTAAGAAAAACGACCCTGAACGATTTGAAGAATTTAAGAGTAAAATCGAAAAGGGTGAGGCTAAAGTACACGCCGATGTTCTGTTTCCGCACGACTGCGTTAGAACCGCAAGACACGGTGATAGAAAAATGGCCGATGCTCAATTCGATGCGTTGCCGAATTATTTAGACGGTACGGACGAAAAGATTATCGTTATATCCGATACATCTGGCTCGATGGGAACAGTGGTGGCTGGTTCTGTATGTGCAATGGACGTATCGCAAGGTATGGCTTTATATTGCTCAAGCAGATTGCCAGAGGATAGTCCGTTCTATAAACGCTTTATCGGATTTTGCTCTGAAGGTACGTTTAAGGAATGGCGTGGGATGACCTTCTCACAGGCTGTGCATAACCGTAAGGTATTTGATGGGGCTGTTGGCTCAACCCGTATTGACTTGGCCTTGGATTTAATTCTCGATATTGCCAAAAAACGTAATATTGACCAGTCATTAATGCCGACAACTTTGCTTATCGTATCGGATATGCAGTTCCATCAAGGTGCTCGCCCTGCCAAATCAGCGTCCAGACATAATTACAATTACTGGTATGATGAAGCAGATGCGAAAAGTGCCGGGGTTATAGATACCGAAGTTGAAATGTGTTTAACCCACTGGGACGAGGCCGGTTATATAAGACCTAAAATTGTATACTGGAATACCGCAGGATATAGCGGACAACAGGCTACGGTTGAGGGCAGAAACGTGGGCTTAATATCAGGTTTTAGCCCAAGTGTATTAAAGGCGATATTCGGTGGTACGGATTTTTCACCTTTAGGTATTATGATGAGGGCTTTAGAAAAATACCAAGTAGAATCGCCTATATAAACGATTTGAAGGATGGATTCAGCAAACCATACAACATAGAAGACTAATAATCTTTAATTGTTACCACCACCATCCTGAAAGTTACAACCCTTAGAGATATTTAAGACTGGGTTCAGCAAACCACTATGACGCATAGATAGGGAACTGTCGGAACCAGTCTGAGTAATACCAGATGGTTCCCTATCACTCAACTCCTTTCTGGGGATGGTTTCGGCCATCCCCTTTTTGTTTCTATTTACAACTCCTAAAAAATATGTTACAATATATAGAAAAAAAGTGAAAAAAGACTCAAGTTTTCTCTTGACTGGCCGATATTCCTGTTGTAACATACAGGTATAACCTAAAAAAAGGAGATAAAAATGAGCCATTTAGTTGATAACGATTTAGATTATTTTTTATGCGATGACTGCGGAGCGGCTTTTTCCGTATTTAACGAGATTTTTAGCACGGGTTACGTTAAAAGAACCATTAGCCCGACTAATATGCTGTTTAGGGGAGTATGCACGGCTTGCGGTTCTCCACGTATTTTTGCTGACCCTGCCGCTGATTACGAAGATGAAGACCCGGCCGATAGCATTGCGCCTAACGAGAATGAAGAAGATGACATGAGTTACGAAGAAATGTTTGAACGGTCGGCGGCCTTTAACGATATTAATGATATGATAGCGGAGATGAGAAATGACCTATAACCTTTATAAAATTAGGGTACATGATACGCTTTACCTTTGTGACGATACGACCCTTGCCGATGTTAGGGCTATCGCAATTAAAGCCTTAAAACAGGGACGGGAAGTTAAATGGTTTGACGGCAGAACCCAATGGTTAAGTTGGGATGTTGTTTTAGACCTTGACAAACACGCTTCCGATATATATACTTGGGATAAATCGTATGACAGGGTTTTGCATGAGGTGATTTTGCATACCAAAGCAAAGGATAAAAACGCACCACTCGATGGCGAAATAACCCATCGTAAAATCGGGGAAGTTTACCGTAAATTTTAAGGGAGATAAAAATGAATACATTCGCTAAAATGACAAAAGCCAAAAAAGGCGAACTGGAAGTTGCCCTTGCGGAATATCTGCATAGGTTAACCGGACTCGATGATGTTAGGGTATCGGTTGAAGTTGACCGCACGGATAATAAGGGTGAATATTTATCCGTTGAATCCAATGAACTGGCGAGCTACCAATATCCGAAAATGTTTAAAAGCCTAAAGGTCGGTTCCTTTGGTGGGGGATGGGTTCCTGATTTTAAAAGAAATGAAGATGTATACTGGGTTCCGCTTCGATATCGCTACGAGCATTTTAGTGGTGGACGTAACGGCTCAGAAATCGCCACCTTCTGGATTGCTAAAGATGGCACCATCGTTAACTATAAAAACGAACTGGAGTAAAAATGGCTAAAAGAAACGGCACATGGATTCCTGAGATTAAGGTTTATTGTAAAGAATGTGGTGACTGGGTAAAAGAGTCCGATACCGAATTTGTAGATATCGCAGAGGATATTCAAGGTGCGGACATTTTGACCTTCGTTTGCCCGTTTTGTAATACCGTACAAAAATCAAGGAGATACGGATAATGAATAACGAAGGATTTACCCTTATAGAGCTAATAGCCGTTATGATAGTTTTAGCGGTTATGGCTACCATAGCCATTGTTAAGTTTATTGACTTTGACGATACGGCTGAACAACAAGCTCTTAATACGGCTATCCGAATCCTTAACACTAACGAAAAAATGGTCTGGTCGGATATAAAGATTAGTACGGGATGGGTTGGTGATGAGGAGACGGCTTCAGCCGTGGAATATGATTTAGGGGATAAATTCAAGTGGCTTAATGGCCCGAATCTGGATGGCGGAATTTTGGGAATGACTTCCGCAAAAGTTAACCTAAAACGGAGTCCGTCCACTAACGCAAATCCTGCTATATGGGAAAGAATATGAAAACTTTAATCGCTTTAATGTTTGCTTTTTTAATCGGGTGTGCTCATAATCCCACTCCGGTTAGTCATGAGGTTGTTATTAAGTTTGAAAGCGAGATTCCGATTAATGTATCGGTATATAAAAGTTGTGAAGGTAATTGGAATTTTTGTAAATGGCAATAAAAGTTAAAGGAATAAAAAATGGATAAAATTATTAAAACCATCAAAGCATTTTTTTGGATTTTAACACTCAAACGAGATGATGCTTATAGCGGTGGTTCAGTTCATATTGCTTATTTGCATACTGCTGTAAAAGGGCTGATATGGCTATGGGTATGTTTTTTTGGTGCAATGTTTTTACGGATTATTATAACCATAGTGGGGTTGTTTTAAGGAGAAAATAATCGAAAAAAAGTGAAAAAAAGACTCAAGTTTCCCTTGACTTTACCGATATTGTGTTATAGGATATAGATATAACATACAAAAGGGAGATAAAAATGCAACATACCGAAACAATATTAAAATGGAAGGTTGACAAACTTACGGCTAAAATCGACAAACTGAACCGTAAAGCGGTCAAACTCGGTTGCGAACCCATCGACCTAAAAATCGATAACGAGCACATCCTTGAATACTGGGATACCTTAGATAACGGCAAAGAGGTTAAAAAGGTTAAGGTTCTGGTTGATGTTACGCTTACCTATAATATCCCGATAGTAGACGGATGGAAACTGGTTTGTAACTTCGATGCGGCTCCTAAAGAGGATACCGGAGAACTTGTTATTTTTACGAGCAAGGTTCCTGACGAAGAATTACCGGAAGCCTTCCTTAATAAAAATGAAATTCACTGCGACCACTGCGGTCATAACCGTTTTCGTAAAAAATCTTACCTGATGCGCAACATCGACTCCGGTGAATACAAAGAGGTGGGGAGCACTTGCGTAAAAGATTTTTTCGGCCATGACCCTAAAGGCTTTTTGCTATACGCCGCAATCGATTTTGAAGGCGTTATAAACGATATAGAATATGACGACCATAGAGACCCTTGCGGTTACGGTTACGATGGTGGAATCCATTTACCGACTTATTTAGCAACCGCTTCAGCCGTTATTAGAGAATACGGTTGGGTTAGCAAGGGCAAGGCTTGGAAGGTATGGCAAGAAGAAGAACGCCACATCGAATCTACCGCTTCTCAAATTATAACGGAAATTTATCCGCCTCGCCCGATTCCCCGTAACTGGAAGTTTGTTGAGGTTACGGAAGCCGATATGGAATTAGCCGAAGCCTGTATCCTTTATTTTAAGGATATTGACCCCAAAGATAACGATTACCTTGCTAACTGCCAGAAGGTAGCCGATATCGGATACGTTATCCGCAAGATGGAAGGCGTAGCGGCTTCGATGATACCGACTTATAAACGGACTCTGCTTACCGAAGAAGAATTAAAGCGGAAACAGGAGCGCAAGGTTAGCAATTATATCGGTGAAGTAGGCCAGCGCATAGAGAACGTAAAAGTTGAATGCGTATATACCTTAGAAGTTGCGAGCGACTTCGGTACGAGCGTCCTTTACATTTTAGTAGATGAGGACGGTAACGTATACAAAACCTTTTATAGCGGATACAAATGGAGCATGGTTAAAGGCGACAAAGGGACGCTTAAAGGTACGGTTAAAAAGCACGAAGAATATAAAAACGAAAAAAATACGATGCTTACTCGGGTACAGATTACCGATATTATTACGCCAGAAGGGGAGCACGTAGAATCATAGGAGAACGGGATGAGATTAAAAGACGTTAATATACCGGATACTGATTTAATCGAAAAAATGCGGAAAAAGGTAGCCGAGCGCAAAAACGTAAAAATAAAATATGTTGATTATATAGGCGCACAGGACTATGACGATATGGGATGGGGTTTTTATTTTAACATCACAGATAAAAAACATCCCGAGTTTATGTCCACGCTTATGGAAAGGTACAGACCTTTATAAAATAGCCTCACAAACGCCACGTGTGGCCGAATTTGGGGTTTAAAAACGACATACCTAAACCGATAAGGGGGATATTAAATGTCCGAGAAACGCTTTAAAGGTTTTATTTACCTGATGGTTATGTTTTTAATGATGATGCTTATGGGAACAGTGGTTACAAAAGGTACATATATTAAAAAAACGACCAGAGCAAATCGGCAAACTACCGTTTTTGTCGGAAAGGATACGGGAGCATCGATTAAATTTAAAACTATTAAACCGATTCATAAAACCGAAACCCTAATAATGAAAAGGAGTTATTAAAATGATAGTGGAATGGTTTAAAAGGTTTATTAATAGGCATATTATTTGCACTTGTGAGCATCCCGATGTTTGTTTCGATTGTAATAAGGGCAATGAATCTTGCTATGTTCCCGGCCAGTGTGATTTAATTAAATGCCATATTGAACCCGATGAAGGATGGCCACGACCTAACCAAAAAGGATACGTCCTTATATCCGTAATGCTCATCCTCTGCCTTTTAACTATTATTGGGATAGCGTCCACCAATATAAGCAATACCGAATTGGCCATATCGGTTAACGAATCCATTTATCAAATGAATATTTATGGCGCAGAGGCCGGTTTAGAAGTTGCTCCCGATTATTTAAAAGCAAACCTTACCCGTGCGGACTGGGATAATCCAGATTGGGAAGGCGGAGATAGTGATACTTTAGGTAATAATGTAACCTATACATATGTTATAAACCATTGGAAAGACGCTGATGGTAATATAATCCGAATGGGTGACGTGGACGGGGATTATTTATGGGAACGAAACACGACCATAGGTGTACCGTTTGAAGTGGTACAAAGTGAAGGAACCCATCCACGTGGTGGAAAAACTAAATTAGAACATATATGGGAACCCGTTCCGCCTTACGTTATGCCCGAAGCGGCCTTATGGGTTAATAATATGGTAAATGGTAACGGTGTATCTGGTGCGATTGTCGGGGAAGGACCGGGGGATTCTTCGTTGCTATCTAAAGATTATTACGATAGTGATTATAATTGCCCTGCCGTACCGGATATTAAATACGAGTTAATGCCACCTGATATTAAATTCTCCGGTAATACCGGAGAAACTGAAACCTATGAATTAGCAGGGGCTACATATCCATTTCCGCAAGTAAAAGAAGCTTTAACTCATAACAAATATTGGGAAGTTGCTTCTACATTGGGTAATAAACTTCCGGCCACAATCGATTTAGGAACGCTCGATGACCCTGTTATTATTATTATCGATACCGGAAGTGATGTTAGCCTAAATCAAAACATCGTAGGCGCAGGAATTTTATACGTTGAAGGAGATTTAACCATATCTGGTAATTTTAGTTGGGAAGGATTGGTACTGGTAAACGGCAATGTAACTTTTAATGGTGGTGGGGCAGCAAACTCCACTATGGTACGGGGTTCGGTGGTTGCGTCAGGAGACGCTGCAGCCATAAACGGTTCCGTGGATTTGATATATGACTGCGAAGTTATGTCTAATTTACATGATAGTTTTTTAGCCTATAAGCGGACGCCAACTTGGAGATTTGTAAGATGAAAAAACGCTATTTTATCGAACTTGTAAAAGTCCGTGATGAGCGAGTTGTTTATAAAGGCTTGGTATGGACGACCAGTATGCCCAGACTCGTTGAAGAACTCGCATATAAGGGTTATATGGTAACAACATATTACGAATGGGCTATCGGTTGTCAGCCCAAAATAATCCAGTTAGGGGAGATAAAATGAAAAAAATGAAAAAATGTTGTCGGGAGAATAAACCAAACGGCTATAATCCTCACCATATCTATATGTGCCCAGATTGTCAGACGGTACATCCGCCCGAAAAAAAGGAGAATTAAAATGAAACTCGATTTTTCAGAATTAATTACAAAGTTAAAATCTCTTGAAACGGCTTTTAATAAAGCAGAAGACCCTGTAACACGTTTCGCTATTCTTGAAACCATCAATCATATCGGGGAAAAGGAAATTCCGATACGTGATTTTTGGTATAATCAGTATCGCAGGGCTACACTTAAAACATTCGGTGCGAACCCTGATGCAGACCCAAGTTCAGCAGAAGTATATGCATTGCGGCCTAACCGCACGGCCTGAAGTACCCGGAATTAAACCGTATTGCTGAATATTAATAGCAAACCATCCATCAGCTTCTTTGGCAGGTATGAAATAAAATAATTGTTTACAATTCCGCCTTATTATAGTATAATGTATCCATGATTACGCCTTCACCACCTACCGAAGACGAAAAAATCGCTATGGTTGTTTGTAACGATAGGGTTTTATTTGAGATATCGGAGCAGAAAAACCGCAAGTGGACTTTTCTTATTAAAGGGGAAGGGCGTAAAATCAAAATGAAAGACTTACCCTTAAATAAAGCGCATAAATTGTTAATGCGAGCTATAAACATTAGAGCTGAATGGGAGAAAGAAAATGACTTGGGCAAATCAAAATGACCCGACTTTTGAAAAGCAGATAGTTTTTGAACTAAACGAAGAAGCCTTAAAACGGATTCTCCAGTCATATATACGGGAAGTTAAAAAAGAACCCGTACCGGAAATAGATGACCTTAAACTGCTTTTTCATGTTGGGGATGAGCGCACTGAAGACGGGACGGTATATTTTAGCTTTACCCAAAAGGATTTAGACGAATATTTAGACCCTAAAGACGATTTTAATAGCGACCCGGATGATGAGAATAGCGAGAATAGCATTGATACTTGGAATTCTGTTAGCGTACTGCCGTGCGGAAAAGATTCATGCCCAGTTGCAGAGGACAAGGTTCCACTTGAGGATGATAATTGGGAACTTGATAATACAGAATGAAATTAATTGATATAGCTTTTGACCTTGACGGGTGTTTGGTTGATATAATGCCCGTTGTTAAAAAACTACTTAAAGAAAAACATGGGGCAGAAATGCTCCCCATAAAAAAATGGCGGATTTATACCGAGCCATTCCTACCGGATAATCTAATATGGGAGTGCATCCACGAATCTTACGAACAAATGGATGATATTGTTATTCTCCCCGGCGCACACGAGTTACTCTATAAACTTTTTTGCCTGTCGGACGGGGATGACCCTGTTAAAATCATTACGGCTCGGCCACCTAAACGAGCGGCCAATGCTACCTACCAATTTTTAAGTGAATATTTATGCGACTTTCCTTATGAACTGGTTATCACTTCAAACCATAGTAAATTACCGTACCTTAACCGATATAAGTATTACGTGGACGATAAACGGATTAACGCCATTGAGTTAGCCAGTGAGGGCATACACGTCTTTATGCCTAAATGGGAGTATAATACATTAGGAGTTAGAGAATATCCTAATATAACGCTAATAGACGGGGTTAAAGACCTAATTCCACGAGCAGAGGAGTTTATTAAGACCATATGAATACTTTGGATGTGCAGGTTGGTGGAGACCATTATAAAACGATGGGCTTACAACCTTGGGAAATTATAGAAGCGAATAAATTGGATTTTTGGGAAGGAAATGCATTAAAATATTTATTAAGATGGCGTACTGATAAAGGCAGACCCGAGGAAGACCTCGACAAGGTTATTCATTATATAGAGCATATAAAGAATTTATATAAAAAAGGATATTATGCGACTTCTCCAGAATCGCTTACTTAATTTTGGTTGACCATGTCTGGAAGCCTATTGCCGCACCGATAATAGAAGTAAATGCAAAATATATCCAAGCCGATGCTTCGGCTATAATTTGCAATCTGGATTCAGGTACAAAAAACCATAAAGCAATGGTAAATCCTATTAATGCTCCCATAGATACCCAAGCCAAACCTACTTTATTCTCAAATCTTTGCCTTTCTAATTTACCGTTAACCTTTTTTTCACCCAAACCAGTATCTTCCATTTTTACTCCTTAGTTATTAAAGTTTTCATTAACTGTTTTATTAGTTCGTATAATATCTTGCTGTTTACCAATAATTCTTTGGTCTGCTTGTGTTATTTCAGTTGTCGGGTTTTGTGAAGATGATGTTACATTTACGAGGCTTCCCTCTGTAATTGTGGTCTCAAATAACGGGGACATATCCCTAAATTCTATGGTTAAATCACATACAGTCGGATAACCATCTATATATGGTGCTTTCCAAGTAGGCTGAACGCTTAAACAAGCGGCATAATCGCAATCCAATAGCCCCGGTGGGTCGGTTCTAATAGAGAATATATGCGGAAAATCGATAGCAATAGCCCCTAATGAGCGAGGAGCTGAGTATTTTTGTAATAATTTAACTGCATTAACAACTGTATTTCCACCTTCTGAGTCCGCCAGAGTAATCTCAAATTGCCATTGTCGTCTTTGAGAACCCGTATATGATAGCGGAGTATCAACTTTAAATTTAGGAATACGATAACTTGCAAGACCGGCATTTGTTAACAATGATTTAATTCTTTGACCAGTTGGGAGTTTTTTGGTTGCGCTAAAAGCCCGTCCGACAGAACTAACGATACCGGCTACCTTTTCAACACCCGCTTCAACCGTTAAAACCTTTTCCAACAAACGAGATTGTATAGATTGATATTCCTGCCATTCGTGCATATGCTGTTCTAAAATTGATAGAGGCGCAAGAAACTTAAATAAGGTTTTTCTTTTACCAGTTCTAATTTGACCACGACCGGCAGTTATGATAGATTCTACCTCCATAGCCTGAAAACATAACCATAATGCATTTTTAAAATTAGCATGGGGGAATCTCCGGCCCGGGATTTTTATAAACGGAACTTCTGTAAATTGATTTTTAACTTGTGCATTTCGGGCCGATATTTTTTCTTGTACCACTCTATCTTGATTTTTAAATACTGGCATTTTAATTTCCTTGTAAATCTAATATCGCTAAATTTTGCATTGTTGCGGGGTCATTAATACTCTCCGGTATTGATTGGCCTGCAACATCATTACGATTTAAGCCTATTGAAGCCATCGATTCTGCCGCCGCTTTCATTGCTTGATTATATAACTCTTGCTGTTGTTTAGGTAAATCTTTTATTGACCAATCTAAATCCCTTAAAGTATCCCTTAATTCTTTACGTTCTTTTTCTGCTTCTGGTCCTCTTTTATCTGATAATTCTCTTAATTTAGCACCTAAATTAGCTCTATGTCGTACTATTTCTGTCGCTTGTTCGGCTGAAGTTATACCAGTGGTTTGTACCATTGCTGTTGCTTCCCGTACCTTTCTCAATCTCACATTTGTTGTTTCTAAACCTAATTTTTCCGCAATCCAATCTATTTTATCCTGCCACCAATCTCTTAATTTATACCACCAACCAATTGTAGCATCTATTAAATTTTGAATAGCTTTATTAGTAACGCTTAATTGCTCTCGGAAAGCATCGTCTGATAAATATTTACTTGGTTTAAAATTTATACCAAGCCAACTAAGTAAGGCATCACCTATCCATCCTAAAAGTTTACGGGGCAAACTGGTTAATGCCACCGCACCCTCAATAGATGCTTCATCCAATCCGCCTCCACCTTTAATAACTCTTATCCACGCTTTAAGTGCGTTACCTATCATATAACCAAGTGCGCCTATAAGACCGAATCGCAAAAGCAAAGGACCGAGACCGCCCATAGAACGAAGAAGTGCGCTGACAAGCCCGCCGCCACCGGGTGCAAGCAAATCTCCAAGTTTTTCAAATATACCTTTCTTTCCTGCTTTTTTAGAAATTTTTGAAACCCTTTCTCCTTTAACAAGATACTCTATACCTTCACGCATTTTTGCAATATTTTTGGCCATGCGTTTTTCTCTATCTTCCTTTCTCCGCATTGTTATAGCATCCCAAACCGAAGATACTGCACCTTTTATAAAATTATAAGTAGTTTTAACAGCATCCAATGCCCAGTCAATAACTTCAGCAACCGGACCAAGAACTTCTCTAACGTGTCTACCAATACCCTGTGCCACTCTTACCATACCGGCCATAAACTTCTGTGTGGATTCCTTTTCCCAAAAGTTTTTGCCGATTTGATATAACTTAGAGCTATCCTTCCATCTCTGGATTCTTTCTTTAACTGATTGTTTAATACCTTCTTTCCATTCTCTAACTCTATCACCCCATTGAATCATTATAGATTCAAAACGGCTAAAACCTAATTCTCGTATAACCTCACGTTTTAAGTTAGCACCACCTTGCTCTAAAAGGATATTAGCATTTTTTATATATTTTTGAGTAGATATAACCTGTTTTTCAAGCGCAGAACGACCTTTCTTTCCTTCGTCTGCTTTTTTCTCAGCAGTCTGGGCATATTTTTTAAGTTTTTCTAAATTCTTATCAATATTTTTTTGATTCTTTTCATCTTTTTCTGCTTGTTCTTGGGCTTTTTTGGTAAGAATATCAAGATTTTTCTTCTGGTCTTGATTGGACTTTACATTCTGCCCAATTTGAACAACCAAAGTTTTAATATTTTTATCTATTGATTGAAAATAATCAGTCATAAAATCTCCAATAAAAAAAGTCTAAAAGTGTTTTGTACCCTTTAGACTTTTTAAATCCGTTAGCCATTAAAGGCTAAGTGCGGCACCTGCTTGAATCATTTCTAATTTTTGTTTCTCTCTTTTTAATGCTAAATCCACTAAAGCGTATCGTTCAAAATCTGCTAAATGGTTTGATTCTGATATTGATATTCCGTATTCCGCTAATAAGAATTGCTCCTCCATTAACGATTCTAAATTCATACCAAATAAACTAATTATAAAAAAAAATTATCTGGCGATGTATCTATTTCTTCAGTATGCTGGCAGGATTTACATTTAATTTCGATTTCCATATCTACGCCAAAGTCGTATATATCGTGCCATTCTAATATTTTTTCATACAAAAAAGTTGGGATGTTTTCGACAAAGTATTTTTTATTTATTAAGTCCGGTCTTTGTTTTCCATCTGGTGTTATAATTTGCTCTATACTCGCTGCCAGCATCCACATAGCCAGTTCTGATTCTGCAACTAAATCGCTTGTTTTATCATCTGCTGCGCCTAATATTTTAAATATCTCTTTTTCATCCGAAATTTTAAGATGGCGCATGGACACAGAAATGTTCTCATCCAGTTTTACTATCGGGTTAACATCCTCTGGCATGGATGTAATTTTAACTTTATCTAAATCGATAGAAATAATGTTTTGTGAGTTACATTCTGTACAATTGTATTGAAATTGATAATTAGAACCTTTAGTTTGCTTTCTAATTTCTAAAGTTAAATATGCTCTATCTTTAATATACAGATTATCTATATTATAATCAATTAAAAGGTCTTGTAATAGTCCATAAATAGCATCAGTCATATCCTCTATTTTAGTTGTATCTACTGTAACAAGCCTTTTAAAATGGGCGGCGGTGATTGGTTTAAATTTTACGGTTTCTCCACTACCCGGAAGTGTACAGCTAAATTTATATACGTTTAGGTATTTCCTAAAATCGGTGACCTCTGCTTCGGGAGCTTCTTCGATTTCTTCTTCCTCGATAACAGGGTCACCGAGCGTCTCCTGTATTTTTTCAGGTTGTTTTACAGGTTTCTTTTCAACCCTCTGAATCGGGCCTTTCACCTTACGAGTTCTTTGTACCATTTTACCTCACTGCTTATTTTACTTTTATTTATAGGGCTATTGCGGCTATAATTACGATAGCCAAAACTACGCCACCGGCTAAAATATACCACTTATATTTCTTAAAAAAGCCTTCGGCATCGTCTGCGAATTCGCCAATATCCTCTTTGATATCATCAATTTTGCTTTCGACTTTATCCTTAATTTCGTTAAACTCCGCTTCCATTTTTTCCAAATTCTTTTTAATCTCATCTTGGAAATTTTCAGTAGCGTTTTCAAGAAGGTCTTTGTAGGTTTCAAGCAAATTTTGTAGGTCTTTAAGTTTACCCTGAAACTCTGCTTCGGCCTTTGCTTTTAACTCTTTAATTTTAGCCTCAAGCTCATCAATTTTTTCTTTTAATTCATCAATAAAATCACTCATTTAATATCTCCTTACAAAATATTTATTAACTACCAGTTGGGTTTGTTATTTCATGATACTGGTATCTAAGTGTAACGTCAAATTGCGTAATTTCTGCCGTAGCGTAGTCCAAGTTAGCGGCGGCAATATCTTGCGGCCAAGCATCGTGTAACTTAAACTCCAAAATCGGGTCGCCATCATAACCGACAAGCTGTAATCTCTGGTCTACCATATACTCACTAATTAGCGCATATTCATTCGTTACAGGATTGTGGATTAAATTTGCCCATTTTTCAAAATTCTGACGGATATAGGCATTATAATCAGTATTAAAAGTAATTTGAATAGCGTTAAATGTATGCTTGCTCGCTATAAAAAAGTCATAGCCTTGCCAATTTAGCGTCAATTCTTCAAGAGTTGTCTGAGGCATCTGGGCGGTCTTAACCAAATATACAGACCTTTCATTATTCATATCTCCGGTAACTGCGTCCGCAGGAAATGCCGGGATGAAATAAAATAAATTAGACCTCTGGCCATCCCTAAAATTACTTTTAAATCCGTCAATTGTAAATCTGACTGGCATGTTTCATTCTCCTATTATTAACTATTTATATTCCGCTTGTTGGGGTCTGACCGGCCGCTACTAATTCGGTAAATGATGCTCCCGTCTTAGTTGCTATAAAGTTAAGTACGATAAATTCTGCCGCTCTTGTCGGCTTAATATAAATATCGCACCATAATTCATTACGGTCAATCCTTTCTGCCGTATTATTTGTGCTATCACATACGACTAAGAAGTCGTAAATACCACGTCTGCTTCTAACGTCTCTTAGGAACGGCTCAATCATATTGATAAGCTGTAACCTTGTAAACGTATCATTCGGTTCAAACAAGAAGTATTTAACCGCAGTGGCAATAGCCTTTTCCAGTACGATAAATAAACGTCTTACGTTAACACGGTTAAACGCAGAACTCTTATCGAGCATTGTTTTCTGGCCCCATATTACCTTACCTTGACCTGCGAATGATACTAACGGGTTAATACCGTTTTTATAAAGAATATCACGTTTAGCCAAGTTAGGATTAAAGGCTAATTTACGAATGTTGGTAATGATTCCACGGTTTAAACCGGCCGGTGCAAACCAAGGGTCACTTACGTCATCGGTATTAGCATAAATACCGGCAACATGACCGGCCGCCGGAATCCAACGATAACGTCCGTTCCATTTATCGTAAATCTCAAGCCAGTTACCGTATAATGCGGCATAGCTTGTGTTTTCATTTAAGCCCGTTGATACAAAACTACCCTGTTGGAATCTCCAATCTCTACAATCGGTTGTTTCATTTCCACGGTTGTTTACGACCAAAGTTGAAGGTACGTCAAGAATTGCCATCGTATCCTTTCTGTCTTCGGCTATTTGAATAAGAGTTTGTTTAACCGTAGATGATTTATCACTATCAATAAGCAAATTGATATCAATTTCTTCAGGGTCTTCGTAAAGCTCATAAGCCGCTATAATATCTGCATCGGTTACGTTGGTTGAGGCAGTGTTTTGTCCGCCACCAAAACTTACATAATCCGTCATATACAATCCGCTCATATCCGTATTTGGTTTTAAACTGCTTACACTAATAGCCATTCTAACGTACTTAGAATTTTGTGCTAAGAACCTTTCGCAGAAAATGTTAGTACCTTCATCGTCAATCTTTCTGTCGTTAACAGATACAAGCCACGCTTCCCTAATAAAATAAGTAGGACTGGCGTTTTCTATCTGGTCTTGGTCAGCCGTTTTAACGATTACTAAAAATTCGGTATTAGATGATGAATCAAATGAAACATCAATCGCTTCAATATCGTCATATAACTCTGTAGACATACCTGATATTGAATTTCCCTTTCGTACATTATCGTATGTATCACTACCGATAAGCGCAACCTTAATAAAATTGCCCCATTTACCACGAGTTGCCGCTATTAAAGACATATTGCTACCATAATCACCTGAAGATGGGTCAAAAGGTGCACTTTCGTCACCAAATTCATCAGGGTCTTCAGAAGCAAAATCGCTTAAAATATAAGCATTATTTGTTGTAAAAGCAGTTGCTGAAGAAGCACCACCTGAAACAGCAGGCGGATTGGAACCGGATGTTGCTATATTTAAATGATAACCGGCAAATGTTGCACTCGGTGCCATAACTGCTGTACAGTATAGCTTATTGCCATATTTTAAGTATCCTGTTGCGGATAAGATATCTTTATATGAACCGGAAGTAGGTTCGCCAAAAATATCAATTAGCTCATCAATATTTGTAATAAGTTGCTTTTTTAATTCAGGGCCTTTATATGGGTCTCTAATTGCGAGTACACCAATAGAGGTTGCTACCGCTGGTATTGTTGTGGAAAGGTCAATTTCATTAACGTCCACAAGAGGGCTAAGATATAAAGCCATGTTCTCCTCCTAAATTTCTTATAAAAATCTTCAATTATTATTTATATATTTTATTATTTTTTAGGGGTTCTCCTGAAGTTTAAAATAATCATATATAAAAGTAACGCCAGATTCGAGTAAAACTTCTGACTCTTTATGGGATAATGAAACCTCTTGAATGTTTTGAGGCCACATTCCCACAAATTGAACCCCTAATATATTGTTATTAAAGTTATCAATAATACGAAGTGAAGCATCCACTGCAAAATTCTCATACAGTTCTAACATTTTATCGCTATTATTGGATATATACGCCATCCATTTATATAACAATTTCCAGTTATTAAATTGAGCGTCCACTATAAACTGCGTATTTAAAGTATCATAATCTAACGGGCCCTCTGCTATTTTACGTTTTGCGCCCTGCCACATCGACTCTATCGGGTTTAAATTGACGGCCGGTAATATAACGCTTGTAATGTTAAGTATAAGCGGCTCATTAGCCTGTAATGTTACCTGAGTCGGTAATAGCGGAAATGTTAACTCAAAATTAGCAGGGGTTGCTTTGTTTAGACCCAATCCTTCGCATATTGCCATTACATTTCTCCAAAATCATGACTAATTTCATATTCTAAATCATCAAGTAAGGATAAAATCTTTTTTATATCCCCAAGCCATTGAGTAAAATCTTGATTACGTTTCATAGTGCTTTCAAGTGTACCCACCATCCCTTGAGTTTTCATAATGCCATCCATAACTTTTTTATAAACTTTCATATTTCGAGCAAGTAAAGGATGTGCCGCTTCTGTTTTGGGTAAATATTTTTCATATGTATTCATTATCCATAAAACTCCTCTTTAGTCTCCATATATGCGGCCGATACTCCTAACGCTTGTGTTCGGCCAATTCTATTACCAAATTGAAACAACTCGTATGTATAAAAGTGGTCTTCCGGCGTAGCCCCTGCGCTTATAGCTACAAAACGTTGAGTCTCTCCAGAAGCTCCGCTTGTAAAAGTGCTTGAATTATCCCTTGCGTTAAAAGTTGTCTCGTTTGTATAATAATTAAGGTAAATTTTACCGATGGTTCCGACTGTTTCAACGGGTCTGAATAAGTAAGTCTGCACCTGAAACTCCAAAGTCCATTTTAAAACTCTGAAATTATCGTCCGTCCACTCTAATTCAGTCTCCGGTGTTGCCGATGTAAAGATAACTTTAACGTCAAAAGTAGCATCCAACTCCTCAATATATAGGCGCATAAAGACATATGGCTGAAAATACGGCAGTATTTGCTCTAATATCTGGTCGATATCCGTCATATATAAGCCCCAAATACCCACTTGAAAACTAATATCATAGGGTACGGGGTTTAAAAAACGGGTTAAGTCCCCACCATCAGTCTGTGAAACGCATATAGAACGGTATTTGTTGGTTGCCCGTTCCAGTGAATACTCTATACTGGACATCGTTACGCTTATAATCGGCAACATTTCATCGTCTTTTCGCTCATTTAGCCAGTACCAAATCTTCTCTTTCATGCCAAATTTTAAAGGCACTTCGATATATTTATCAAATACACCTTTCTGCGTGTACCGTGCTATCTTTATATCGTTAAACATATCAAGGAATTGTGTAATAGTCTTCCTTAATGCTTTATAATAATAATATTGTTTCATTTGCTTACATTCATAAGAACCCTAATTAAAGTTGCTATATCTCCCTGAAGTCCTTTCCATGTTTTATCAATGTAATTTAATTTCGATGTAAAATTTTTATATCTTTTTTCAACTATATTTTTTGGCGTAGATGCATCTGGATATGAATATGCATTCTCAATTGCATTCTCAATAGAGTTTAAAAGATTGCCCATGCTCTTATTAACATCCCCTAAAAATCTATGAGTATGTTCTATTTGTTCTTCCAATACACCTCTGCTTGATTTTTTACATTTAGGACAAAAGCCTCTATTTTTTTCCCATGCTTTTTTGGTTGAAACCTCATCGCATTCTAAACAGGCAATTTTTTCAACCTTTTTTTCATTTAGATATTCTTTAAATTTGCTCATTAGTATCCGTATATGCTGGTATCTGTATCTGTTCCATAGTCGTAGATACCGTCACTTGCCTCCTCTATTTCATCATTTTCCCCGAAAGCGGATAACGCATTAGTTAAAGTGGTTGCGTCTATTTCCAGTGTCGGTTCACGTTTATATCGTGTTATTTCTTTAGCGGATTCGCTTTGTTCGCTAAAGCGGTATGGTCTAAGTATAAAACCCCATCCCAATTTTTTAAGTTGAAATATACTCTCTTCCTCGTGAACATCCACTACCTCATAAGCTCTATCGTTCCATATTGTAACTAAAACATCTCCGGGTTTAGGATGATAGCCTGCGCTAACGTCACGGGAAAATGTATATTTAGGTGTACTGGCGTATTGAATTATATCCTCAGAATTAGTTCCATACGCAGTTGTTAAAGTCGGCTCTTCCGATACCTCATATAAAAGTTTAGTTCTTAAAGGGGTTCGGTAAACCGTATTTTGATAACGAGGTTCCCCATAAAGATTATCGATTTGGATTCTCCCCTCGTCCCTCATATAATAATCAGTTTCTATACCGGCCACATCCGTGAACTCGACAATATATCCTTCCCATAAATCGTGTTCACGGTTCTGGCTACCTTGAGGAAGGTCGTATAGATTCCATTTAGGCTTAGTTGCCTTAGATACTGTGGTCATATTATCTCATTTGGCTTCTAATAGCAGAAATTGATGCTTCCATATCCCTTGCAGTCATTGTAAACTGCCGAGCTTGGTTAACTAATTCAGCATAACCATCCTCTAACCTATACCAATCATCATTTTGAACTGTTCGAGTAAGGCTTTTTTGTACAAATCGAGAAAACAAAGCGGTATCTGATTCGTATTTTTTAACAGATTGACCATATTGTTTGGCCATATCTATAACCTTTTGTATATTTTTAAGCATTCCGTCTAAAGATTTTTCTTCTGTTAAATATTTTTCAAAAGTATTCATTTCTTATTCTCCAATATTTGCATTTGCGCCTTCATCATTTCAACGAGAAGGTCTTTAATATCGTTTAGGCTTTTTTCCATTTTAGCAAGCCTATCGCCACTCATGCCACCTTCGTTAAGCATACCCTGTTGCTTACGGCTTACACGCCTATCAACTTCGGCCATAAAAGCCTTTTCCTGCGCCGACAAGCCGTCATCTATCCCTGAATCGGGGTCAGGTATACCCATTTCGTCATAAGGCGTAGGTTGCTTAATCTGCCCCGTTGTCGTTTTACGCTTATTGGGGTCTCTTAACATCTTTTCATACTTATCTGCTATTTCTAATAAACCCATTAATTACTCCTTATATATAATTTAACGCATCTTTAAGTGCCGTATGCAAACCCTTTACTCCCCATTTTTGTCCCATATCAATATACAAAAAATCCCGAGGGTTTTGTAACAAAGAACCTAAAGACCAGCCAGATGGTACAACACTATATTTATTAAAACCACCTTTATCAAAAGATTGTTCAATATACAAAAGCCATTTGCCTTTTTCTTGGACAATTACTGCTCTATAAGGTTGTTTTAAATCTTGGCCATTGGAAGTACCAACGATTTGCGCTTTCTTTAAAACAATCCCGTTAGGCAAAGCCGGTGTTCCTTCAGTTAAATAATTATCTATCCTATCTAAAGTTTTCATACTTGCTCTCCTTAAAATCCTATCTCTATGCCCCAACCTTCAAAGGTTTCTTCATCCTTTAGGCGTTCTTCGAGAGCATCCTTCTCCTCCTTGCCCTCGGATATAAGGTCTCCACCATCTAAAGCGACACCCTGATTACCAATCGAGGCAAAATTCTCAAATTTTCGTCTTATTAAGCCCAATTTTATTTTACATAACGCTACAGAGTATTCCAAAATCCAATCTAAACCGTAAAAATCTTCATCCGTATCACCCGGAGACCAAAAATCCTGAAGTCCCATAGTATTATAAGTACTGCCCTCAATCATCATTGCCCGTATTAATATAAATCCCGGGGAATCCCAAGTGCCATCTGTTAACACTAAAGCATTACCACTTGGTGGCGCAGGGTGAATTTCTAATTCATTTGTAAAACGCCGATAATGATAATTATATTTATCCGGTGTATATTTACGAACCGTTTCTAAAAAATCCCTTGCGATATGATAAGATACCAAAGTATAGCCAGCACCGCCGGTATCATAAAGCATTTCATACATACCTTGATTATACAAATAGTTATCTACTGTAAATAAAGTATTAATAGCACCAGTTGAACCGGCCGCTTGATAGTCTATTACTTCGGTTACTCCTATCGGCAGGTCGTAAAAGTTTTGACCGGCTGATAACATTAAAGTAAACCATTGCTCCGTTACCGCTTGCCCGATTGCCCATTTAATAAATTTCTGGCGAGCTAAATCTATGGAGTCATATATCTGGCTATCATCTAACTCCACTTTAACCATCGGGAATCCAAGCTCCCGTTTTATGCGTTCTGCGAGTTCTTTTTTAGTCATTATCTAATTTTCCTTAAATAATGCGTAATTATTTTATACGCTTCTTTATCAGGTATCATCTTTGATAAAAATTTAGTACGTTCTTTTTTAACTAACCTTGAAATATTAGCAATTGAAATACCCGTTTGTTGTGCTATATGTAATACCAAATCAGCATCAGTGCTTGCCTCATCGTTATGTAAAAGCGAAGCAATAAATCTTACTTTATCCCCTGTAAATTTTGCCTCACCTAATATAACTTTAGCCTGTCCGACCTGTTTATCAAGTTCTTTAAGTTTATCCATTAATTTTTTATTCTTTTTAATCTCTTTGGATATAGGGTCGTCCCCGAGTTTAACCTTTTCATCAATTTTATAAAAACTAATTGCGCCTACTTTTTCTGCGGTAAATCCGATTCCACGTGCTTTTAGATTTTTACGCAATTGCGCCATCATTTTTTTATCCCATCCAGATAAATTAATAGCCAATTTCTTTTTATCCCAATATGTATTAGCCGCTTCAGCTCCGGTTTCTGAGTATTGGCTTAATTTGCCTTTCGGTCCACCCCAGACATCGGCTATTGCGGCCTTTACATCTTTGGTAACTTGACTTTCATTCATTTTTTTTGCTGCTTTTTGAAGTAACCGTACCGCATTCGGTCCTCTAATTGATTGTAAAGTATCCAACGCTTTTTGATATTCTTGTTTAGATTTAGCGTTTAATACTGCCATATATAAAGGGTCATTGCCAAATTCTTTACGCATTTGTTGTTCATTTAAGTATTTTTTAAATCTCATTTCTTTCCCCATTCGGCAATATAACTTTTATCCATGCCTTGATTTAATCTAATTCCTGCCCATACAAGCTCATGTTCCGGTCCTAAATGGTCGTTTACTCCTCCGGGTTTAATTGAGTCATTATACATTTTAACCCACTTGGCTAAGTTTTGCTCTGTGGGCTTTCCTGCTTGTTTACTTTCCCAAGCAGATGGAGTGCTTGACCATTTCGGGCTTTTTAATTTAACATCGACAACGTATTTAGGGGTCGTTGACCTACCCTCGTTTAGATATTTTTCAAAAGTCTTCATATATTGCTCCAATTTATAGTTATCATATCTATTTATTTTTAATCGGTAAAACTGTTTGACTGCTCAAGCCACGACCAATCTTCTATAAAATCTTCAATATCCGCCAGAATTCCCCAAACATCCTCTTCCCGGCGGTCTATAAACTTATAATTTTCATCTAAAATATTCATTTCAAAGAGGTAACATCCCCACATAAGTGCCATAACAAGGTCATCATGGGTATCTTTACCGAAAAACTTGCCATCCTCTTCGATAAATGAGCCGAGTTCCATAAGGGTTCGCTCATCATATATGCGTAAACTGCCGTCCTCTATAATCTTTTTCATAAGCAGGGCGGCTTTTGTTTTAGTTCCCTTCTCTCCGCCTGTCGACCTGATGCCAATATTCTTTATTTTAGAACCAGAGTTAATAAGGTTTTCGTACTCATATTCCCACCATAAGCGGTTTACAACCGGAGCACCCTCGCCATTATTCTCTACCATAATGAATGCGCTATTATAATATATGGCTAAACGATATATAACATCCGAAAAATCATATACATCCGTCATATTATCCTGAAATACGGCAATTTGCGTCATTTTAATCGGCACTACACTTTCGATTTTAAGCACATGAATACAAGAATGGTTTTCACCAGTACCTTTTGCCGGGTCAACGCCTAAAACATATACCGCATTATCTATTGGTTTCTCCCATACTCTAAGTCGATTCTGCAAGTCAAGCATAACAGGTGCTTTATCTTGGGTTAAAATTACCGATAAAACCTCCGGTTTAATAAGAGTATTGGTCGAACCGATAAACTCAACCGCAAATTCTTGGGCAAACTTCTGCGGTCCTAAGTTCATTAATTGTTCTTCCGCCCATTCTTCATCACGGCCGGGAACCTCTTCCCACGAAACTCTCGTATGAGCAAACGTATTACGCTTACTTTCAGCGTCCACATATAGCTTATGGAATATGTTAAATAGACCATTCGGGGTCGAGATAATAATAATCTTGGATTTTCGGGAGGCCGAAATGGTAGGATAGTTGGCAGCCCAGAACTCTTCCGCTTGATTTTCCGGTACAAAGGCAAACTCATCGCATACCAGTAGGTTCATTGCTTCACCACGGAATGCGTCCGCAGAGGTTGCGCTAATAACGATACGGGTTCCGTTATCAAAAACGATAGCGGTCTCCTGATATTTAACAACTCCGGGTTTTAACCAATTCGGGAGCTGTTCATACATACGTTTAATTCGGCTTAGTATCATTTTAGCCGATGATTCTTTATTTGATACTATACCAACGGTCTTATCCTTATGAAACATAGCAAACCACAACACGTATGCCCCGACAATGGTCGTTTTACCACTTTGACGGCTACATAGGGCTATATTAAATCTATGTTTCTGAAATTTTTTAAGGAGTGTCCACTGATAACCATACGGCTCAAACTGGACTTCACCCATATCTGGATTAACGATTTTTACATACTTAATAAAATACGTTACATCCTTTGAGCACTTCTGGAGTTCGGAAATTTGCTCTACATCATATTCTAACTCATCGTGCGGTCTCTTTACCGCACCGTCATACTTAATTGGCATGAAAAAAATACCTCCGATATTTACAACTATCAGAGGTATTTATAAATTAGATAAAGGTTTTTGGTTTATGGTGTAAAAATATTTGGATAAACTGCTTTAGCTATCAAAGGCGTTAAAGGATTGCCCGTATCAGCCGGAGCATCGGGAAGGTCTGCAGCCTCTTCAACTTCGTGTTTATTTTCTTTACGCTTAATTAATACAGGCTTTTTCTGAAATACAGTTTCAAGGATAATCTCCTTACCCCATAAATCGTAAATATGGTTTAACGTCTTTTTGGTATATTCCAGTTGAAGCTCCGCACCGGCATATTGATGTTTAAGGTATAATTTGCCTGCGCCTTCATAATCCACGTTTACTATTTCAACTTGAGGTATATGGCTATGGGCAAAACTGGCTACAATTAAATCCCGAATCTGCTTGTTATCGTGATTAGTTACGATAAGGTCATATGACATCGGATTCTCCTTACCCACAAAAATATAAAGGTCAAGGTCATCAACCAATTCAACGGTTAAAAAGTTCTGCATAAAAAACCAATCTTGGTATGATTTAAGCACTTTAAACATTTGATTGTGGCCGTCCATTGCTTTGGTATCCCAATTTTCTTTAACTTTTCGGTCTTGGCAATCTTCCCAATCCCGTCCATGTCGGCCTTTATCCCATCGGGTAACTATATCTTCCCATATTTTGCTTCCGATGAGATAAGGATTCATAGCGGTTCGGTGCTTGGCCTTAACGAGCGCATTGGCAAAATTATATTCCGCATGAGCTGTTCTATCCAGAGTACCTTCGGTAAACAGGTCACGCATTAATTTTTCATGCCAATATGTTGCGAAACCTTCGTTCATATATTTGGTTTTAAGCTGTGGCCAAAAATACTGCCCTTCAGTCCGCAAAATCTCCAGTACATCTTTTTGCCAGTCTTCCAGTTTACGGGAATAATCTATAACATATCGGAGCAAATCACCGGCCGGTTCAATGGGCGTTTGGTTTTTAATCCTGCGCCATAGTTTTTGGTTATAAAGTTGAATATCCTGTTTAACTTTTTCTTCATCATCATGGGAAGTGGTTAAATCAGCATAATCGCTTTTATTGATTTTGTGGTCTTTGCGCTTCTGCATTTCAAATACCCGTGCCTTTTTCTCATCTTCGGTTTGGGTATCAAATGGTGAAGAATGAAATTGCAAAGAATGTCCGGCATCTATGGTCATTTCCAGTTCATCAATCCCATAGGCTTTTTCATATTCGTTTAGCCGTTTACGAGCATTATCCATAATCTGGATAATATCCTTCCGGGTATTCTGGAAGTATTTATTCATAGTAAAAAACGCCACGTGACCTATCACGTGCGCCATAACGAGGCATTGAACCCCGAAGGTATTGCTTTTCATAAGGTACGCACGTGAGGGGTCTGAATTAATTACAACCTCATACGGCAACCCATCGTACATATTTTCATTTATGGTACGAATTCGCTCATAATCCCGTCCGTATTTCCAGTTAGAAATGTTACCGGGAATGCGGTACGCCATAATCTCAAACATTTTCTGGTCTGGAATAACGTCCCATTCAATCTGGCAATAATTTAAACCGTAACCTTCGGCTAACTGGTTAAGGCGGTCTTCAATTTTAATCAGCCGTTGTAAATCATTGTTAGGAACTGGTTTATCCGGTTTATTATCCATTGGTTCACTCCTTTACTTTTTTTGCTTTTCAAAAAGCATATGTTTTAAAGCAGGGAATACGTGGTCTCTGCTTTGAATAATGGATAGCAAAAATCGTTTTTCGTCATTCTTAAAAAAGGATGTTCCGCTATCTTTGGTCTCGCTAAAATTCCACGTCTTTTGAATCTCGTCTAAAAGAACGTGCCAGTTACCGTACATCATATCCTCTAACCTGATTTCGACATAAGATAACATATTAATATCTTTAGCAAGCATCTCTCCCATACGTCCTACTGTCAATTTGGGGTCCCAGTCTTCACCGTCTGAAATATAAACGCAATATACGTTCCATTCTTCAACGGGAAATTCGGTATCTATAATATAGTTGCCCAATTCAAACGCACTGGCGCAAGAGGTTCCACCTGATTCGCCTTTATGGAAAAAGGTATCCTCATCAACCACTTGAGCGTCCGTTGTATGGGTAATAAATTTGATTTCCACGTTATCATAACACTTTTTAAGAAATTCAACAAGCCAAAATAACATTGAACGGGCGAGATATTTTTTATCTCGGGTCATTGAACCGGATACGTCCATCATACAAATAACAACCGCTTGTGATTGGTATTCAACATCGGGTTCAATTTGCTTATAACGCAGGTCATCATCGTTAATATAAACACCGTCCTGACGTTCCTTAACTTTATCAGCCGCAATTAATTCTAAGGCTTCGTTAATATCACCATGCGCTTGCCGTAATGCGTTATTAGCGGTATCTTCATCACAACCGGATTCTTCCATTATCTCGTGGACAAATGCGGTCATACGTTTTACGGCTTCGAGCAGGGTGCGTTTTTTATGAAGTCGTGGTCTAATACCTTTTTTGGATATGGTCTCAAATTTCCATCCTTTAGGCACGAGCTGTTTTGCCTTTGTTTTATCTTCAATCCACGGCAAACCTAAATCCTCAAACATAATCTGGATAAGATAATCGATATCGACTTCAACATCCATATAATCAACACCGGGAATATTTCCGGGTTTATCGGGGTCACCGTCCCCGTCTCCGTCTTTGGGCTTACTATCAATTACATCGCCCGGTCCGGAATCCCCTTGACCGACTCCACCGACTCCGCCGTCGTTTTGTCCGTGTACAAAACGATAATCTTTCAAACCCCTAACTGGAATCCTTACTTTTTTACCACGCTTTTTAGTAATAATGGATTCTTCGGCAATAACATCACGGACGTTTTTGCGAATGGCATCATCTATTTTTTCGTGGTGACGTTCGGCGTCTTTTTGTCCCTTTTCCGAAAAGTCCCACTCATCATGAACTACTATGCTCATCGGTATCTCCTTCCGTTTCTTTTTTATTTGTTGCCGTAAACCCTAAAGTTCGAGTTTGTTTTTCTTCATTAAAAACTTTTACCTTTTCAATCCAAGCCGGTATCTTATCAAAATCTAAAAATTTAGCGGAATGAGTTGAAGCTTCGGCATCGCAATCTTTATTGTCTATCGTTATTTTAACTGTTATCATTCTCATCTCCTAAAAAGAAGCCCCGCCTGCGCTTGAACATCACAGGCAGGGCTTTTATGAGACCAGTTGGACTGGTAGGTATTTAGGTCTTACGCAAAATCTCCCCGACAAAGGCCAGAAGCATATTAGCGCAATTTTCGCAGTAGCCCTTTTCCAGAAGCGTCTTAAACGCTCGGCTCCGATGGCTTTTTGCCTTCGGGTTTGTATTGGTCGGGGATGCAATACTCAAGTTAACGACATTCTTTAGGTCACCCATAAGTTTTTTCTCAATGGCTTCCCGTAATGGCGCATAACTATCAAACTTGAATTCTTCACCGGATTCCAGTGCCGTTGATTTATGTACAAAGATACCATTTCTAAAGGTATCTTTTGAAGCGGCCGGTACGCCGATAAGTTCTTCAAGGCTTCGCATTAAGGTATCATCGGGGTCGCTATATTCGCCGGTAACGGAGTCCATAACCTTTTCCTTTTTACAGAAGGCTTCGCAGTGCTCCATATAGCGGTTAAATAGCTCTTGCGCCTGTTCGTCATAGGCGTATAAGAAGCCCCGATTAACTTCTTTTTTAGCCAGTTCTTTAAATTCCGAAACCACCGATTGTTTATCGGCCATAAGGGTATTAAGGTAATTTTTAATATCCTCATCCTTAATACCAACGTGATGCTCGAAATTATGTTTTAAGGTACGGATAAGGTCTATCGGACTAACACAACCCTTCCAGACTCTCTTTTCCCCGTCCTTAAATTTGGCATCGGGATTTTCATTTCGACCGAGGGCGATGTTTAAGGCGTTAATAATAAAACGTGGACTGATACCTTCCATACCTTCGCCCAGTTTTTTGCCTTCTTCACGAAGGGCTTTAACGTCTATATCGGTCTTTTTAAATTCGTCCGATACTTCGCCATCATAAAGCTTCATCTTCTGGATGGGGCTTGTGACTTTGGTCGATTTTTTAAGCCGTGATAATACGGCAAATTCGGCGGCAATCCGCAGGGTATGAGGAGCGATATGGATATCACGGAAGTCGGACTCCGCAATCATCTTTTCGTAAATTTTAATCTCCTCGCTAACCTTGAGATTCCACGGAACCTTTACAACGTACATTCTGTCGTGTAAAGCTTCGTTTTTCTTTTCGGAACGGAAGCTGTCATATTCCGTCTGGTTGGTATGGCTTAAAATGCTTGTATCAATATACATCTGCGGAAAACCGGGTGCTTTAATCAACTGCTCTTGGGCGGCTGAAATTAAAACGTAATGGAATTTAATATCCGCTTTTAAAATTTCGATGTATTCGATAATTCCACCATTGGCAACCTGAAGTTCGCCGTCAAACTGATAACCACGTGGGTCGGTTTCACCGAATCGGGCAATTTTAGCCATGTTAACACGTCCGATAAGCTCGGTAACGTCTTGGCTTTTTGGGTCGGATGGCTGAAACGTACCAATACAGGTTCGTTTCTGTTCCGATATATGAATCTGCTCTACCGGAATTTCTTCCCATTTTACAATGCCGTTTTCATCGGTGTATTTTTCTTCGATTTCCTGTTGACAATGTGGGCATAAGAAACCTTCAATTTTAACACCTAACTGCTCTTCCCAAAAAGGTCTATCCTCTTCGGGAATAAGGTGTAAGGGTTCTTCGTGAATCGGGCATCCTTTAATGGCGTATTTTTCGGTTTCATCACGCTCAAGCCCTTTTTTAATAAGGCCTGCGATTGTTGATTTACCTGATGATACAGGCCCCATCATAAGAAGGATACGCTTGCCCGTTTCGGTTCTTCGTGCGGCCGCTTTCATAAAGCGGAGCAAATCATGCAGGGCTTCAAGGGGACGGTCACCGAAAATCTTGCCCTTGAAAAAATTATACTGGACAAGGTCTTCGTAACCTTGTGTTTTTAGCGCAGGGTCTACCGGACTCGTACCGTGTTTCATAATCATATTATAAATACGTCCGGGCGCAAAGTTAGCAATTTCGGGATTTTCCTGTACCTTTTCCAGATACGCAATAACTGGCCCTTCCCAGTTAGCCCGACCTTTACCTGTTTTTCTCTGTTCGAGAATAACCTTTCTAAAGTCGTCTGATTTCATCATTTTGTCCATTAGGTCTCCTTTCATTTTATTTGAGGTATACCGATTATACCATTACCATAATAAAATGTAAACGGCTAATTTTGTTTTATTAATTATCAGTTGATTCTTTTTCTGAATCAGATTCATTGCCCCTACTTTCTAAGAGCTTGAGGACATCTTCACGGGACGCTATGATTAAATTTTGATTTTTTGGGCGGTCAATTTTATATGATTTTATTTGGACTTCCTTTTCTTTTAACAAAGCCAGTTTTTTCCGTATATCCAAATATTTGTTATAATTAGCATTATCAATTAATTTAGAACTGGCGGCAGTTATGGAGTTGATTATTTGACCGGCGACCTCCACCAATCGGGCGGAAAAGTTACCGCTTTCCATCTCCTCTTTAACCATATCCAATATTTCATTTGCCCTTTCTATATTATTACGAAGGGCAGTTATATCAGAGGTTTCTTCTTCCCATTCTAACTCAAACGGGTCAGGCCCCTCATCCACGATTTCCGGTTCAACCACTTCGGGTTCGGCCGGAATATCAAATTGTTCTTCTAAATTTTGCCTATTCAAAGTTGGCACTACATCCTCCTCAACGCCCCACATCTATCTAAAAGTTCACACAAGGTTTAGAGTTCGGGGCTTCAAAGATATTTATAATTATACCACAAAATTTATGGATTGTAAATGAAGAGAAAAGCCCCGTCCCTTGCGGAACGAGGCTTTAATTTTTTTTAACTAACTAAAAATCTGGTTTTTACGCAGGAAGGTTAGTTAGGCTTACTTTCTGGTAATAATTCTTGCTACCAAACAAGTGGTCGTGAATTCCGTAACGGCTCATCAATCCAAGTGCAGGATTAAAAGAATCCTCAAAGGTCGCACGAGAAGCAAGTAGCTGAATATACGGCAAATAAATAACGCCAGTATCATACTCACTTGGGCCTTTGTAACCAACGATAAATTGGTTGCTACTCTGGAAGGTATCACGGTATACGCTTAGTCTACCGTCAAGGGAACCGATTCGAGAAATTCCAACAGCAGAAGTATTAACATTTCCGGGTACCGGCGCAATTGTAAATGCCGCCATTGACTCAAATATCGCTACTGAGTACGGGTCACCTACAATCCAGTTACCTGAACCACGTCTTGTGTTAATAGCAATCTGTTGTGCTCTGCGGAGAATGTAGTGATATAGTTCTCTATATCTTTCCATTTCCCATCTACCACCGGGTACGCCTGTTCCTGAAGCGGCTTGGTAATTCCAAGTCAAGTCATAGTTAGCACCACCGGCTACGCAGACTGCGTCAATTTTCTCGATGAGTTCACGGTCAATTTCTGCCGTAATTTCATAAGCAAGAATATCCATCATTTCCTCTTCGAGGTTAAGACCGTGCATTGCTTTAAGGTCTTGGGCTACCTCAAGAGACCAACGGCTTCTTAACTTACGGGTTTTGGCTTCAATCTGTGCCTTCTCAACGGTCATATTAATTTCATTAATATGTGTTCCGGCACCGACACCTAAACCAACGTCATTACCAACACCTGCGCCTGCTTTTGAACCCAACGCTTCACCGGCTGATGTTACATAAGAACCTGAGTAAGAGCTATCGATTGTATTGTAACCAAGTTCAGTGGTATTTGCGGTATAATTACCGGCAGTCGTACCAGCTCTAAAACGAAGAGCAAATGCCAATCCAACAGGACCGGTCATCGGCTGAACACCTACTAAATCGTGAGCTACTAATTCAGGGAATGTACGTCTAACCATCGGTACTGCGATTTTGTGAAAAATACCTGAAGTCGGATAACCGGCTTTCGTACCGAATGAGTCATTAGGATAGGCATAGGTTGTGGCTTCTTGCAACCAGTTATGCTGATTCTCAAGCATAATTGCGGTTGACTTGCGGACATTGGTATTACGGATTTCATTGCCCTCATTAAGAACCTCTTCCCACTTTTGCATTAGTTCTCTAATGTCCATTTACTTTTTTCCTCCTTTAAATATTTGAACAGCTTTTAATTAAACGCTTTTTATGAAATTTTGTTTTCTTTTAAAACTTGTAAGTACCGCTTTGTGTACTCAGCGAAGGGGCTTGTATCTTCTTTCATATCGCCCTTCTTCTTTTTGTCGCCGTCCTCATCTTCTTCATCTTCTTCATCGAGTTCGGCCTTTCCTTTCCCTTCTTCAACTTGGTCTTCGTTGTTTTTCGGGTCAGACTTTTTCTTTTGCTTTTCGATTACGTCCTCTCCTTCATCATCACCAACGTTTACGGGTTCAAACCGTTCACTATCGGCAATAACTTGGAATTTACGGTCAATCTCAGCTTTGTCAGTTACGCCACTTAGAATATCAAAAATTTGTGCTTTTTGACTTTCTGTTAGCCCCTGACATTTCTTGTGCAAATAAAGTTCTGCAGCCATTTCCTGTGCATCGCCTTTAAGCTCAAGGTTTTCTTGGATTGTCTTGTCCATCTGCTTGCGGAGACCTACGATTTCTTCTTTAGCCTCTTTAAGTAGACTCTTAACTTCTTCATCAAGCAATCCTTGGTCAACGCTCAAGCGCACTTTAAATTGCTCAATAAGGTCATGATATAGCTCGCCTTTTTTCGCATACTCCAAAACCTCTTCTGGAATCTTAAGCTCTTCTTCAAAAACTCCGTCTACGAAGTTAGAAAATTTGCCGGTCATATCGTTTTTATACTCGTCAAATTTTAGCTCATATTCTTCCACGAGCTGTTCCTTCGCTTCTTCCAGTTTGGATTCGAGTAACTCTTTGGCCTTAACATCAATGACGGTATTGAGCTTCTCGGTTAAGTCAGCCTGTACTGCTTCATCAAGCTTGTCTGCACCAAGTAGTTCCAAGATTTTGGTCAAGTCCATTAAGCTAATACCTCCTTGTAAGATTTACTCAAATATATTTATTTATAGTACCATATTTGTTAAAATTGGTTGTAAGTTAGGGATATGATAGAGAAAACCCGAATCCTAATGAATTCGGGTTTCGTGAGGGATAGGGGAACTGTCGGAATTTATATATTATATATACTTTCCTAAAATCATATTGTTAAAAAATTGTAAGGATTTTTTAGCATTAACAAGGTCTTTAGAAAGCATCCCTGTTTCGCCATTAAATGAATTCATTTCTCTTACTAAATTTGATATATGGTCACCAACACCATAATAAGCATCTCTTAATCTTGTAAAATCTCTACTATCCATATTTTTAAATGCTTCTCTTATATCTTTATCAGTCTCAGACGCCTCGGTTAAATATTTTTCAAAGTTCATTTTATCTCCTATGCATAACTGCTTGAAAATTTAGGCTTACCGTCCCATTTAGAACACCATCCATGACCGGACGGGGAGTTAATATAAACTGAACCAGAGCTAATGCCCCATCTTTTTGTAATAGCGGAACCTTTAAATTTCCCTTTTAGTGGAGTTGTCTGGCCACTCATAAATCCGGTTTCTTTATATTTACCGTTTATGGGTCTAATTTTAACGGATTTACCACTACCCGTAATTTGTACGACCTGCCACCAGTCTATATTAGTCTGGTCATAACCCCAAGAATCGTAAAATATATCCCCGACAGCTATCGGTACTTCAGCAGGCTCTTGTTTTACTCCGGGCTTTTTTTGGTCTCCTTGTGTTCTGGTAGTTGTAAACCCTTTAAAGTCCTTACCGACTTTACCTCTACTTCTAAGAAGGTCTATATCGGATTGGCTTAGTTTTTCATCTATCCTTTCTAATATATCCATTTTAAGTATCCATATCCATTATAATATACCCACGGGCCTGAGCATCATGCCTTACATCCCCGACCATATCAGTTCCGGCCGGAAATTCATGACTATTAGACCAGAGCACCTCACCGTCATTGTTTACATAAATCATCGGGCTTCGTTTATTCCAAAAATTCATCATTTCATATGACGTGCCTGCGCCACTGGACTCGTCTAATTTTTCTTTTTTAGGTGTTAGGTATTTTTCTATTAGGTCCGTTCTCATTAGGTAAAATTCTCAACCATTATTAGTTTTTCTCCGTTAATTGTAACCATTTAACAATCGTACTGGTCGGTCTTTTTAGAATTCCCTGTAAACGGTCAAGAGTATCTGCCATCTCCTGCTCTTCCGGGGTCATGCCCATAGCCATATTAGGAAGTACCCAATCACGTCCTTCATAAACACCGTTTACCCATGACGGATGGTTACTTGGGTCTGTTACCATATCCCAAGTAATAAGATTAAAGTCCTCATTTACCGTACCATCTTCGGCCACTGAGCCAAGTCCACGACTTGAGATTCCCATAGAACCTTCTTTAATAAGGGTTTTAGCAATCTCGCCATGAGGTGTATCGAGTACCTTAGATTTACCGTATAGGTCATTGCCTCTCCATTCCAACATAGTAGTTAGAATAGCAATTCTCTCAGGGTTGACTTCCGGGTTCGGTGGATGACCAAGTTCACCCCATAGGGTTTTCTTTTCAATCTTTTCCTGAACCTTACCCACTTCCCTTTCAAGCACCGACTTTTTATATACACGGTTGTTATTGTTTTTGCGTTCCGCAGAACTGTAGATACCTACGATATGAACCCCTTTGCTTTTGGACTCAACGAGTTCAAAATCATAACTGGTTTCTGTTATAAGTTTCATTTGTTTCTCCCTCTTTCTCCTTACTTAAACATTGCTTTGGACGTATTATAAATCCATTTTGCTTGGTCGGGTGAAAAGCTACCATTTTTCTTAAAATAATCTCTTAACCCTCTGGCCATTTTAAGAATTTCATTTTTTGGGTCGGGTTTATCACCAGATTCCAATGCGCCGAGAATAGCATCTAAACTCTTTTTAGCATCTTCAGTGGAACCCTCGTCTACCTTTTTCTCTGCTAAATCGATTCCGGTCTTATCTTTAATCCAATCTACTTTAGCGTCCGTAATCTCCTTGCGTAAAATTTCTTGAGCATCGGTAAACTCATCGTTCTCAAAATGGTCTAATGCCTTTCTAATTCTTTCAGTATCCATACGTTTTACTCCTTATATGATAATTCAATTATTATTTATATAAACTATATCTTCTTTTAATCTTCTATCAGACCAACTGCCGCCGCCACTATCGGCTTCTTCTTCGGCAAACCCAAGTTTTTTATCCTTTTTAAGCCCCTCCACGTTCTTCGTAATATCATCTTCCGTCCAGTGGAGCATTTCTTTCATCAGGTAATACTTGCTAATTTCAGGTCTGTCGGCTAATGCCTGATAGTTATTAAAACGGGATTCTAAGAAGTTTTGTTCCATTTGCTCCTTGTAATTTGAAGGCGGATTTAGCGTAACTTTTATTTTTTTAATATCTAAATCATACTGCTTCGCCAGTCCTTTAAACTCAAGGTGGATTAAGAACAGTCTTGTAAACTCCCGGCAGAATTTATTCTGCTGACGTTCTAAAAATTTAGCCCATTTGACCTCGTCCCGGCCAATCTCTCCGGTACTATTTCCGCCAAACATAATATCCGAAGAACTCTTATTCTGTTCAGCTTCAACTCGGCTCATTGGGTATTTTAGCGCACGGTACATCTTTCGGGCGAAATAATAAATATCATCTAATTCTGCGAATCCGGCCGGGTTACCTCCTACCGTTTCAATCTGGCTACCTCTGCCTTCCGATGATTGTGGAAGATAGAAGTTTTCAAGCATCGAGAAAATCTCCGGTTCGTGCGTTAATTGACCGCTTTTCGGGTCATATGTTTGTTTACGGGTTAGTTTATTTTTAATCTTTTCAACGTATTTTAACGCCTTATCTCGTGGCATATTGCCCGTATCAATTCTAAATACGAGTCTTTCGGGGGCCCGAATAAGACGGTAAATAACGACTGAAGTTTCTAAAAGTTTTAATTGGTTATATGGAACCCTAACTTTTTCCAAATAACCGAATATTTCTTGTTTTGTCCGGCCATAAATGCCGTAATTTAAAAATCCTATCTGTTCAGGGTTAAATAGCACTACATCATTGCGCTTTTCGGCCTCCTCAATTGACTTAGGTCGGCCGCTGTCCCTTTTTAAATACTGCATGAAAGCCAAAATCTTGCCGGTTGTCGGGTCATATATATAATCCATAGACTCTGACGGCAGTTTCTTTATATTAACTATGCCTTTTTGTTTTTTCTTAGTATTGATTACACGTTCGTAATAACATCTGCCGTCTATATAATAGGTACGGAACATATCCCACAAAATATCTAAAAAGTTATCGAGCTGTTTATAAAACAAGTCATTAAATTCTCGTGTTATATTGTTTACGATATTCTCGTTTTTAGCTAATTCGGGGTCAACTATTTCAAGATGGATATAGCGGTCATCGTGGTCAACCTGAGTGGATTCGTTAGTGGCGTCCTCAATTACATCGGCAATTTCTGTATAATCAGCCATCTGGCGATATTCCAAAATCTTATTAAACTCATTTTCGTACATTCTATTAATATAACTATTATAGAACGTATTAAATGAGGCCAATGTAATATTCGCTACGCCCGGAATTGTGGCCAAATGCTCCCAGCCTTCACCTCTTTCAGCGTGTAGCATATCGTCTGTACGTTTGTCCCCGACTGCGGTAAAAGCAGGAATGGATTCGTGTACCATTTCTGTGCTTTCTTCTTCGGAGTTTTTAAACCAATCTAATACACCCATATTTTCTCCCTAAACTTATTTATACAACTGATATCTCAAATGTTAAAAATTGAGTACTATTTAGTATATTTATATCGTTTGTTAGCTCAAGACTTAACGATGGCGCAGATATTTTAGGTTTTAGGTCATCATTAGTTAGCTCAAACGTGAGCAATGGCTCTTCGTTGTTATTAATCTCCATCATCTATCCTTGCGTTTCGGGGCCTTTCCGGTTTTACGAATCCCTTTAGCCCGTTTAAAAACTCCCCTTAGTTTATTAATAATGGATGCTTTAACTTTCTTACTAAAATCTTTAGAATATGTGCTTACAACTGCTTTCTCAAAATCCTGAAATGGTATTTCAACGGGCTGTGATATATATGTTTTAGGACGGGTTAAATATCTGCGTACTGCGTGTTGTATATAAGGATATTTACGCTTTATTAATTCCCATCTAAATTTTGGATTATCTGTTTTGCTTAATATTTGAAGCCAATCTTTAGCGAATTTTTTACGGTGAGCACGTGGAATATAGGTAAAATTTATAGCTTGAAATAGACTCCAATTATGTTTAGAGACATCATGTACACCTTGTAAATGATACATTAATATAATAGTCGGTTTTGGGTCATTCTCCCATGCGGAATATTTGAACGAATACACGTGACCGCTTTTCCAGTTTACACCTTTAAATTTCTTTTTATAAACTCTGCGTACTGCCATTATCCATATCTTATATCAACTTTATTGACTCTGCCTATACTGTTATATTCAATTGTTGATTTTATTGTATCTTTAAGTTCCTTTTCACCTCGGACGGCAAACCCACCAAATCTTACTTCCAATTCAAGTTCGATTTTGTTTTTACCTTCACGACCCATAGCGTTTAATCGTATTCCGTCTTTATGTGCAAATGCCTGTCCGATTTTACGGTCAATATCAGATGGAAGTTTCATTACAGGGCTAAAAGTTACCACTGCGAATATTAATTCTGTCCCCTCTTTTATATAATCCCTAAACTTCATTTATTAAACAACTCCTTCTCGGTTAAAACCTTAAATTCCATACCCATCTTTTTACAATAATCAGAAGCGGCTTTAAATTTAGCCGCATTCCGTGCGTACATTAACTGTCTTTCCATTAGGGTATTCTTAGATTTTTTACCTCTCCTCGGTGGTCTGGTTTCTCTATAAGGTTTAATTTCTATTAAGTATTTACGTCCGCCAGTTTCCATATAAACATCAGGGTAATAACGCCTCAAAGCAGGCTTGCCTTTATGTAACGTGGTCGGGTCTTGATATTTAATCTCTACGCTTTCCGAAGACCATTTATCAATTGCCGGATTTACATCACACCATTGATAAAATAGGCGTTCCCACGAACTACGCACAAGTATAGGATATTTACCTATGTATTTCTGTGGATTTTTGGGAACAAATTCTTTAGTGTTCTTCGTATGACGTTTTATATACATTATTCCCTTATACTTTAATTCCGAATTCTAATTGAAAATCATGTTTAGACATAGTCCACCACGGTTGCCAACCTTTACCTTTTCCTTTTTCAAAAACGGTTACAGTATCAGAAAATGCATCTTTCCACTCTGGACTTTCTGCTTCTGGATTTCCGATAACATACGCCTGAGTTGCATTTATGAGTTTAGCCCCTTTCGGCAATTTTCTTTCAGAATAATTACCTTTTAAAGCCTTCCCACGCTTTAATGCTTCCATCATACCGTCACCTTCGGTATATTCAGCATCCTCATCTTCACCATCTCCTGTATCATAAGTTAAATCAACATTCTCTGGTGGTTCTGTTTGACCGGCACCTCTGGCGACCTGAAGCAACTTTTCTCCGGCCAATGCACTAACGACAGGGTCATCATCAAGTTCACGATATAAAATCTCTTGCCAAAGAACATCATCAGTCGGGTTACGTCTAAATTTAGCAAGCAGTTCTTCATCCGTATAGTCCTGTGCTATATATTCGCTAACTTGTTTAGTGGAATCCGCTAAGTATAAATTAATCTTTTTTATAACGCTCATTTCAGTCTCCTTAATATTATTGTCCAAGCCCTCTACCCGGAGGGGTCACGCATTTTTTTTGAACAGGTCACCATTTTTGTCCGGGTGGACATTTTTGGTCTTCTTCTTCTATTCCGGCATCCTTTTCCATCTTTTTTAAACGGTCATAATAGTCCGGTATTTCATCAAGGTGGTCTAAAGCAATTTCAGCCGCTAATTTTTTATCATCAACGTGCTCCATTTCAACTTTAGTTCCCATTTCAATTTGTTTTTTAATTTTATCAACCGATATGCCATGTTTTTTGGCTATATCCTCTGGTGTTTTATTATCGGCTTTTCCGCCTTTTATTTTATCCTCGGATAGGTTTTTATCAACCTTAACGTACTGCGTTAATATAGCATATATATGCTCCTCAAATTTATGAGGGTCTATACCCATATCTTCCGCAAAATCATGAACAGCATCATCTGAAGGATTAGGGTTTTTCTTAAAAAACTCTTTAATTTTAGCTTTGATATCGCCGTCTTTTTTTGCTTCTTCTTCTCTTAAAAAATTTCTTAGTTTCATGTGTTATACTCCACTTTATGACGGCCAGTCGGGGTCTTACGTTGTTTAGCCATAATAGGTTCCATTCTATCTCGCACTTTACCATCGGCAGACCGTTCTAAATCTTTTTTCTTTTTCTTGACCTTTACCGGGTTTTGACGGTAATACTGGTCGGCATATATCTTTTTAGTTTTAGCCGTTTTTTTGGCTTTTATTTCCTCGTCTATTAACCAGTCTCTAAACTTCATTATTTACCTTTTCTTAAATCCATCCATTGCATTTTTCCAGCAAGATTCTCAGTTGTTCCATATTTTCTAAAATCAAAAAGGTCTTCAAGCTCTTTATTCAATTTTTTAAAATTTACTTTTGAATTAAGTAAATTTAATACATCTTTTTCAGAACCATTTGCTAAACCCTCTCTATATTTAGGTGTAGTTTTTATAAAAACTTTCGGTAATGGACTTCTCATTTGCATATTGCTTATGGCCAATGGAGTTCTACTTTTATCTCTAAAACCGCCGCCCGCAAAGTCCCAGCGACCTTCAATAACTTGAGTATTAGGATTAAAATCAAAAAATAATTCTAAAGAATGATTATTCCCATACCCATCTTTAGTCGGCCAGCCCACTTTAAAGAAATAATTATCTTTATTTTGTAAAATTATCTGATTAAGTTTATCTGCCGCTCCTTCATCATCCATCATAAAATCACGGCCGCAATGTGGACAAACAATTTTTTGTGATGCTTCGTTTAAATGTTCATCAATTCTATCTAATATACTCAAAGCAAACCTCCCTCTCGTATTTCCTCTATTTTCTCTTTAACTTCTGGCATAAGACCGGATATAATCTCCTCTATCTTATCTTTAGGTGATTCGGTGATAAGCTCTAACGCCTCATCTAAGGTTAAAATTCGGTATTTAAGTTTTTCTTTAAAATCGACCTCATATAGGTATCGATTTAATCTGGTAAGAGTCGTTACCATTCTTGTACCTCTAATTGTGTAATATGGTAATAGGTACTGCCGCTTTTTTTAATCTGCCATATTACCTTATAGTCACCGGCAGTTCCGGTAACTGTTGTATCTATTTTTTTAGTAACCACGTTTTCTGATACGGCCGCCGATGCCGCCACTACCGTTGTGCCGTTTTCGTTTTTAATGTTCACTGCGGCGGCACTGGGCGCAAAAGCGTTACCATCTTGGTCGTGTATGGTTAACTGTAAGTCCCTAACCTCATTTATATAAAATGCTTGGTATGTTTCGGCCATTATGCTGATTTAACTCCATCAATATTCAAACCCCAAGTTCCTTCAGGTACAAGTTTATTTAATGTCGAAACTGCTTTTTTTAGATTATCAATTTTTTTTCTATCACTCGCACTAAATCTTCTTTCTTGATTAGTCGGTTTTTGAATATAAGTAACAAAAAAATCGTGACCCTCGTTTGTTAATGAATATTCTATCATATCAGTTCTTTCATTTACGCCTTGTGTTTCTTCGGGCGGTCCGGGCGGTCCTTGCTCTGGTGGGTTATTTTGAAATGCAGCCCGATTTGCGAAATTAGCATGACCTTGACTGCGAGGAATTGTTTTGCCTCCGCCATCGATAGTGGCCGCTATCCGTTTCATAGCCATTAAAAATTCTGAATGCTCTTTATTGGCGTCCGCTAACATCTGGTACAGTTTTTGCTGATAGGTCGGATTATCGTCTATTTTCTCAATTTTCTTTTCGACCTCATCAATAAAATCATCAATTTTATCGTCAAGAATCTGTACACTGCGCCTTACGCCTTTAGAGCTTTCGTTAAGAATGTTGTCCTCATATTTACGTTGAATATCTTCATTTGCCCATTTAACTGCTCTCATACTAAAATTCTCCTAATTTAGTTCTGATATTATATCAGTCATTATTTATTTATTTATTATGTAATATAAAAAAATATAAATATAAATTGATAAAATAGAGGTGTAGGAGTCTATCAAGTGAAACAAAATTGCGAAGAAATACTAAAAGAATCACCAAGCCCAATTATCGTTTATGATTCAACCGACAAATTGGTATATGTAAACCCATCTTTTGAAATTCTAACTGGTTGGAATGAAGAAGAGGTTATAGGTCAAAAGTTACCATTTCCGTGGTGGCCCCAAGACCTTATACCAGATATTATGACTAAATTTCGAAATGCTGTTCATAAAGGATTGCGGAATAAAGAAATGCGTTATATATCAAAATGCGGGCATGATTTTTACGTGGATGAAAATATGTCCAGAATAAACGGCAATGGTCAATGTATTTCCACTTGGACTGATATAACAAATGATGTTTTGGGAAGAATTAAAATGGAAACTATGCTTCGTAATGCTACCGCCCGAATGGAAAATTTAATAGCAGAGCAGAGAATAGTTAACGCTTCGATTATGGCACGAATGTAAGGAGTGGAAATGGACGAAAAATTATTGGATTTATTTGGGGGTTTTTTAAATAAGACCGTGGAGTTACATACTGAATCTAAAGTAGCACTTGGTCTTATCAATAAAGATTTGGGAGAAATAAAGGAAACTTTAGGTAAAAGCGATAGAACGATTATGAGTTTACTTCATGGATTAGAGAAAAAAGGCGACTCCGACCAAGTAAAAAACTTTATTGAAACTTATACAAAACGAAATTATACAGATAACGAAATACAGGATTTAGGGCATCACGTTGAGCAAGTTAACGATATGCACAAATTTTCTATGAAATTAAAAGGCCGACTGGCTATAACAGCCGCTTTAATTGCGGCAATTATTGGTATAGCCACGCTCGGTGAAAAAATAGTAGCCCTATGGGAATTTTTAGTTAGTTTAGGAGGAGTATAAATGAAGGTTTTAGAAGAATACGTTAAAAAAGCAATGAAAGAATGTGAGCCGGTAAATGAAGAAAATCTGGGTATGAATGCTTCCGAAGCTCAAATGTGGGTTTTTTTAGAAAGAATGCCTATAAAAGAATTAGATTTTATTATTAAAGCGGTTAATAATAGTAAGAAAATTATAAAAACTAAAAAAAATGGTTGGGGAGGTTTCAATGAGGTTATTCAGGAATTAAGTGTTATACAAAAAACCGCCGCATCATTAGAAAAAGAATTAATGAATTATAGACGTAGGAGTTAATTATGCCAGCACCACCACGAGCCGGTGAGGAAAAAGACGATTTTTTAGGCCGGTGTATACCATTTTACGTTAAAGAGGGCAAACCTCAAGACCAAGCAGTCGCTATTTGTTATAGTATGTGGAGACGCAAGGACGAAGAACGTATTATTAAAAAAATAGATATGTTCTTAGGAGAAACCGAAGGAGGAGCAACCACCACCGGGGACGTGGCCATAAATACATCCGGTAAGGGATACCCAATAACCAGACGAATAAAGAAAAAGAAAAAGAAAACCGATGAAACCATTGTAACAGGCGGTCCTTATTTAAGCGGAACTTCAACTGCGGCCGGTTCTGGTCAAACCAGAGTGGTCGGGGATAAGGATAATGAAATAGACGCATTAAAAACTAAACCTAACGCACGGTTTAATAAACTATTAGGAGCATATATTAGTGAAGCAAAATATATCCCAAATATGAAATATTGGCCGGATGATGCAGATGATATTATAGATTATAAAGCGGCCGGTCGAGAGTTTGCCGAAATAGCCAGAATAGCAAAAGATTTGCCAACACAAATGAGAGATGTTACGGCTTCTATTGGATGGGCTATGGAAAAAAATGATAAAAGAAAGGTCGCATTATTAGTAAAAAGATTTCCTAATGATATTATAGGTGGAACGGGTACTTTAAATCGAATAATAAAATGGATTAAAAGTTAAAGGATAAAATTATGAGTGAAAAATTTAGACAATATTTAACAGAATCAAAAGTGGCGAGAACCATTTTAGACCAGATACGGGCTTTAGATAAGTATGCTCTACCGGCTTGGGGAGCAAAGGATTTTGTAAGTTTTGATAAGGGTATCCAATTTGACGTCCGAGGTTCTAAACATCGTGGTCGGGTTATCGTGGGTTTAGATAAAGGCGACCTTTATAGTATTGAGATAGGCAAAATAAACAGAGCTAACGATTGGGTATCGATTAAGAAAAATAAAGGTATACAAGCGGCAAATTTAGTTACCGCAATAGACGAATTGGTAGGATAACCAATATAAATATAAGGGAATAACCTGTATAAGGAGACAGATAAAAATGAGCGATTTAGAGGGTGCGACTCAACTGGAAACTTTTAAAAAACATTTGAATGCGCTAAAGGAAAAGGGTGTTGATATTAATCCCGAAAAAGTGGTTGACGAGGTTATGGCTCCTCCCACAGAAGCCCCTGAAAAGGATTCGTTTGATAGGAAACGATGGGCTATGCTTAAAACGCAGTTAAATAAACTGCTTGATGATTTTGAGCATTTTTATGGGGATAAAGGTAGAGGTATCGGAGTAACGGTGCATATTACTAAAGCCAATAATGCTGATAGGTTTACCGAAAAATTTGAATACGATAAAAATATGGTGTTATTACATATACAAGATATCGGTACTAAAGGTAAATATGAGCCGGTAGTGCCGGGAGAATAAAATGGATTGTAATGGATGTACTTTGTGCTGTAAATTGTTATGGGTAAAACCGTTAAACAAAAAAGCAGGCGTAGAATGTGAGCATTGTGAAACGGGCAAAGGTTGTAAAATATATGAAGACCGCCCGGACGCTTGTAAAGAATATCAATGTGTTTATTATACAGCTAAAGAAGGGCCGATAGAATTAAGGCCGGATAATTGTGGGATTGTTTTTAACCAATTAACAAATAATGTTATATCAGGGGACGTTGACCCCAAAATCGAAGAATTAAACGAATTTGTAAAAAACCAAATCCATAGTTTTTTAGATAAGGGGCTATCGGTTGTTTTATTTAATGTTAAATTCGATACGCCTTTTATTATTCCTGCCTTTGGTCGGCCATTAGATAGCGTATGGACTGAAGCCTATAATGCCATTAAGGGATGTAAAAATGGAATGTGATGGATGTACTTTGTGCTGTAAGGTATTAGATATCCCGTGGATGAATTCACCTGCCGGGGAATATTGTAAAGAATGTGAACCCGGAGTCGGTTGTAAAATATGGGATAGCGTACCGGAACATTGTAAAAAATATAATTGCGCCTATCGTTTAGTTGAAAAGGTTAACATAAATTTAAGGCCGGATAAAAGCGGAGTGGTTTTTGAAAAAGCAACCGATAAGATATTTTTCGGGACTATTACCGAAGGTGTTTATATGTTAAATGAAGAAACAATAGCACAAATAAATAAATTTTTAGAAAAAGGATTCTCGGTAGTTTTACGGCATTTAGAAATACGAGAACATTGTGTTTTTAATACAGAAGATAGAACGTCAGATGACGTATGGAAGGAATATAAAGAAGCGGTAAATAAATGGCAGGAATTCCAGCATATAAAACAGACTTAAAAGATATTAGTTTAAATGATGCGGTAGGAACTTGGGTTGAAATGCAAAACCATAAAGGTGGTGGTTCTCCCGTACAGGAACAAGACTATTTTATTCAGGGAACTGCTTGTGTATCACAATCAACTGGTACTTCTACCGGAACAGCGGCAGGAATGGCTATGGATTATACCACACCCATACCCTCATGGCGAAGTGGATATGTTATTCTTATGTGGCAAGTTCTTTTGGCCGGTAATGCCGTTTTTCCATATGCTCAAGGTGGTTTGCGGATAGCAATAGGTTCTTCTAACACTGCTTATAATTTATGGAGAGTCGGTGGTTCAGATTTAGGAAGAAATCCATATGGTGGATGGCAAAATATAGCAGTCGACCCAACTTTATCTCCTGATTATGTAGAGGGTACACCAGCGGCCGGTGTTTATCAATGGTTCGGGAGTTTACCAAATTTGGCCGCTCAGATTTCTAAAGGAAATCCACATGGAGTTGATGCGTTACGTTGGGGCCGGGGTGCTCTTAATGTATCAGCCGGTGAACCAAACAACCCTGCGACATTTAGAGGCATGGTTGCGGCAAACGATGCACAAGCTAATAGATGGGGTTTATTTCAAGGACAACCCGGTGGTTATTTATGGAAAGGAAAGATGCAAATCGGCAGTTCCTTTTCAGCGGCGACATCCGCATATTTTGTGGATGCTAACGCTAATATTACAGTAGATAATACGCCTAAAACATATCGTGAATTTAATAAAATTGAATTCGGAAATACTGCTTCTTATATATACTGGACAGGTGTAAATGTTCAAGCCGCTTCAGCTACACAATTATCTCGTGGTATTTTTGAAATAGCAGAAGATTGTGACGCAACTTTAGATACTTGTGTTTTTACAGATATGGATTATTTTACATTCTTATCTATTAATCAGAGTATTCTTAATACCACATTTAGACGTTGTAATAATGTTTTACAAAGCGGTGCGGTATTTACATCTTGTGTTTTTGAAGAAAGTACCGCAGGGATTGCCTTATCAGCAAACTCTCTTAATTATATTACATACTGCGATTTCACAAGAGCAACAAATAGAGGTGGGCAAAGTCACGCTATATCTTGCAATATATCCGGTTCTTATAATTTTTACGGTAATACATTTAATGATTATGGCGCAAGCGGAACCGTATCAGCAGCTTTTTATAACAACTCGGGTGGGCTTATAACACTAAATGTTTTTGATGGTGGTGATTCTCCGACAGTTTATAATGCCCCTAATGGCTCAACCACTGATATCGTTTTAGCGGTAAGTCATACTTTAACCGGACTCGTATCCGGTTCAGAGGTTACATATCAACTTCAGGGAGTGACACCGAGCGCAGCAGGTGCTCAAGTTTATCATGTAGAAAATGCTAATGTCCCGGTTGATATCGGTGACCTTTCAAAAGGCTATAAAACAACTTATTCTTATAACTTTGTAGAGAATAGGGATGTAGATATATATGTACATAAAGTGGGTTATGTTTGGTATCCAATTAGAAACCAAACTCTAACTAATGAAAATCAGACGATTCCGGTTTTTCAAACAATAGATAGAAATTATAATAATCCATAAAATATAAATAAATATTAAGGAGATTTAGTTTTTTAAATTTTAGAGGAGAGAGAATATGGCTAAAATAGTAGACCCGGATTTGCTAACCCAAGGAGAGGAAATTGTAATTTCTCCCGGTGTATCCGGCACAATTAGATTACGTCCCGGTAAGGGGGATTTGCTTGGGGAAGATGGTATCACTTTACAGTGTATCTATTCATTTCTTAAAGAAGAATGGAAAACAGATGACCTGTTAATTAAATATCCGTTCCCATTAATCTCAATTACGGAAGAACAATTTGAATTACAGAACGGATGGAACTGGGCAAATACCACAACTATCCAAACAATTAGAGACGGCGGATGGGCTTTAAAAGCGGCCGATAACGCAACATCAAAAGCGGAATACATGAACCTAACAACTCTTGGTTCTTTTGTGGATTCCGCTAATGACCTTGCGTATTATGTTAATACATCCCCAGTATCAGCCGGTACTCCGGTTGACTTCGTATATGCCGGTCCTGTAAACGAGGCAGTACAAATTTACGGTGTTCCGGGTTACGGTCATGGTGAAGATAGACGTGGAACTTTTGTTACCTTCTTACGTGAACAAGGCAAAACATATGACCAATACGACCTTTTAACAGAGCAGAATTTAACGGCTTTAACGTATAAGAAATATGCATTGCCGCTATCCAATTCATCTGATGTTAAAATTAGTACCAATGACCCTCAAATTGCTTCTGGTGCAACCTATTCTGGTATTGATATTAGTTATTATACTTTACCACAAGCAAGAATAATTGGTGGTATAACATATTATTTTCATATTATTATAGATGCCGCCGGCCAAGTTGCAGAAACAGTTTATGAAAAGGTTCAATATTTACTTAGACAAACCTATAATATAAACTCCAATCCGGCAACATCGGCAGGCTTCCCAATCAGAGGTGATGTTAACGATGAATTGCTTCAGTTTATTGGTGATACCCTCCGTACAAACTATGTAGACGGATGGGGAGGTGTTTACATTGATAATTTTGATACCGATGATATCAATAGACTGGAATTTACCGATGATGCTGGCGAAATTAGAACATTTCCATATACTGCTACGGGTACATTGGCGTTTAACGATAACTTGGTAAACGACTCTGGATTCCCACCTTATGGCAATGCGAGATGGTGGATGTTCTTTACGGCTATTGGTACATCTGCTTATGGTACTTCAGCTGCAATCCTTGTGGAAAACGCAAGTGGTAAACAATTATACGGTGAAGTATCAGCGGCATCAATTCCGTGGACATTTGACTATGACGGTAATGAACAAGCCGGAAGAACTAAAAAGACGAATGCAGCCGTTACGGTTGTGGCCATCGGTGTCGATACAGCACAATGGGTTAAAACAACTTCAACTATTACTCGAACAACCGGCCAAACAATATCACTTGTTGCCGCACTCGAGAGAAATTATAGTAACCCAGCATAAGGAAATAAGGTGATGTACTTATGGCTGAATACGTTACATTCAACGGGCCAGAGAAGCTCATTATCGTTAATGACGGTGTGACTTCTCTGGACGCTCAAAGGGATGTGTACTCTGCTTGGAAACGCTGGATGTTTTCAGAGAGTGCGCCAGTTAGTGGTGGCGACCCTGTTCATCATGCCGCTTATTTACAAGCAGTTAGAACAATTGGTGGTGACCCGATTGGTGGTGGGCAAGTTGTATCACCATATTTCTTTTTAGTCAATGGATGGAGAATTCGGCCATATGAAGGAAACCATAGATTAGTTGTAGATGGAAACTTGTTCGTAGATGGTGGTGGAAATCCGTTTGTACCGACACAAGGTAATTATAATGTCGTGGTAGAATTACAAACATCTTCAAAATCTATTACGACAACCGTATCTGTTAGTGGCGGAACATTGCTTACTCAAGCACAAGAAGATGCTATATTTGCTTTACCCAACGAAGCTGTAATAGCAGACGCTATATGGGATGAATTTTTAAGTCAACATACATCCGCAGGCACAGCAGGTGAAATTATAAACAAAATAAAGAGGCTTGTGTCTTTGATTCCGGCAGGTGTATAATGGGCGTGATTGTAACCAGAAGCATAGGAACCGGAAGTACTGCCACCGCTGGATGTGGTGTCTTTACACCGGCGGAAAAACTTGCACTCCAAATGGAGATGGAGTTTAAGACTGCCTATGCAAGTTATTATAAAGAATTTGTCTATATAGATGGCGGAGTAAATGATGGTACTTTAGTGAGTGCCGCTATATGGATTGACCCTGTTAAAACTACCAGACTTTTTACCAAAGATTTTACATATGAAATTGGTGGTGGTGGAAAATATAGCAATCTGGCTCAAACGCTTTTGCATAGAGATTCAGATAGTGCTCAGTTATTAAAAATATTTGGGTACGATAATGATGATAATCTGGCAAGTGTAACAATATCGGCATCGCCTTTTGTTAGCGCAGGTGAATGTGACTGGACTGAAGTGGTTCAGGATGCTGTTGCTGACTTATTAACTGCTGGCCCTAATATCCAGTTAACCTATGATGATAATGCAGGTTCTTTAGAAATATCAGGAGCAAATTGGGGCGGATATATTAATGACCAAATAGTAGCGGCGAGCGCATCTTTAATAAGTTATATAGATACAGTTTCTGCCGCATCTGTGGAAGCTGATAATCAATTAAGAAATGAATTTGATTGGACATATACATCGATAGTTGATACAAACACTGGAGCAACTTCTTATACTTTGACGTCCTCTATTCCAAATAACGCAAAAGCGGTAGAGGTTTTGATGCTCGGTGTTAGCACAAATACAAATAGTCAACCACCTATTGTAAGGTTAGGAGATGCTGGTGGTGTGGAAACAACCGGATATGCTGGAGTGGTCAGAGGGCCAACTGGTGAAACTGCTGTTTCGAATGGATTTTATCCTTTTAGAACAAATGCATGGAATGCAGCCGATTTGCTTGATTGTAGAATAAGATTGACGAGATGGGATGAGAATCTAAATACATGGTTTGCAGATTCTCTTGCTAATGATGGAGCGCAGCTTAGCACCTTTTCCGGTAAAAAAACAACATCGGAAGTAATGACTACAATACAGTTAACTACACCCGGTGGTACGGCAACATTTGATGCGGGTCAGGCAAGAGTTAGATATAGAAATATAAAATGAAAATTTTAGCATTTTTTACAAATAGTGGAGTACCTGCGACCGGCCTATCTCCTACAATTAGAATTAGAGAGTTAGCCGGGGATACACTTGTGGTCACCGATGCCGCCATGTCCGAAGTAGGGGACGGGCATTACAAATATAATTTTACCACTTATGATGCTACTGTAGATTATTCAATTCGATGTGATGGCGGTGTAACTTTACCAACTGCGGAACGCTATACCTATGCCGGTAACGAAAATTATTTTGAGGATACACAGGAAGCTGTATGGTCAGCACCTGTGACAGCATATTCAGGAATGAATATGACAGGCGCAATGCAATCATTAATTTATGGTGATTTAGTTCATGTTGACGAGGTTTCCGGGACGGGTGTGGGAACAGCATTTCCAGCAGGAACTTTAAGATACCCTGCTAATGATTTAAACAATGCTCTAACAATAGCGAGAACAAGAGGTTTACATACGGTTCATATTCACAATGACTTAACCATAGGTAATGGTGCTGATGCAAGTAAATTAATTTTTACTACTGATGGTTTTATGGGAACCGATGTTACTTTAGAAGATGGTGCTGATATAGACAGATCCTCTTTTAGATATTTGAATTTACAAGGTGTGCAAACTACCGGAACGCAAATATTAGTTGAAGCGTGTACTATTTATGATTTAGAGAATTTCCAAGGTGTTATGAACAATGTAGCATTCGGGCAAGCAAGTGAAATAACACTTAACCCAAATGGGTGGGCGCAAATTATACAGGCAACAGCAGCAGGGGATGCTGGAAACGAGCCTGAAATCCATATTGGAAATGCCATGTTGAATATATCAGAAATGACCGGACTCCTTAAATTAAAAGGTAAAATTGGTACTGACAGAACGGTCATAAACAGTACATCAAGTTTTATTATAATAGATTCAACTTGTGTGTCAGGTTCGATAGAACTAATTGGTACAGGTGGATTTAAAGATAATTCAGGACCAAATTGTAATGTTGACACCGATGCCTTTATTTCACTTTTGACTATCTCTGACCATGTTTGGGATGAAACAGCAAGTGAACATATAATTGCAGGGTCTACTGGACAGATATTACAAGATATTGATACTAATATAATCGGTGCTTCTGCTACACTTTATAACCAGTTAAGTACAATAATACCATTTAATGTATGGGAAGAACAATTAGCAGACCATAATGTAGCCGGTACTTATGGAAACGAATTAGCAACTAAAGCTGATATAGTAGCCGCAACATCAACCACAGAAACAGTAGCAACAAGCGGTGAAACTATTTTCGGAACTGAAACCGGAACATTTTTAAATACCAGATTAAGAGATGACTCATACTGGCAGATTCAGGAAAACGCCACAACGGGTATTACGGTTGAATTATCATTTAATATACCGGATGAAGATAGAGCAGGTGTTGTAAAAACATATGGTAGATATATTGGTTTACCGGCCGCAACCCATCATATGGAATTATGGGCATATAATTATGAAGCTATGGCTTGGGAAGAATTAAAAGAAGAATATTTGCCCGGTGGAAATACATCTGATGCTGAATATACCCATGAATATTATGAGCGAAATATAGATAGAACTAATAACAATACTGTCCGTATTAAATTCATTCATCATCCGACAACCTATAATGCGGCTCATTATATGTATCTTGATTATGTAGTGGTAACTTCGATTGATGTTATAACCGCTAAAGATATAGCTGAAGCCGTATGGAGTGAGAAAACATCCGGTTATACTGATATAACTCGATTTGGTGGATTGGTTGCGATAGAAATTAGTAATGATTTAAAACGATTACTTGGTTTAACGCACGAAAATATATTTATCGACAATCCGATTTATGATGGCTGGGGCAACCTAACCTCGGCAAGGGTCAGAATCTACGGAAATTCGGCCTCTGTGGGGACGTCAGGGGCAGTTATAGGGGAGTATGAGATAACCGCACCGAGCCACGAGGCAGGCCGATTTAATTCATGGAAACAAATAAAGGTATAAAATGAAATATGAAAATTTTTTAAACGAAATGGGAGCATCATTACAAAAATTAGCTTTTATCACAGTTAAGGAAATATTGGCTATGGGTTTAAAAAAAGCTGATATTTCAATCTTACAAAAAGATAAAAAACTCCGGGTAAAAATGCCTGATAGACCGGCCGGTCCCACTCAAACATCTCAAAAAGGATTGGAGTTTGTCGTGGATGTTCTCGGAGAAAATAAAATTTTAATAAATAATAAAGAGAAGGATATAAACGAGTTTATAAACGAGGTACTCGGACCAAAATAAGGAGCAAAAAATGAGCGCATTAGATAATATTGAATTTTATCTGGCATCGGAAGAAGCCATAAATGGTGTAATGTCATTAATTAAGGAGGAGATTCAAATATCCTCTGCGGTAATGAAAAAGACGCTTTTCCGGTTTAATAGCTTTGTGGAAAAGGCCGCTGATATGACCAAACTCCATAATATGATTAACCTTAGAACCAAAAAAATGAATAAAGTTGATAAACTTTTGGCTTGGTTCAGGGTACTGGAGAATGAAAACTTCCATGATGAGGCCGCATATGCAGCGATGAGACTCAGAGAACTGGGTTATAGCGGACCTTATTAAGGGGTAAAATAATGAGATTTAAAGAATATTTGATAAATGAAAAACTAAAAAAACCATCTAACCTTAGTGGGGCAAGTGACGAAGAGTTAATGTCTTATGCCGGGGATTTTGAAAACACTAAATGGAATCCAGATAATAAAGCCGAAGTAATGAGAATAGCTAAAGCTATAAACAAAGAAATTAAAAAAAGAGGGTTCCGTGGTAATGAAATTAAACCGATATTTGAAGCCAAAGGAGAAACTTGCCCAGTATGTGGTAAAAAGAACGCAAGCGGAAAGCATATTGATAAATGCTTAAAAAAATCAGGGGAGTATGACTGGTAATGAAATTTAGAGATTATTTAAACGAGGGAAAGAATTCCATAATTGCTAAAGGCAAAGGAAAAGGCCAGCCAAGATGGGAATATTATGATAGCAGAGGAGTAAAACATTTTGGATGGGTAGAAAAAACATCAGACAGAGGGGGAACTGATGTTACCTATTTTTTCAGAGATGAAAATACTGACGAGCTTTCCGTTGTCTCAGGAAGTATTTTGAAAAAAGCAAATAGGATATGGAAATAAATGTCGATAGCAATAGCCACTATGGGAAAATATGTCCGGTATACTTTACAAACCGGCTCACGTGAAGGCGGCGGAACTTATGGTTATCCCGTATGGGAACCTTTTAGAAAAAGCAAGCCACAGGTGGTAGTGCGTTCAGTTAGCGTAGATGATAAATTAAGGAGACAAAAACCGAGGGTAAAAATCGAGACCATTGAAAACGGTAATGGCGAGATTAATTTACAATCATTTAATTAAGGTGAGATATGGATACATATAAAAAATATCTAAACGAAAGCAAATTGATTAGAAGCCCAAAAGATGATTTTGAAAAACGGCTTTCAGCTTTAGATTCAGAAGTAGAAGATTTTGTTATGTTTCTATTTAATCAAACAAAAAAACCAAAGAAAACAGAAGCAGATGCTTATAAAGTCCTTTATCAAACATATGCCCAAAAGATGAAGGATTTTCAAAGAGTATTAGTAGAAATCCTAAAATATAAAGATAAGGAACAGCAAAGATTTGGTTTTTAAAGGTGAGAAACTATGATTAGAATAAATACCGCAGAACGAAAGAAACTCAAGTTTGGTGTAGCGGTAAGTGGAGTCCAGACGAGAGACTTAAACGGCGTACTTAGACTTACATACGAGGGAGTTGAATACGGGTTCAAAACCGAAGTCCTTGACGATAAATTAGCGGTTGAGATTCCGCCGTTGGATAGTATAATAGCATATGAATTACCCGAAGGTGCTAAACTTACCGGCCGTCTTGAAGTTGTGGCTGAAGATACTTATATAGTACCGTGGACGGATAACTTTTCCGTTATTAGACCTATTAAAGTCGAGGCAACAATTACCGAAGATGAGGATATACCGGAGAAAGAAATTAGCGTTAAGGCTACGGTAACTGAAGAAGAGGACGTTAAGGACGTTAAGGAAGGTCTAAAAGGCGCAATAGCTCGAACTGTAGTTAAAGCGGCCGGTACTCATATAGCCAAGAAGGTCGTGGATAAAAAGAAAAAGAAAAACGAATCTAAATTTAGTAAAGCATTAAGAGGGGAATAATGGATACTTATAAAAAATACCTAAATGAAGCCGCTTTATCAGGCAAAACAGTATCAAAAGAAATTGAAAGAGAATTTGAAAGACTTCAAGATGAAATAGATGATTTTATGATGCATACGGAAATGGTTACAAGAGAATCTGGACCAGATATTGAAAAAATAATGATAGGGCCTTGGAATGCTTTAGATAAAGCCTATGATAATTTTGTATCCAGAGCTAAAAACTTTATAAAAGCCGCTCATAAACATACTAATTAAGTTTCGCCAGTTCGTCTTTAACAAACATTTCTAATAAAGGTTTATCATTAGTAACCATATCTTCGGGTATGGTTATTTTTGTTCCTATCCCCATTCTCTCCGGTATGAGTTCAGGATTTGCGCCCAGTATTTTTTGCCAGTTACCGGCCTTGCCTGTGTACCATTTTGAAATAATAGCAACCGATTCCCCTTTAAATTTTACAGTATGGGTTAAATCTTGTTCAGAATCTGCTTTTTTCTGTCCTGTATCAGGTATTATCAGGACATTATGTCCGCTTTTTTGTCCTGATTCGGTTTTTTCGGTATTATCATCGGGACTATTTCCGTTTTCATCGCTAATATTAAACGACCTGAATACCACAAATTTACCCATCGTTTCATAAACCTCTTTAGCATAGCGGTCACTTCCGCCCACGTATTTATACAGAGCTTTCTTCATATCGTTATGTGTTTCATCAAGATAAATTCGTAATATACGACAACCAGAATCGATATTGGTTTCAATATCGTGTAAATCATATTTGCTTTTAAGCCCAAGTTTTTCACCCCATACACCGAAGCGCACCTGCATTAAACCTCTGGCAGGGTCTTTTTTAAGTTGACTTATGGCGTATGGATTATAGCCGGATTCCACGTCCATAACCGCTAATACAGCAACAAACGGAACCCCATGCTCGGCAGATTTATCAAGAATATGAACCGCTATTTGGTCAGCTACTGTGGGCGGAACGGTCTTGCGATATTTAAGGATAAATGCCTTAATCTCATCTTTGGCTTTATTGCCGACTGCTTCTAACTCCTTAATCCTGTTAGCCGCTTTTAGAACATCATTTGTAAGGGCATCCACTATTTTTTGTTTAGTTTCAAGGGTTTCCAGAGTATGAGACAGTTTTTGTTCGGTTATATCAGCTTTATCCTCAAACCTATTATACTTAAAAATCGCAAAGAAAAAGAGACCAATAAGCAAAAGAGTCAAAATACAATGACCCCAATCTATACGGTCTCTCCAATCTCCCCAAGTTCGTTTTTCTCCGGGGAATGAGAAATCATCATAGCGTCCTTTCATAACGGATTCTCCTTTCAATTATTCCGTTATTATATAACACTTTTTATCAATTGTAAATAAAATTTAGGCTATTTTTGGTTTTGTAATTCTTCTATACGGGCATTTAATTCTGCAATTTTTGAATTTAACAAGCGTTCTGCGTTTGCAAATCCTTCACTTATGCCGTCCCCTTTGCCTTCGTGCAAGCCTTCTTCATAACCCTTTTCATAACCCTGACGCTCACCTTCTTCATAACCTTCACTCCAACCGTCTTCCATACCGGATTCCCGGCCATCTGAAAAACCATCATCATATGCCCCATCATCATCTAATTGAAAACCGTCACTTCGGGCTTCCTTATAGCCTTCGGTTTGACCGGCCTCAAAAGCGGCATCCCAAATTGCGTCTATATACATTCCCATTTTTTCTTCATCGCTTCTGATTGACCGAGAATAAGCGATATAAACGTCATTTGCGGTTTCACGATTTACAATTGTTTCTAATGCATCTGTAAAAACTGCCATAACACTTCTCCTATCCAAAAATGGAATCTATCATACGTTCTGCCGTAGCCATACTGGTTAACAAATGGTCTTTTCCCATAGGCTGAAGCAGGAACCCTATTTTTTTAGTAAAAAATTTATCAATCATAGTATCATAATCAATAACCATATACTGGCTAAATTCTTGCGGCCAGCGGTCATTAAAAGTTACAACATCAACCTTAAACATATTATCCTTAACATATAAAACTTTTGCTTTATTCCCGTCATATATATCTTCATATTTGTTTGTAAGATTAAGTGCTTCTAAAAGCGTCCGGTAATTATGCACTCCCCTAACGTGATATGGCGTATGTTTAATTGGGTCATTAACGTCATCTTCATCATCCCTGAATACTCCGTTAAACGCATCGCTTACTTTTGCCGGTTCTCCGATATATTTATCTATATTGTTTACACTTAAATTGCTTGCTATTTCTTCCGGTGCTACTTCTTTTAATTCTTTTTTATACTGACGAATAGTTTCTAAAATTTTATCATCCGGTACATTCTTCATAATCATTTCATAAACGTGTTTAAGCCGGGTTCGAATAGCCTCCGCACTATCTGAACGAACCAATTCAAGTCCCTTAACCGCAAGCTCGTCAGTCGGCACTCCCTCTTCGTTAACAACCCAATACGAGTATTTTTTCTTTTTAACAAAGAGTGCGGTCTTGGCGATAATCTCCTGCTTAAACATTATGTAAAAATCTTTAACTTGGGAGTTATAATCCTTTAATTGCGTCTCTTCAAAAGTTCGTTTATTTACATAATCTTCCAGTTTGCCTGAAAATTCTAATATTTTTTCTATTTTTTCATCGTCCGTATAATCAGCCCACCAGTCAAATTGTTTAAAATAATACCCTAATTTTATAAACAGAGAATCAGTATCGATATAAGCAACCATATCTTCATCCATCCCCTGCTCTTTAAAAAAGTCGTTAATAAAAACTTCGGCTTGTTTAATTGAATGTCGACCACAAGAGGTAATGGCTTCCGCTATATTGGTATTAAAAAATCGACTATAAGGCACTGCGGTGATACCAAACATAGCGTTAAGAATAATCTTTAAAGCCCATTGTAGCGCAAATAATTCGTTACCTCTATTCCGTACTTTATCCCTTTCTTCGCCTTCCTGCATATCTGCGGCCTTATTAAAGGTCTGCTTCATTTGAGGCTTGACTTCCTCAACCCGTTTATTAAATAACTGTCTCTGAACTGCGGCAATAACGCCTAACGGTTTAGTCCTAAAAACAGAACCACATGGGGCTATGGCCAAAAGACCCCGACTAACCGCTTCGTTAAATTTAGCAAGGCCAAGACCTCTAAACTCCGCACGTTGCCCGTCCGCCTTAATAATAAAAAATGGCGGAAATTCCCTATCTCGTACTGCCGCAATCACTTGTTGTTTTGAAAGGTCTACAATCCGCCCAAAATAGGTTTCATTACTCATGTTTAAGGCTATAATATGGGACGGGTATGAAGATGTAATATCAATATCTATAATCCAGTCCCACATACCTTTATGCGGTTCTTTAACATAGGCCGCCGGGAATGTTTCCTGCGTACCACCTGCATGATATGGCGCACAAAGTCCGGTGCGCCTAAAATAAGTTAATAAAACCCCTTCTATTAATTGCGTCATTGACTGATAATATTTCATAGGGCATTTTGTAAGTAGGGATAAGGCTTGTATAAGTTTAATATAACCCTTTTTATCCTCTAACTCATCCACCCGCTTACAGTCAATTATATTATAATCAACGTATTTATCCCAGTCTTTTATGTATAGTTCTCGTAAATCCTTATACTCTGAATAATCCAGTTTGCCCTTTTCAAGTTCATAGTTGGCTACAAAGTCCAGAGTATATCTCTCTAATTTATCACGGGCGTACCATTTATAAACATCAATATAATCCAATATATGAATACCGGCTATATCCACGTTTAAATCGTTATATTTGTTAGACCGCCACGTCCTAACGTCCCCGACTGGCGACATCCTTTTAAAAATACTGGTATTATTGCCATAAAGATTCCGACATCTATTAATAATATACGGCAGGTCAAACCCATAAACGTTCCATCCGGTAATAACATCCGGGGGATTGTCGTTCATAAACTGTAAAAAGTTTTCAAGCAGTAATTTTTCGTTAGGGCAATGAGAATAATCGGTATCACTATTGCCGGTATATTTCTTTTCCCCGAAAGTAAATGTCTTTTTATTTATGGAATTTTTTATCGATATTAAACTTATTGGGTCATTTGCCTCAGTTATACTTGGAAATCCTTCGTTATTAACAACTTCAATATCTATGGTATAGGTAAGCAGTTTAGGTACTTCTAATTCATCGTCAGGGATGTTATGATATCGTTCCGCTAAAAACTGTATTTCAGGCTTAACTTTGTTCTCAAATATAAATTCGTTATCTTTACAGTATTCGTAATAATGGGAATATGACCTAAAGTCCTTACGGACGACCTGAGTTCCGTCTATCGTTTTAATATCGGGATATGCGCCACCTGAATGGCCATTTGCCCGTACAAAAACATAAGGAACCCATTCTATCGTATCATAAAAGCGTTCCCCTTTAATCTGCTCCCATAAATGTATTTTATTTGTTCGGTGTTCGTAGTGTACGTTTATAAAACTCATTCAGCGTCTCGTGCTTCTTCCAATTTTTTAATAATATAATCTATATCCGCTTTACTTCTAATGATTATTGTTTGGCTTCCGATAGATGATTGAAAATTACCAAAATACGTTAACTCATAATCACCGTTTTTTCTTTTTTCTACTTTTGCTCCGCTTGCCTTCATTTTTTGTCCCCTTTTTTGTTTTAAGTTTAGGTTTTGGCATCTGACGTTTTGTACAATTTACTTTATGAAACTCATATTTATTGTCAGCCGCTTCTGCATCACGGCCATAAAAATTCATACCACAATGCGGACAAGTTACGCACGTTACTTCCGATATACTATCATAAACCGGAATAGCCTTGAATACAAATGGCTCGGTACAGGTGCGTTCCCCTTGTTTAGCAGTACATAAAAAAGCGACTTTAACCTTATCACAACCTTCTTGATTTGTACACATCATATTTCAAATAACTCGTCATCTAAATGTTTAGTTTTAACCGCTTTTATTTTTGTACGTTTAGGTTTATCAGGCATACCATCGGTTGTCCATATATCGTCACTAAAACCTTTTTCGTAAAGTTCCTTTATCATTTTTTGTCGGAGTTCTTCGGCTAAACTTTCCTGAAGGCGGGATAAATTATCCATTTTCCATCTTTCATATTGCTTAATCTCTTCCGCAGTTCTCGCAATAGCAGTGCCTGTTATTGCCCCTGATGCGGCAACTGAACCCATCGCAAGCCGTCTTTCTTCTAACTCCATATCATCAATCATTTTACCGATTCGAGCCATATAATCGGTATCATTTGCCGCTTTAATTTGTTCCGCTTGTCTTTTTTCTAAATGTTTTCCGAATTTATGCATCCGGTCTAACCATTCACTATCTTCTACGCTCACGTGGTTCTCTCCTTTGTGGTTCTGGCGCACGTTCCCGATATCCATCGGCATCCCTTATCCATAATTCCATTTCTGTTTCGTCATATATTTTTAGGGAACGGTCATCGTAATACCATTTCCATATATCTCCGACTCGGCCGCCTAACCTATTCTTTAATATTTTATTATGCAACTCATGCTGATATATCCAGTCGTCAGCATTTGTTCCTATCACGCTCATAAAATCAGCCGTAGCCGGTACGCCTAAACTCTCCGCTATATAATTAAAATCGACTTCTTCAAATCCGGCAAATCCACCTTCCCTATTTAATTGACTAACCGATACCACAGGAGTTGCAAATTCAAAACTTAAAGCCCGAAGTTCTTCGGCAACCGCTTTAACCGATTGATAAAGGTCATTAACCTTTTTGAAAGCCGAGCGCATTAGGTTTATATAATCAACGTATATAACATCAATACGAATATCTCTTAAAACCAGCTCCCGTAAATACGTCCTAAAATCCCGTACTGACGCCGACCCCGTTGGATACTGCTTAATATGTAATTCGCCACGACCTTCGGTTTCTTTAATCGTTTTTAAAGCGTTTTTTAATCGGATACGGTTATCCCCGAAATACATACGGTTTATATCGAGCTTACTAAATATAGCGTCAAACCGTTGAGCAAACATATCCTCGGACATTTCAAGGGTAATTAACACCACGTTTTTACCGTGGAGCACTTGTCTGGCCGCCCAGTTTGCCATTAAACCCGATTTGAAACCGTGTATTTTAGCCACTATCACCGATAGCGTCATCGGCGGAAAGCCGCCATTAATGAGTTCGTCAAAGGTCGGAAAATATGTGGGTAAACGGATATCCGTAACCGTGAACATTTTCCGAAGACGCTTCCCCAGTTCGGCAAAATACATTAAGCCGAGGTCTACTTTTAAATCCTTACAGAGAGCATCCTCTATTTTTTCACGGAGATGTTCCAGATTCCTGCCGGAGTCGATAATATCAATCGACTGCGTCATAGCGTGTTTTATGGCTTTATCTTTTAAATATTCGTTTGTTTGGTTTAAAAGATAACCGCTTTGCTCCGCTATATTAAAATCCAGAGCATTGATTTCGTTTAAATACTCACTTACTTCAGGTTCGTTAATGGTATTTTTTATTATATCTTGAGAAGGTAAAGTATTAAACTCGTCAAGATGCTCTGCTGAAGTCTTAAAAATTTTAGCGGCTGAGTCGCTATTAAAATATTCCGGTATAAAAGCGTTGGTTACTAAAACTAAAAACGCTTTATCGGTTAAAATCCCCTTTGTTATTATTTTTTCTATAAAATTGTCGTCCGGTCTCCCTTCGTTAACCAAAAAGCCTCCCTAACCTTACCTCCAGATACTCCTTTTATGAATCCAAACTTGCTCTGCGTTGGTACGGTTTTTAATATTTCTTATCCAGTTATCACGAGTTATGACCCCGTAATTACAGCATACGTTATCTATATATTTTTTTATCGGCACAAAATTCTCGGGATGATAGACATCTTGTTTACACCATATATCCTTATAAACAGTGAATTGTGCGGATTGATTTACAAAAATAATACCGGGTGCTCGTAATAAACCGGCCATAAAATGTCCAGTATTATCCTTAACCACCACATATAATTTGAGATTTTGGCCATCCATAGCATTTTTTCCTTCCTTTTCATATAAATATATACAGCAATTATACCCTAAAATCGGCAAGTTGTAAATTTACAATAGGCACTTTTTGTGCTAAAATGGATAAAAAATGACGAATGACGAAGAATTAGCAAAACTGCACGAAGAATATCCCATAGAGGATATGGTAAAATTTACGGAACTTAACTTACAGGAAAAACTGCAAGATAACCCCTATCAAATAGTTCGTTTCCGGGATTTATACCACAAAGAATTATCGGAACTTGACCGCTTAAATGACCTTCATGAAAAATTGGTCGGAAAACGATATGAGTATTACCGTTTTAAGGACGACCACGAGTGGACCAAACCCGAAATAGAGAAGTACGCCTTACCAAAGGATGAGAAAATAGTCCGCATGAAAAAGATTATTAGGCGACAAGAAGTACGGGTTCGCTTCTTTGAGATGTGCTTCCGGGCGTTTGAAAAACAGGGTTGGTCGATGAAAGGTTTTATTGATACGATTAAAGGGGGATATTAATTGGTAACGATTAAGGTTTATAACTCCTTAAATCTAAAAGTTGATACCGATGACGCAGATTATATGGATTTAATGCGTCAGGAATTTACCCGCCGAGTACCGAATTTCCAGTTTACGGCCGCTTATAAATCCGGCCATTGGTCGGGTTCGGTCTGCTTAATTGATAGGTGGAAAAATACCTTTCCTTACGGGTTATTAATGGATTATGTACGGGAGCATAAACGCAGTTTTCCCCGTATGCCGATTAAAGTGGAACCAGCGGTTAAGGAAATATTCCGGGGACCGGAATTCGAGATTATATACGACCTACCAACCCATAAAGTTAGACCATATCAAGACGATTGCATTCGTGCCTGCATAAAATATACCAAAGGTATTATTCGTTGTGCGACTGCATCCGGTAAATCGCTTGTTATCGCTTACGTTATCCGCAATCTATTAAGGGCAGATATTATACAAAAGAGTATAATAATTGTACCCAGTACAGGCTTAATAACACAGTTTTATCAAGACCTCGTGGATTATGGCTTTGATAGTAAAAAAATTGGTACGGCATTCGCCAGACGCAAGCAATGGGATAAACAAATCGTTATATCTACATGGCAGACCCTTGCTAAAAATCCCGAAAAATTAAACGAATTTGACTGTATTTTCTGTGATGAGACTCACGGGGCTAAAGCCCATGAGCTAAAAAAACTATTGGAAAACGCCACTAAAGCGAAATATAGATTAGGTTTTACGGGTACGCTACACGCAGGAACTCTGGATAATTGGAATACAAAATCCTATTTAGGGCCGGTAATACGGGAATATCCGGCCGGTCTATTAGCAGATGAGGGATGGATTAGTAAAGCAACAATCCATATGCTTAATATAGAGTATCATCAAGATACTTGGGATGGGGAATACCATGATATTAGGGACGCTATATTCCAGAATCCATACCGTTTAGACCTGATTAAGGAATTAACCGAATATTTAGACCATAATGTCCTAATATTGGTCGATAAGGTGGAAAAAGAAGGCGAGCTGTTAGAAGGGCTTCTGGGTACCGGCAAAAAGGAAGTGGTGTTTCTATCTGGCCGAGATGATGTTAAAGTGCGGGAGGAGTGGAGAAAGGCCGCAATGAGGCGCAAAGATATAGCCCTGATAGCCACATATGGCATATTTCAGCAAGGAATTAACATCCCTAACCTAAAGTATATAATCTTGGCGGCACCGTTTAAGGCTAAAATAAGGGTACTTCAGTCGATTGGAAGGGCATTACGGATTCACTCGGACAAGAAAGACGGGGCGCAGATTTTTGATATCCATGACCATACTAAATTTTTTGAAAAGTACGGGGATATCCGTCTGCGCTATTATGACCAAGAGAAGTTTGATATTAAGGAACACGTCTTTTATGAGGGTGAGTCTTTTGATTTTAAAAAGGTTTATTCTATTTCTTCATCGATTTGATACTAATAATTCTTTCCCCGGATTTTAATTGTTCTTCGGCTTCAACTTCAGCATGAGATTCACTGGATGCCATAACCGTGATTTTTCGTTTATTTGTTTTAATGACCCATATATCAGGGAACATTCCTTCACATAAATAATCTTTGAATCTCATCCTACCCATTTTCCTTTTGGTTTTTGTACCGGAGTATTAATTATTTTTTCAATCCGAGCAACTACGCTTTGAGTATTACTGGCTAAAGCATCAATCGCAGTTCTATTATCCGTTGTTCTTTTTGCTGTGGCCGCTGTGCGTTGCTCGACTGCCTTTAAACGGTCTATAATTTTTTTTAAGAGTTGTAAAGTGCGTTGGTCTTGTTCTTCGTTCATTTAACCGTCCCAAGAACTTTATTTAAAACTTTTTTATATATAGGAACTACATTGATTGTATGCATTTTTAAAGCCTTTTTAATTGCTTTTAAAATTATAGGTGTTACATAAATCGAACGCCTTTTTAATAAATCCATAAATTCTATATGATGACCGAGTTCCTTGTCCTCAAGTTCACCGAGTGCGCCCCAGAAAGCCATTACTTCATCTTCCGGTAATTTAATTTGACCAAGTATTGTTCTTGGATTCTGTGACCCCTCGATAACCAATACAACTTCATTCTTTTTATTTAAGTGCTTATATTTTTTGCCTTGGTCATCCAAAGCATCCACTAAATTCATAATAACCTCATCGGCTTCAGCCGGTACAGTTATTTTATTATTAGCGGCCTTAACTGTATATCCGCCTATTTTAATTGTATCATACGGATTTTGAACGAGATTTAGAAGTGCTCTTTTTTCTCGGCTTGTTAGCCTTTCCTCGTTTAGTAAGTACTCTCTCAGCTTCATTGTTATTTCTCTCCTCATAATCCGCAACCCACCATATGTTTTCTAAAATTCGGATTATGTTATGAATCTCCTCTTCAATTTCATTTTCATTTATATACCGTTGTCTCGCTAAAGAGTTTATACGGCTTAAAAACAGTTCAGTGGCTTCGTGAAAAGCCACTTTTCGTATTTCAAAATCATTAGGTGGAATTCCTGACCATGTTTTGCTTAATGTTACAAGGGCTAAACGGGCTTCTTTATCGGTGCTAACCGAAGCTCTTGCGTCCTCAACATCCCCATGTATGTAATGAAACTCCCATCCTTTAACGCCATAATGGTGAATCCAATTAATAAATTCTTCTCTAAAAACATCAAACCATTTTTCACTTACATCATATTCAGTCTTCAGTATCTCGTCAATGGTTTTTTCTTCTTCCACAAGCAGTTGTCTCCTTACTATTATTTATTTATATCTGGTAAAAATAAATATAAATAGATTATGATAATTATAAGTTGGACAACTATATGAGTAAAGACGTATTTTTATGGAGAATGGCACGGCATGACCAAGGAACTGAAGGTTTTTTATTTACCGCAGGTTTTGATTGTCGGTCTTTAGAATTGCCGTGGAGAGATAATCAACGAAGTATATCTTGTATCCCTCCCGGCTCTTATAATGTCGAAATTCGACTCTCACCGAAATATGGTCGTATATATTGGGTACGAAATGTACCAAATCGTAGCTATATTCTGATACATTCTGGCAATTTTGCAGGCGACACGAAAAAAGGCTTTAAAACTCACGTAAATGGTTGCATTTTGCTTGGACGTAAAATGGGCTATTTAAGTGACCAACGTGCGGTGTTAAATTCCAGAATTACGGTCAGAGCTTTTATGGAACATATGGCCGATGAACCGTTTATGTTTCATATTATGGAGGCTTTTGGATAATGAGTAGTTTTTTAGGAGCAGGGTTTAATTTTAATTTGAAATCTGGTGGATTAAGTGTACCAACATGGGTTGAATATTTTGATAATACAGTTTGGGTTGCTGATGGCCCTGATAATGATGGCTCATGGGATGCAGCGAATAATGAATGGGATTCTGGCCATGAACCAAAAGATGATAATGTGATTTATTTAAGTCCGTTAGGTGGCTGGGAGGTTAATTTCCGCCCATCAAAAATACGAGTTACCCATAGTAGAGGAAATGACTCGGATGCTTTTATTTACCTTAGAGGAACGAATGGTGGTATTATAGTAAGACAAGGTGCTTCTTTTGGAGGTACTTTTTATTCAGGTCAGGAAATTGACTTAACATGGAGTGGTTTTGATATATTATATTTGATAATGAATATAACATCCGGCGGTGAAATTTCTTGGTCAGTAACTAATATCGAATTTTTAATAGGATAAAATGGAAAAAATAACAAAACTCAATAATTACGTTGATTTGGTTCATAGAGTTCAAGAATTGGGTGAATCAACAGGATTTATAGTACATCTTGATAGAGTAAAAAATGAAAAAGATTATAAAGAAGCATTTTCATATGAAGATGGTACATTGATTTCATTTTCTAAATATTGTAAAGATTATAAGGATAAAATTTATATTTTCAAATATTTCAGAGTTTATGAGCAAAATAAAATGAAAGGTTTAGAGTTAATGAAATCCCACCATGATTATTTTTTTAATCAAGGTGTTCGTTATCTAATTGCTCGTGTTTCGCCTTTGTATGAAAATAGAGAAGATTATAAAAACAAAACAAAGGTCAAAACAGATACAGAAACTTTGATAAATCATTATATAGAAAATTATACATATAGAGGGAATTATGTTTGTATGAAAAATACTAATATAATTGTAAAGGAGATGAAATAATGGCTTTAAGAAATTTATGGTCGGAATCAACCGCAGGACAACCAAAATCCCACGTTATTAACGTGCCGACAGGAAGTAAAATCGCATATTTTGATTCATTAACAGTCTCAACTCATGGGGCTGACGTAGCGGCCGATGTCGGGATTACTATTGTAAACAATGGTCGGACAAAATGGGGAGCATGGTTGCGTAGCGCACAAATCTATGGTGCACATTTTAGCGACATAGGTGATATAGAATTAACAAGTAATGATTTAACAGTTGAAACAACTTCAGGCGGAGCTGGCGTTATTGTATCCGTTGCCGCAGTTGTTAACATAAGATAATAAGTAGGAGGAAGAAATGGATAAAATCCAAACTGATTACACAGATAAAATTCAGGAGGCTTATGAAAAAGTATTAGAGCAAACCCCATATAGCGGTACACATATTAACCATTCAAGTTCAGTATCGCATATTAAAAAGGTTTACGGTAATACCTATAAAGTCGTTCAAAGCCCGAGTACAGGCTCATGGTATGTAATGGGCAAAAATGCAGGTGACTGGGTTCCGGTAACAACTCCATTTGCGAATAAGGAAATGGCTAACCAATTTAAGAGTTGGTTAGATGATTCCACTTCGGATACGCAACAAATGGTCGGAACAACTACAGGTGGGAAACGTATTAGAGATAACAAGGATGGTACGGAACCGGCGGCCAGTACTTCTAAGTTAACTGAAGCTTGTGCAAAAAAGAAAAAGAAGATGACTGAAGAGGATGATAAAAAAGGCGCAAAGTATCAAGCCTTCTTCAAAAAAATGGCCAAAAAGATGGGAATCGACCCGGAAAAAATTGAGGATTTACCGGCCGATAAGAAAAAGAAGTTTTTCGATGCAGTAGATAAAGGTTGGAAAGCAGATAAAGAGACCGATGTTGATGAGTCAACTATGTTAAATGAACTTACCATACCATCTATTACAGATATGAAAATCAAGTTAGGGCAAAGCGGAACATCATTTACTGCTTCATCGGATGGTTTTGATGATAGATATGATGGTCACTTTAAAGGGAGTTTTATGGGTATAGGTCAAACTCCAGATAAAGCATTATCCGACCTAATGAAAAATATCTATAAACATTATTCTAAAAGCCCACAAATGGGAAAAGGTCATAGGATTAGATAATTAATAATAAAGAGGTGACGTTATGATATTAGAGACAATTCTCGGTGGCGTAACGGGTTTAATCGGCAATGTCGTGGGTGGAATTTTTAAATATAAGACCGCTAAACTCCAAGCAGAGCACGATGAGAAAATGATTAAACTGGAAACAGAAGCAATGGTTATGGAGGCTAAAGCCAATATTGCCATTACACGAGCCACAGTAGAAGGAGAAATTGAAATAGCCGATAGTAAGGCTTATATGCACAGTCAGATTGCCGGGAATCAAAAATTATTCGGGCAAAAATGGATTGATATGCTATTGGGAATCGAGGGTAAATGGAAAATTATTACGGTTCCAGTAGCCGTATTAGTATCATTTTTATTCGGATTCGTAGATTTTTTACGGGGAATAATGCGACCTGCGCTTACCGCATATTTAATGGGTATGGCAACATATATAACTATATGGGCATATCATATAATGCAGGGTGCAGGAATAACCGTATCCACTGACCAAGCAGTTAAAATATTTGAAGATACGACTTCGATTATTGTATACTTAACTGTTTCATGTGTAACGTGGTGGTTTGGTGACCGCAGAATGGCTAAAACGATTATGCAGATTAAAGGTGCGGATAGAACAAAAATCGATGACGATATAACGATATAAAGGAGATAAGATGAGTTCGTTAATTGATAGAATAAACCAGATTATAAACGAGGTTGGTAGCCTTGATAATTGGATGGATAGAAAAAGAGAAATGGATGAAAGACCCGTCCAGATGTATAAATCCTTAAACGATGCCGCCATATATTTTCCAGAATTAAAAAAAGGCAGAACTGAGATTTGGTATAAAAAAGGCGAATATCAAATTATGGCTGATTGGGGATTGGGTTATAAATGGTTATTAAAAAATGACCTGCTCCCACGAAGCACTAAAGATATCCAAAACACCCATATACCACTTGGTAGCGTTCAGGGAACTAATTTAGAAAGAATATTCTATATAATGCAGGGCGAAAACTGGAGTCCAAATGGCGAGGCCAGAAACCTAATACGCAAAAAAGGTTTAAAACATACCAGTATGAGCGTGGGTGATATCGTTAAAGTCGGCAACAGTTGGAATTTAGTGGACGGAGTCGGATTTAAGAAAATTCTATAAAAATACTTGACAAGGACGGTAAAATGAGGTTAAATAGTTACTTAAAAGAGGATAAAAAGGTAGTCGGGCTTTTGGGTAAAAAACTGGAGAAACTTAAAAAAGAGCACGGATTTATTTCTAAATCCATGTTAACCAAACAAGAGCTTGAGCAACTTAAAAAATCAGGCGGAAAGGTTCAGGAAATGGTATCAGGCCCCGGAGCACTTGATGGTAAAAGTAAACAGGCGGCTAAAAACGCTATCCTTAAAGCAACTCAAAAGTTTACCCATAATAAACTTTATAAAGACCAATATTGGCAAGGGCCAAATGGTGTTTTTAAAGAGTTTGATAATATGAACCTTAATTGGCAACTCGATAAAAACGAATATCGTAAAGACCGGGATTCCGGTAAAACCACAAGCAAAGTATGGGATTTTACGATATGGTTTGATGATAATAAAGGCAAACAACAAAAGATAGGCGGACAGGTTATTGCTTCCGGTGCCGGTAGTGTAAAAGACCCCTTAGACCGATATGATTTAGTGGTAACGGTTTGGTAAGGAGTATTTATGCGATTAAAAAATTATTTATTGGAAGTCAAAGACTGGCAGAAAAAAAATAAACGATTTGAACTTGAGGTTAAGTATAGTAGTGATGCCGATAAAATTCCAATTTTATTTAGAGATGCGGGACTTAAAATTGGGGATGATTGGGATTGGTTAACCTCAAATATTATAGGGATAGGCAAAAAGGCATTTGATGAGGTAGAGGATTGGCTAATGTTCGGTAAAAAGAACAAAGATGGTTCATGGCCGATAATGAGTGTAGGGACAATCCCACCTAATAAGAGAAAGTAATGCGATTTAAACGATATCTTGCGGAGGCAAGGGAAATGTTTAAAGAGTGGCAAAAATATGTGCGTGATAATAAAGAACTTACCGCCGCTGTCGGTGTCCTTGATAAAATAAATAAGTCTGGATACAAGGCTTATATAGTGGGCGGAACGGTACGGGATATTATTCTCGGAAACCTTAAACCCCATGATATAGATATAGCAACAAATGCGCCTATGGATGAACTTGGGCGTATGTTTAAAACCTTTGATATTGGCAAGTCTCGTGACTTCGGTATCGTGGTTGTAAGGTACGGCTCATTTTCCTTTGAAGTAGCGCAATTTAGGCAAGATGGAAAATATAAAGATGGACGCAGACCAGAAGCGGTTACAATTTCAGGCAGTTTTGAGCAGGATGCGGCAAGACGAGATTTTACAATTAATGCAATGGGCATTAACGCCAGCGGAGAAATTATTGATTATTTTGATGGACGAAAAGATATCCAAAACAAAGTGCTTAAAACCGTTGGCGACCCTCGAGAGAGATTCGGTGAGGATTATCTCCGAATGCTCCGAGCACCAAGATTTGCTTCAAAACTTGGCTTAGAAATTGAGAAGGGAACCGAAAAAGCAATTCAAAAATTGTCGACTAATATAAAAGAACTTGCACCAGAACGTATTTACGATGAACTCGTAAAGGCGGCATCACAAAGCGGTGATAAGTTTGCGGATTATATTGTCCAGTTGGATAAACTTAAACTTTTAAAATATATTCTGCCGGAAGTCGGAAACCTAAAATGGTTTAGGGAAAACTTAAAACATCATCCCGAAACAAAGGGGGAAGGTGGAACAGTATATAGTCACGTATTAGCTGCCCTGAGAAAGAGCGATACTGCCGACCCTATAAAGAATTTGGCTATATTATTACATGATGTCGGCAAGGGTGTGACGTTTGCTCAAAAAGAAGGGCTTCCTACTTATTTTGAACACGCTAAAATGGGCATCGAGCTTGTGCGCCATATTGCTAACCGACTTAGAATGAGCAATAAAGATAAGGACGCTTTATTATTCGCAGTCGGCAACCATATGAAGTTTCATAATATCCTAAAAATGAGGCCATCTAAAGTTGCTAAACTTGTAAACGATGACCACTGGGATGTTCTAATAGCGGTAGCCAGAGCAGACGAATTTGCACGTGGCGAAACCTTTATGTATAAAGGTGAATTTGAAAAAATAGTTGATAAGGCCATCAAAATTAAAGAAAAATTTGGTATGCCTGTCGTTAACAAACAGTTAAAACTCGTGGACGGTAAACACGTTATGAATCTTACCAGCCTTAAACCGGGGCCAAAAATTGGTGAGGTTATTCGTAAAGCAACAGAGTGGATTATGGATAACGATATTACCGACCAAGGAAAAATAGATAATTATATTAAAAAAATTGCGGGAGAAGCAAAATGACTAAATGGAATAAATTAGATGAATATGCCAGTGAGATTGAGGCATATGAAAACGTATTAAATGAAAAATGGAATAAAGAAGAAATTTCGGAAGGTTTAAAGTGGAAAAAATTATCACCTAACGAATACGAAGCAGTTGGTAAAAAGGTAATTTTTTATGCTATGAAAAAAGGCGGAATATATAGCCTGCTTGTTTTAGATAAAAAAGGCAAAGGCGATGATGACCCTATTGACTGGTTAGATGCTGATAGCATAGAAGATGCCAAAGCTCAAGCTGAAAAATATAAGGAGTAAATAATGCGATTTAAAAATTTTCTAAACGAAAAAAAATTTGCTATTGAAGTCTCTGTAAGGGACGCAAGGCGAGCATTAGCTTTGTTAAAAGATGAACGCATTCCATATAAACCAGATGGGTCTAATTATTATATTTTTAAAACTATGGATGCCCTTTTAAATGCGGAAGATGCTTTTAAACGGGGCAAAATTGAAGTCCTTGGTATTACAGAATCGGCAGAATCGGTAGAGATTGCTTATACTGATTTGCGTAAAAACAAACGAATGCGCAAAAAGTTTAAAGACCAAAAAGCCCTTGAAAAATGGCTCGATAAAATGGAAGGCAATATTATTGTTGACGCTTATCTAAATGAAGCCAAAACTATAAAATCCCGTAATGGCATATGGGGTTTTTATAACGAGGCACATAGACGGCTCGGTAACGAAAAACTGGCAAAAGAGGCTTTCAGCAAAGCCGCTAATGCACTTATGATGGCAATGAAAGTTAAAGATACAGTAGCAAGGGATTTTCTTGATTCAAGAGGTGGGCGGCATTTGGCAGATTCTTTAACTGATGCCAATTTAGCAAATCCGAATGTTGTAAATATGATAAAACATCCGTGGCTTAAAGCAGAGTTTAAGCGTTTTATGAAAGATTACGACCCGGCAGAGTTTACGGCAAGTTTATAAAATGAGATTTAAACGCTATTTACAAGAATCTAAAATGACCGATGTGGAAGCATTATCAATCTTCGGCTTAACGCCGGATGATTTAGGGAATAGTGCGCTTATAAAAAAGCGTTATCGGGATTTGGTTAAGACATATCACCCCGATAAAATCGGCAAAAATGATATGATGGTAAAAGTAAATTTAGCTTATGAGATAATTAAAAAACTTAAACCGAGTAAGATATCGGACAAGGATGTGGAAAATCTAATGGCTGATTTATATCCCATCTTTAAAAAACCTAAACATAAATTTAAGGGAGTATACGCATGAGTAAATTTGAAAAATATATTACAGAAGGTTCCATGTCATGGAGAGGGGAAAAAGCTAAAGCCACTATGGAAATTGCTTATGGAGAACCAGCCGTGAGGATTAAATCCAAAGGAATGGATATTAGAATATTGTTACCAAAAGAGGCGATAAATTTCCCAACAAAATTTGATACAGTAGTAGATGTAAGCGTTCAGGTATAATTATGAGATTTAAAAATTATCTAACCGAATCCATGAGCAGATATTGCCATATTTATAAAGCCAAAAACCGTAAATGGTATGTTGATTTGGCCGATAACGAATATGGTGAAGAATATGATGCGACCACCTATGGCCCGTTTAAGGATTTAAAAAACGCAGAAAAAGAACTTGATTACCATTCAAATCCGGGTGGTTATTCAACTGATAAATCAGGAAAACACCCGACACCTAAAAGGTCGCCTAATGGTTCCCCTATTAGAGAACCAAGTGCTAATAGAAGACCTTCATATAGTTATTAAGGAGTAATTATGAGATTTAAAGAATATATAACTGAGGCTGATAATAAACATTGGATTACCAGTATTACAAGTGCAACTCATGAGTATATGTTTTTAGGTGGTGGATATAAAGGCAAGCCTGAAAATGATGAGGCGAGAAAAAAAGCCATTCAAATTAGAAAAAAATATCCAGAATTGAAAAGCGGGACGATTAAACAATTCAAATTTAGGGAAAATGAAATAAGGGGCAAACTTGATAAATTAAGAGAATTGCCTGAAGGAGCAAAAAGATAATGAGGTTTACAAGGTTTCTTAAAGAAAGTGTAATAGACGATGCTCTAAAAGTTGATGAGCCGTCTGTCCGCAGAAAATATAGCGAAGAGGGTGTAAAGAAAAAATTAGACCTTATTCAAAAAGCTATTAAAGAATTGCGTAATAACGATAAATACGATGATGATGCTAAAGACGCTATTATGGCGGATTTAGAAGATAAACAAGATAAATGGAGTAACGTGGACTCTGAAACAAAACCACCTAAACCAGTTGCACCACCTCCTGAAGGTGAAGCGGAACCGAAAACTGATGCGGAAGTTGCGGCCGCAGAAAAAGAAGATGAAATAGCACAAAAAGAAGAAGATAAGGCTAAACAAAAAGAGGATGAAAAGGCCGCAAAAGAAGAGGAGTTGGCGAAAAAGAAAGAGGATAAGGCCAAAAAAGAAGAAGAGAAAAAGAAGAAAAACATGGAACGTGCGGAAATGGCCGCAAAAAAGAAAAACGAGGAGCGACTAATTAAGTCTAAAATCTCTTTAAAATGAAATATGAAAAGTATTTAACCCCTAAAGAAGAGGGTACTTTATACGAAGAATATATAACACATTTACTAAGCGAGGCTAAAGGTAAGCTTCGCTTTGTTGTAATAACAGATGAACCGGAAACCGATTCAGAATTATTTTATACTGCTCGCCGGATTTTAGATGAATCCGGCAAAAAGGGATATGGCGCATATGCTGTAATGGTTGACGGTGCTTATATTAAAGTTGAAGATGGTGTACGCACTATCCATAATGCGGATGATAAAAAAGGTTTTAAAATACAAAATGAAGATACTGTTTGTATAATCCGTGGCTCGATTACCCGTAAAGACAGTTGGCTTGATTTAGTAACACAAATGGAAAAGGCCAATATTTGTTGCGTAAACAGTCGAGAATGTATAGAAGTATGTGCTGATAAATATAGAACCTATCTCCGGTTGAATGAATATGGTTTAAACCAACCTAAAACCGTTTTAATCCCCAATAAAGGTTATCTTGAGCAGGCTGTCGAGAATTTAGATATTAAAAAATTCCCAATGATTTTAAAAACATTGAGGGGTTCTAAAGGCATCGGTGTTGTGTTTATTGAATCCGAAAGGTCATTGGACGCCATTGTTCAGTTAGCATATAAAAGCGATGAATGGGCAGAATTGCTCTTACAGGAGTATATTGAAACCGATAAGGATATTAGAGTACTGGTTTTAGGTGGTAAAGTTTTAGCATCCATGCAAAGAGAGGTTATTCCCGGTGATTTTAGGTCTAATTTTTCACGTGGGGGCAAAGTTAAAAAGTTTAAGTTAACCTCTTATGAGATAGAGCAATGTATTTTAGCCGCTAAAGCGGTAAATGGCGTATATGTTGCCGTTGATTTTATACCGGGGAAAAATAGGGATAAAGACCAACCGTTTATTCTTGAAGTAAACTCATCACCGGGGTCAGAAGGCATAGAAAAGGCCACTGGTGAAAATGTAATAGGTGATATGCTAATGTACTTCGAAGACCCCAAGAATCGCTATTCAGTGCCTTCTGAGGTAGGTTATAAAGAGATTGTAACCATAGAACCCTTCGGTCAGGTGATTGCTAAATTTGATACGGGCAATTCGGGTGAAAATGTTATCCATGCCGAAAATATGAAGATTAAGGGCAAAAAGGTAACATGGACGCTAAATGATAAAACGATTACAAGCGATATAATAGATAAAATAAAAATTAAAGTGGGTGGACTTCGTGATTACCCAGAGGAAAGAGTTTTAATCCATTTAGATGTGGAATTTTTAGGAACCATATATAAGGATGTACCGTTTACTCTGGATGATAGAGAGCACAGGTCACCAGTGCTTTTAGAACGCCAGTTTATGAGCAGATTAAATGTAATGGTTAACCCACGAAGACGTTATATCGTAACAACAAAATATAGTTTATAATGAGGTAAAATGGAAAAATATCAAAAATATTTGAAAACTAATATAGATGAATCTTTTTTTTCAGACCCAAGAAATAAGAAAAAAGCACAAGGATGGTTTGATTCTTTATGGAGAGAAGCGGATAGCGCAGATAGAAAAGGGCAAAAAGATTACGCAGATGGTATGAGAACTGTATTACACGCATTTAGGCAATCATTTCTATGAGATTAAAACGATACTTACAAGAAGCAATAACACTTGATATAGAAATAGGCGATACTGTTTTAGGCGGAAAGTTTAAAAACAAGCGTGTTGTCGTTAAAGAGATAGGCAAAAATGAGAAAGGGGACTGGACTATCAACGGCAAGCCTTTATTAAAATTCAGGATATTACCCAAAGAAGAAGTAACAGAAGCATCAAAAACTTGTTGGAAATGTGGCGCAAAAGAACGCAAATGGGGACATAGAACAGTTGATGGAAAGGATTATTGTAATAAATGTTTTAAAAAACTCCCGAAAGAAAAACAAGAAGAATGGTTAAAAGCGCATAAACAAAAAGATAAAGACCTTGAAAAACGGATGATGGATTTATTAAAATGAGACTACAGACTTACCTAATTGAATCCAGTTTCGTACTAACGATTAAAGACATAGAACAAGTCGCTATGAAAGCAGGCGGACGCTTCCGCAGTGAGGCTGAAAAAAACGCAGAGCAGTTTTTAGACTGGTGGTACGAGAAACCGGAACTAAAAAAGGATTTAGGTTATTTTTTTAAGGCCGCAACAAAGGCAGGGCAAATGGCGTTAAAGATGCTCGGCCCCGTACCTTACTATAACAGAAATGACCTTATTAACAATATTTTAGATACGCAAGAATTCCCAACCAATCCTAAAGATTTTTTTCCCATCCCCATATACATATCTTCAGGCAAAAATGACCGCTTTACAGTGGGTATACTTATCCATGCTAACGGTAAAAAAGAGTTATTTGAGGGCAATGACGAGGCCACAAGCGAGACTTATGACTTAGTGGACAAGATATTAGGTAACGTCAAGCCCGTAACCGTTTATGGTTATCACGGTGAAAAGACTGTAGAGGATATACGCAGAACAAATACCTTACCGGAAGGGCTTTATATGTCTCCCGATAAAAAATATGCGTTAGGATACTGGTCATTGAAAGAAAATCGGATTCCCTTCTCCTGCGTGGCTATGAGTAACGCCTTTAGAAAGGAATCCGATAAAGATTGGAAAGTAAAAAAAGATACTAAAATTAAAAACTTTAAGTTTATATAATTGGCACCGGACGATGGATTCGAACCATCAATGGCTTAAAGAATATCGGCCTAATACTCAACCATTCCTACAACCTTATTCCGGCTTTCCCTCATCCCTCATGAGCAGGATTTAGTATCCGGTAGATGCGTCCGGTGTAATATTTAATCCTGCGGAAACGCTTCGTCTAACGCTTCCATTAACGACATATCTTCAGTTCCCGTTGATATAACTTCAGGGGCATCATCAGAAGCCGTTTCGGTTAAACCGCTATTCCATTCATCATCATCGTCTGCGCTTGCGTTTTCTATGGTGTTTCCATTTCCGCTTTTTACCGGGACGTTTACCGGAATGTTTGTGTTTTTTCTTCCGGTTGGTGTTGTTGTGCTTCTTACGTTTGCCCCGGTATTGTACTTTTTTGACGCAATTTTCTCCACTTCTTCTTTAATAAACGCTTCTTTATCCCATTCACAGGTGATAAACGGTTTGACTTTTGCGTCCACAATTTTCATTGCGCCACAAGGTGCCTTCCATCGTACCTGACCGGCTACACCATTTTTAGCGATAACAAGCGATATGTTATGGTTTTGATTAACAAATGCATGGTCTGTGCCGGAAAAACCCGTACCCATTCCGTGGTGGGAATGTATAGCCCCGATAACAGGTAAGTTATTAAATTCTTCGCATTCAATGTTATCGACACTGGTTGCGGTAACTTCCTGTTTGGGGATAAAAATATCACTGACCACGTGGGGTTCTTTTTCAGCGTCATCGCTAAGTAAATAAGCAAACCATTCAATGTTCGGGAACTTTTCCATCAGGGCATCGATTTTAACTTTCGCTAAAGGCTTAACCCACACTTTAACATGGCCGGGGGCTTTGCTACAATCTTTAACTTCATCAACTTCCGTTTCCCAACATTCTTCTTTAGGTTGAGAATATACGTTGTTGATATAAGTCTGGTTGTTAAAATGATAGCCCTGACCTGCAGGCCATTGACCATTCCAATTCTTATTGTAATTCATTTTTGCTCCTTTCGGTTTCTTGGGAAGGTGCTTAATAGCATTTCCTCTACACCACGGACAATTTTTATGCGAACCATCCTGACCATCTCGCCAGTATTTCATTCCGCAAAAACCACATAAAATGATAGGCATTAAATTCTCCTTGCGTTGAATAAACCTTTTATATTGGTAACAACTTCATTATCACTGTATTTTAAAATTTTAGCAACCGCAAGTGCGGCAATTATCGAAGCCGGAACGACCCACGAAGGTACGGTGCGGTATCCGGGTTCAGTTTCTCCCCATTCAGCAACACGGTTATGAAGACTCATATCTTCACCATCATAACCGGCCTTGAAATAACGCATTCCCTGTTGTTTAGCCAGTCTTTGATTTTCGGCTTGAATTTTATCATCATCCGTACAATCCACCAACCATTTGGTTCCGGGCGCATGGGCATCATTGAATTTATACGGCATAGCATATACCGTACAATCCGGTCTGAGAGTGTTAATAACGACCTTGAGAGCATCGGTTTTATTATAACCAATAAACTTATGCGGTACATCTAACCGATTAAGGTTATGCTCTTCAATTTCATCGAAATCAAAAAGCCATAACAGCTCGACTCCCGACATTGCTAAAAATTTTCCGACCCAAAAACCAATTCCGCCACAACCAACTATGGTAACGGACGTGTCGGTATTAAGTTTAAGTTTTTCCTGTCTGGTGTATAGGTTACTCATTTTATCTCCTTTCTTTAACCGTCTATTGACCAAACATCTTGAGTTGTATTGCCTGTAACTCCGGTTCTAACCGATTCCTGACCGATGTTAAGGCGTTCATCTGTAGCCCGTCTACGTTCTGACCTTGAGTTTATAACTCTATGGCGAAACAATGTCGCCTTGCGTGGCAAACCACGTGGTGAACTATGAGCAATTGAATTTGAATTTACATTTTCTAATACCGCTTCAGCCGCTCTGGCTATCGCTATAATATCATCTGCATTTCTCCATGATTTTGGGTAACTCCATTGTCCCCAACAATCTGGATTTTGCTGATGATAATGGTCAAAATATTCAAGGCCGATAGGTTTATGCGTTGATACTCTCGTAACTCTGTTATCTTTTGTTTGAACCATATAAATTACATTAGATATTAATTTTTTAGAATATCGTGGCTCAATCGGTCTTTGGTCAACAAATTTAGGCCAATATACACCCTGTACTAACCAAATTAATTCCCCTTGCCGACTGCCTTTTACAACGGACAATCCCCGTTTGGCGTGTTCCATTGTAACTTGAGGCATCGGAATCGCCTGTTGTAATTGACGCTTTAATTCCCGTTCCTTGCGCTCGGCTTCTGCCTTAATACGAGATGTGGATTCAACAATTTCGGTAACTTTTTGGTTAAGGCGATTCTTAATCTCCTGCATTTTGGTACGCAGTTTTTGCCTAAACTCTTCCCGAATTTCATCCTCAATGGCTATCGGTTCTTCACTAACGACCTGTAACTTTAAAAGTTTATTACCGGAACGAATGGTTATTCCTTCGTTTTGAATATCGTCAACTTGAACGCTATCAACAATACCAAACATTTCCGTTAAGGTACGTTGCGCCGTTTCACTTAGATTTGAATCTATTTCTGGTGGTCGTGGTGCCATATATAAACTCCTAACGATTTTTTATATATTATATAATGAAAAAACTAAAATGTAAACAAATAAAAAGAGGATTTCCTAAAAGAAAATCCTCTTTTACTTTTTTGTGATGGCCATCACATATTTTATCCGAAGGCAAAATATGTAATAATATTAGCCTGCTACGTCATAAGGACGTAATTCAAGCCTCATGCCCTCTTCGATGGTATCCGGGGCCTCTGACGGGCGAATCTCGTCACCATTCAAAAAGGTACGGAACTTGCCGAGACCGGCATCACGGGCGGTGCTTTTAACAACCTCTACGAAGTTGGCACCGGGTTCGATTTCACGGTCACTGTTGTTAACCCGAATTGAGGTTGAGTAACGTGACGGTTCGTCATCATAAACTTGCTCTGGTGTGCTATCCCAATTATCAGTCATTTTTTTGCCTCCTATAAGATTTTAATTGTTGATAAAATAAAACTTCAACTTTTAAGTAATACCACTATACCATAAAGTGATTAAGTTGTAAACAAACTTTCTGATTTTTCTTTCCAATGTTCACATTTATTATTAGAATCATTAATAATAGAATCGCATATATCCGGTCTTTTTATATGCATACATAGGTCATGTGCCTTTAATACAGTTTTATCAGATTGATAAACAATCGGCCCTTCTAAAAAATGATGACAGTTACTGCATTTTTTATATCCTATACCATACCATACATCATAGGCTTTTAGTTTTCTTTTACTTTTTAATATATCGTCAAACATATTTATAGTTCTCTATTAAATAGGTAATACTGTTCAGATTCATCCGCATTGATTGCGTGAATAAATCCACCGTCCGCTTTTTCAAGATATGCAAACTTTAAAACAAACGTATCATTAATAACCGCAAGCAGACTTAAAATATTTTTATAATCATAACATATCTGAACATCGGCTTGACCTGCTTCAGCTTCACCAAACGGAAATATATGCCGACTTGAAAACTCGTTTGTTAAGTCGGTTATCTCAAGCGTAAAGCGTCCATCTTTAACAACCACATACGCCTTACCAAAGTTAGGCGCAACAGTTTTAATTTTCTCTATACGTTCCTGCATAGCATCATCAATCGCTATGGTCTTAAATGATGGATATTCGTCTCTTGCACTTTTAGGAAATATATTCCTTTGAATTGATACTGGCTTACAAAAGTTAATAAAACTTTCGGATACCGATGATATAACGTGTATATGGGGCTTATCTCCATCCACGATTTCAATATCGGCTTCTTCATCCCATATTTTTAGCGCAGGGTCAAGCACCCTCAACGGTTCTGAAAAATGAAACTCGATATCATCCGTTGTCGGAAAATCAATCATATTGTTCGGTATGTTAATCTGCGTAATAATATCTTTTTGCTGAGATATCATACTGGATTTAATCCGACCCTCTTCAAATTTTAAATGTAAAGCTGCTATACTGTTGTTTAACGTCACCTTCTTTATTACTTCTCTAAACTCCGGGATATTAATTTTCATAATACTCTCTCCATGAATTTTTTCACCATACTCGCTTCCCTTTCCGACATATCATATTCTAACATTAAACGGTTTATGTCTTCTTGTTCACGTAAATAGGTTTTTTGCTTTTTTGTATATCGTATAAAACGCCGTCCTTTTGGAATAGAGGCATAATAATAATTATACACCATTTCATCAGGAATGTAAAAAAGCAGGGGATTAATTTTTGAAACATATTCTATACAATCCGCCTCGTGGCTCAACCATAATGATAAAAGGAAAGCCGGTGCTGCTTTTTTAACATAAGCGTATTTATTCGTTTTGTTACATATTTGATTTAGAAAGTCAAACAGGTTTGGTCCCTTCTCTTCTTCTTCTTCGGGTTCCTGTTTAATCTTTTTGCGTTCCTGTAAAACATCAAGGATGCTCATATAGCACCTATCTTAGACATAGTATGTACCATTTGCATAAAATTTATCTCCTTAATGGGATAATCCAAGTCGTTACGCAAATGCTCACCTATTAACATAATGGTCTCATCCGGTTTTTTAAACTTTTGCCAGTTTTCATATAGAAAATTAAACAGTGCAACATAGTTTATATAATTGCTCCGTAATAAAACCCTGATTCTATCGTAGTTCTTATCAAACATACAATCTAATATCTGGGCATATATATCCTCTGGAGAATATATATCGGAGTCCCTTAATTCCCCATCTATTGAATTCTCCTGCATAGCCCATATGGTTTTGCGGATATCTGGATAGCATTTTTTAATAAGGTTAGCCAATACTTTCGATTCGAATTTAATACCTTCAGTTCTGAGGATATTGGCCATAAATAGGCCGATATCTCTTTTAGGTGGGTTATCGAAGGGTATCTCAATACAACGTGACCGGATGGGGCTTAAAATTTGATGGACTTCATTGGTCATAAGAATAAAGCGGCACAATTCTTGTACATCTTCCATGAGCTGTTTAAGCATTTTTTGTGCGCCAGACTGCCCTTTGGATAATGCGTCCGCTTCGTTTAATATGACTATTTTAAGTTTTGCGCTACCAGCGTATGCGAATGGTTTAACGTCTTCCCGAATAAACTCGATACCAGTTTTATCCGATGCGTTTATCCACATATTAGGAAGGTCGGTCTCTTTTAGGTATATTTTGGTAAATGTTCCCTTACCGACTCCGGCTGAGCCATATAATAATAGGTTGGGTACTTCTTTAATTGCTTTTTCAAGTTTAGGTCTTATAGTATCGTTTAAGACCATTTCGTTTAAATTTTGAGGTTCATATTTGAACGTCCAAATCTCACGTTCGTCTTTTATCATATTATAAATCCCATCCCCATCTTTCATCTAATTCTTCTTGCGTTGGTATTTCTTCTGGTTTAGGCGGAGGTGGGGGCCCGCCTGACGTCCATACTTCTTTTTCCTCAACATCTTCCACTATTTGTTCTACCATACCCTCTACATTTATATCTTCAGGTACAGGTAATAGCGTCCCACAATTAGCGCATTCTGAACCGCTAATTTTATAATTTATTTCGTGATGGCAAGTATCGCAATATTTCGGCAAATTTGATTCACTAAGCGAATCCCATACCCGTTCTGCTTCTTCAGGTGTTAACACATTACTATTTTCAAGAATATCCATTATATCGGTATCTATATTATCAAGCGTGGTTTCTATTTCAAGTGAAGCTTGTGCATCTATTAAATCTACCGTATCAACCGCACTTTCAAATATTTTTTCCACAATTTCTTGCGCTAACGGGCTATTATCCGGGACGCTTATTTTCACTTCAGGATTATTAAAAATATGTTTAACTCGTTCTGTTAACGAATCTGCCAATTCTTTAATAATCAGTTCTTTAACTTTTTGAGATATGCCTAATGTTTCCATTTTCACCTACTTGCTTTTAGATAATAGGTTTATCTGAAACTATCCATCCCAATTCTCTAACAATCCAATCGTAACCAGCCACAACTGAAGTGCCGTTTATTTTACACCCCGCATTGCGACTGCCATAACAATATTCAAGTGTATGAACCCTATCTTTTCGAATTACCCATATGTTACCATTGGGTAATTTTACTTTTATAGTCTCTTTTTCCCAACTCATTATGAAGTCATCACTGCATCTTTTAGTTTACGGGCAGGCTTAAATCTAACCACAAGCCTTTCCGGTACAAAAACCTTTTCTCCAGTTCTCGGGTTTCGAGCTGTCCTTGATTCGGTTTTTTTAACTTTAAAGGTTCCAAAGTTAGGTAAAGTCGCTTTTCCAGTTTTTAAAATACTTTCAGTAATACCGGACATTAAAACATCCACAACTATACCGGCTTCTTGGGCAGTGATTCCCGTCTTATCCATTAAATATCGTTTTAATCCACCTTTGCCCATAAAATCACCTTTTTATACAAAATTTTATTACATAATACCATACTGAGGCCATATTGTAAACAGACCTAAAAAAAATATACCGTTTGTTTACAATTTTAATAAAAAATGTTACACTATACGCATTTTAAAAAGGAGAGGAGTATAATTATGGTTAAAAAACACATTTTCGAATTACCAAATCCTGAAGCTAAACGTCTACCTATTGTAGACCAGTGCTTGGGTGGACGGGAATATGTAACCGTTGAAAAAGGCAAAAAGGTTACAAAAGTTATTCCCGATTGTAGCCGTATTTTTGAGCTTACTAACGGCACTAAGGTTTGTTGCGCTTATGGGAACCCTGCCGCAATCCATAGACAGGGATGTGCGCTCGGTGATAACAAAGAAGATATTAGACAAGAAACAGGCACAACCTTAAAACGGAAATTTAAGCGGAAAAATTGGTAATGCTTTATTGTGACGAATGTGCGGAAAATCATAATTTAGAAAAACGAGCATTTAGAATTTTTTATGCCGACTGTGAGTTATGCGGTAAAAAATTTATTGAGTGCAATTTCTCGTGCGAGGTTGACGATTGGAAAAATACACTACTGGAACGGGTCAAAAAATTTTGGTACATCATAAAGAAGATTGTGAAGGTGAATACTGCGTAATTCATAACCCGTCTGACCATATTATGAAAGATTGGCCGACCCATTGGCGTGACGATAGGCGAATAATGGAACGCATATGTCCGCACGGCATTGGTCATCCTGACCCTGATGATTTGGCCTTTAAAAGACGTATGGCAGAAAAATGGGGACGAAAAGATTATGATAAAGGTATCCACGGATGTGATGGATGCTGTAGTGATTCTTTAAAAGATATCGATTTTGACCTTTAAGGTCATTAACAGGGGATAGACTAACCCCATAAAATTCAACGGAAGGAGCAAAACCTATGAAAAAACTTAGTCTAACTAAAATCGTAGGTATGGTCTTTATCGGCACTCTCTTTATTATTGGTCTTATTTGTACGCCAATGATTTTTGAGACTGTTGAAAAAGGAACATACCAAGTTAAACAAGCCGCTGTAAGCGGTACAATGTCGGCCAAAATGACACCCGGACTTTGGTTACAAATGTTCGGTGATATTGATACTTGGCCAAAAGCTGAAACCTACTTTTTTACCGCAGAAAAAGATACTGATGCCGGTGATGAAGATGGTGACGCTTCAATAGAAGTGAGGTTTAATGACGGTTCACTTTGTAAAATCAGTGGAACGCTTCGTATTGTAATGCCGACTACTGAAGGTGAAGCCATATCTCTTGTTGTTAACCGGGGTCATAAAACATATAATGACCTTCAGGAAAAACTTATTAAACCGACCCTTCGTAACGTCCTTCGTTCCACTGCCAACCTTATGTCGGCACGGGAATCTTATTCAGAAAAACGCCTTGATTTTATCACATGGTCACGTGACCAGATTAATAATGGCGTATATAAAACTGAAGAAGAAGTCCGTGAGGTTACAGACCTTGTAACGGGCGAAAAAACTTGGCGTAAAGTCAAAAAGATTCGCACTGATAATAGTGGTACACCTTTATATGAGTCCAATCCGTTAAATGGTTTGGGTATCCAATTGGCCAACTTTGAAATCAAGACATTCGTCTATGAGAAAAAAGTTCAGGAGCAGATTGCAGCCCAACAGGAAGCACGGATGGCCGTGGAAACTGCTAAAGCAAAAGCCGAAGAAGCCAAACAGGAAGAGCTAAAAGCGGTTGCCGAAGGTAAGAAAAACGTAGCCATTGCGAAGTACGAAAAAGAGCAGGAAAAAGTGAAAGCGGTTGTCGATGCTCAAAAGGCCAAAGAAGTTCAGGAGCTTGATGCTCAGAGAGACAAAAACGTTGCGGTTATTGCCGGTGAAAAACGTAAAGAAGTTGCCGCTCTTGATAAAGATGCCGCCGCTTTGAAAAAGCAAGAGCAAATCTTGTTAGGTCAGGGTGAAGCCGAAAGGAAGAAATTGGTATTAGCCGCTGACGGTGCTCTGGCGCAAAAACTTGAGACTTATGAACGGGTTAATGCTATGTACGCTGAAGCCATTAAAGGCTATAAAGGCAACTGGGTGCCGACTACTGTGTTAGGCGCAAGTGGTAACTCAGAAGCCGCTGGTGGCGCACAGACGCTTATTAATTTATTAACTGCTAAAACCGCCGCTGACTTGGCACTTGATATGTCAGTTCCGGCCGGTGCATCCGTTGACAAAAAATAAGTCCTTTTAAGGCCAGATGGCTTGAGCTACGGTTCAAGCCATCGAGCAATATGAGGACAAAACATAACATAAAAAGGAGCAAACTATGTTTATTCAGGCTATTATCGTAATATTATTACTTGTTGGTTTATTATATGCGTTCTGGCGTATATTTGTTAAAGATTGGCTTATTGATTTAGGTTATATCCCAAAGGAACCTAAAACACATTATACAGAACGACTGGATAAAACTCAAGAGAATTATGAAAATATAAAAGCCAGTACTGAAGCCGTTAAACAAGAAAAAAAGCTTGTCGGTGAGATTAAAAAGATGGAAAAGACCATCGAAGAAGCCGATAATGAAATTGACAATTAATTTTTTTGTTGACAATACTTCCTATTTAGTATATACTCGTGGTATAATTACGGATAGGAGTATGCTATGGAATTAAAATATTCGGCTAAAGGTACGCCATATATTGATTTAGGCAAATATGGTCGATTGATATTCAGCAAGTATACCGCACACCCGGAATTGGGATATAAATATCTTGCGTATAACAATAGTGGTTTCAAAAAAATAGCGACCACTATTGTTAATGCAGAAGGTAAAAAAGAACGGATATTTACATATAAGCAATTTCGGGATTCCGATATGTTTAACTTTAAGATGAAAAGGGATGAAAAGGGTATTAGGGGAATTCCACGTGGAACTATTCCGCAAAAAATAGGGCAAGCCTTAATACAGATATTTGATTCCTTAACCGAAGATGGTTATATGCCCTATTCTAATTTGGAATTATTAGGGACTATATTGACCGAATTGGATATGAACGAAATAAAGAAAGTGACGAAGAAAAAGGCGAGGAGAAGTATCAAGAAGGAGATTAAAAAGGTTGACGAAAAACGTAACGATTAGATTATATGATTGTAATAGATGTGGGAGAAACGGTTGTCGGGGAGATATCATTAGGGACGGAAAAGGCGGAATTAAAAAATTTATCGGCTGTCCGGGTATGGTAACACCAGATTATATGAGGTGTACGTTATTAGAACGGGCTTCAGAAAATCACGGTTCTTTTATAGCATTAGGAACTATATTAGAGCAAATGGATTTACAGTTTGACGAGATACCTCGATGGCCTTATTTTAGGTTTATATTTAAAGAATCACAACAGGAAGTGCAGACCATAATTTAGGAGTCATCATGTATAACAATATAACATCCGAAGACGATTTTGAAATGGAAGAAATCGAGTGCGATTGCGGAGACCCTGATTGTTTAATTTGCAATCCGCCAGAAGATGATTGTGAAAACGAAGGTGATGAGTGCGAACAATGCGGTGGCGGATGAGGGACTCAGCCGTAAACAGTTTGTTTACAAGTTCAGATTTTTGAGTTATAATATATAAATAAGAAATGAGGAGAAGTTTAGACTAATGTCCAGAACTGAATTTATAACTATTCATAGAGAACGCCAAACGCTCATTAAGAGTGGCGGGACAATTGCGGCCATGCCGAGACCTCTGTTTACAATGCCATCCCACTTATGGTATAATATTAATGAATCAGAGGATAAAGGCGTATGATTGGATAGAGTGTATATATAGATTTTTATAAAACCCTCTATCCACATACCGGATAGGGGGTTTTTTTATTGTTATGAACATTTATGACCCAAAAAATAAAGATGTGGTAAACGCCATTAAGTTTTGCCTTAATTGGGGAAACGGTATGAAATTACTCGGTGTTAAATACAGCACTGATAAAGAGATATATAAATGCCGAGTGTTTGACCCTAACTGGGGCGGACGAACCACAATCCGGTTAGATGAGAAGTTTGTACGCCATGCAATCCAATGGATACAGAAAGGTGGTAAGGCATTATGGACTGGCAATTAAGAGTTGTTAAACAATACAGAGATGTTCCTTATGGACAGGGTAAAAAAGATTGGTTTTACGGCATATTTGAAGTGCTATTAAATGAAGATGGGGAACTTCTTTGTATGGGATTAGACCCTATCGCACCTATGCCCACGGAATTTGAAGAGCTAAGAGGGGACGTTGTAAGAATGCTCGACTCAATGGGTAAGCCTGTTTTAGAATGGCAAGGCTTGTAAACCCTTAATTAACGGGGCTTGACGGGTAGTATTTAGAGTAGTAAAATTATATCTACTCTCATAAACTGAACCGGATTCAGTGGCCAAAAGTGGCGTTTTCAGAGGATCCGGGTGAAATGGTATAAGTACCCGAATTCATTACACCCGAGTCCCTATACTGTTATAAGGGGATAGACGAGAAAATCGATTGTGTGGCCTCTCACGGGGCCGGTTGAAAGCACCTATAAAAACGGGCATTTATGGGGCAATTTTCACTGAATAAGGTTCATTAATTATAAGCGGGTATGGTGTTAGTGGTAGCACGATTGATTGCCTATCAGTAAGGCTCGGTTCGAGTCCGAGTACTCGCTCCAAAAGGTTTTGTGATGGAATCGGGAATTAGTGTTTAACGGACAAGCACGAGGCATTTGGGATGCTTTAGACTCGGTTCAAATCCGGGATTCCCGACCAAATAAAAAACGGACCCGAGGCGAAAGTTGCCGATGAGTCTCCAAAACTCATGTCGATGGGGAGCATTACCTCACGGGTCTGCCAGATATAATGCAGGGTAGCTTAATTGGCAAAGCGTCTGACTGTTAATCAGAAAGATGGAGGTTCGATGCCTCTCCCTGCAGCCAAAAAATATAATATGCAGAGGTAGCTCAGTCCGGTAGCAGCTCTTGGGTGAAGTCCAAGGTAGTCGGGGGTTCAAATCCTCCTCTCTGCACCAGTTTTGGTCGGCTCGTCCAAATGGCAAGGACGCTCGCCTGATTAGCGAGAAATCAAGGTTCGAATCCTTGGCTGACTACCAAATAAAATATGATGCGGAGTAGAGGAGTGGTCACCTTACAAGGCTCATAACCTTGAGACACGGGTTCAAATCCCGTCTCCGCTACCAATTTTGCTGGCATCTTCTAAAAGGAATAGGCTGCAAGCCTTTCAAGCTTGACGATGCGGGTTCGAATCCCGCTGCCAGCACCAGTTTCAAGGATGGTTACAGCAAACAAAATCATTCCATTGTAAGGACGTGGTTGTGGGTTCGAGTCCCACTCCGTGGTTGTGGGTTCGAGTCCCACTCCCGGCCCCAAAATTATGGCCGGGATAGCTCAATGGGTAGAGCACGAAGATAATACCATCCTGACTTTTTAAGGGGCAGTCCCTGTTGGATATTTTTGCAAGAGGGTGTCTGGCAGGGGATTAAAATTTACCCTGCATAAGGATAATTACAGCAAAGAACACTTGGTTAAAGAGGTTCAATTCCTTACTGCCCCGCCAATTTTGGACCCTAAATGATGCTAATAGGGAATTAGCACTTTGTGAAGATAGGCCAATCTTTGTATGCAAAGTCCGGTTCGATTCCGGTGCGAAGCAGTGGACTGCATTTCTGTTAGCGCAGAAATTAGTTAGGTTCGATTCCTAACCGTTTAGGGTTTAATTTAATGGGCCTGTGGTGTAATAGGGAACACGGAACCCTTGCAAGGTTTAAGCTGAGAGTTCGAGTCTCTCCGGGTCCACCATTTGACAATTTTACGCAATAGACGTAAAAAAATTAAGGCTTTTGTGTTATGGAGTCATATTTAGAATATAATATGCGGATGTTACGAAGTAAAGTTAGAGTGGCTAAAGAGGCTAAAAAAAATGACTGGCCTGACCTATATAGATATTCTATAAAATCAGCGGAAGAATTAATTGAAGAATTAGGAGAGTACCTCAATTCGGTGATAAACAAGGTTTGAACCCTTGGGCATGGTAAAACATGGGCGTTCGATTCGTCTACTCTCCTCCAAAAAGGACTTGACTTATGAAATGGTGCGATTTATTATGTAAGTACGCTGAATGGCCGGATAAGATTCAAGACGGGTCAAAATCCTGTCAGACGTTTGTCGGGCTATATTGTAAGAAAAAGAAGCGAATAGTTTATAAAAATCAACCTTGTGATGAGAAAGAAGAGGTAAAATGTTATGGATGCTAAAGTATTACGTTGTTTAATGGAAGGGGATTTAGAAGAAAGATTTGATAAAATTACGTTTTTTCTCTGCGATTTGGTGGTAGACGCAGTTGAAAAGTGGCTTAGTTTATGCGAATGGGTCGGGGATAAAGCAATTATAGTTTTTGATGGCATATTTAATCCGGCTGAGTTAGGACCACGATAATGGCTCACGACTGGAAATATGTAAATATCACTCCCGGTACGAAATATTTTAAATATTTCGGTTGCCATGACCTTAGAGAGTGCCGAAAATGTGGCAAAATACAGGCAAAACACGCCGATTATATTTGGGGTCGGGTAAGTGGATATTATTGGGAACCCAAAGTCGGACGTTGTCCTACCGATAAAAAGGGAGATAAAAATGATAGCATCAATGGCACAAGGAAGAAGATTAAAGTATCAAATGGCTAAATTTACTGATGGTCAACTCAAAACAGTAAAAAAGAAATACCCTGCGCTTGCCGATATGATTGATGAACTTTTAAAATGGCCAGAGCATATTAGAAAGGAAGATGGGTTTGACCCTGATAAATGCAATTGCCCTGATTGCCGTGATGAAAGGAAAAAAG